CATCCTTATCCTATTTATAATCCACCCAATCAGAATGATCAAAAAGGAAATCTAATCCTTGCAAAGGATGTTGGTTTCAGTGGAAAGATTGGTTTAACTCGCTACTATGGTCGGGTGTTGTCTCCACAAGATGTCTGGAATATTTATAAACAGGGACCTACTACCAACTTCTTCGGTAGTTTCTTGAACCGTTATAACGCGTCTTTTATATTTTATCAAGACAATAAGGAAGTTCAGAGATTATCACTCATGTAAATAATATTTAGGATATATAATGAATAGAAAGAATACCATTCAACCCAATAGAACAGAAGAAAAATCTATTGGAAATAAAATCGCAAATGTAACGTCAAACGTAACGGGTAAAGGAAAAGAAATGGCAAATTCTCTGAAAGAAAAGGTAGAAAATATAACAGGTAAAGTAAAAGAGTCCATCAAAGTATCTTCTAATCGTGTCCCGTTAGACTCTATTCAATCATCACTCACCTCCTTTGAACAATCGAATACTGCCATTAGTAAGTTTGTGTTTATTATTTTACTTCTATTTTTGTTTGTTTTATTCTTTAATTTAGGAGTTTGGTTGATGCAGTCTTTTTTTGGTTCTGATAAAAATCCTGTTCTATTGGATGGATTGGTTGCTGCAAATAAAATCACAAAAATATCGGTGAACCCAAATGTCAAAGATTCTGTTCCGGTGTATCGGTCTATTAACGAAGATCAAGGATTGGAGTTCACATGGAATATATGGTTCTATGTGGATAGTTTGAATGAAAATAAACCAACCTATAGTCGTATTTTTTCAAAAGGATCTGAAAATCAATCTCTCAAACTGAATGTGCCAAGTAGTTGTTCAGATGATACTTGCAGGAATGTATTTAATAGTTCGCCTGGTTTATTTATTACACAAAACAAACAGAACGATTCTATCTTTCCAAATGCCTTAACCCCAACCCTTCTTGCAAATCATATCAATCTTATTTTAGTATTGAATACTTTCCAACCTTCTCAAACCAACAAATCCTATGCAGAATCGATTACGATTGAAAATATTCCTGTCCAGAAATGGGTATGTGCGACGATCCGTGTGCAACAAACCACCGTAGATGTCTATATCAATGGTGTATTGACTCAACGAAAAAAATTAAACAATCTTCCCATACAGAACTACTATGATGTTTTGGTTGGAGACAACAACCATGGATTCAATGGGTCTATTTCTTCGCTTCGTTATTTTAATAAGGCGATTGGTTACGATGAGATTCAAAACCTTTTCGGAAAAGGACCAAAACTAACCAGTCTAGAAAAGAGTGGCATTCTACCCAATGGTGTAGATTATATTTCTATGAATTGGTATTATAAATGATCTACATACGTGAACGAAGTTGAACTAGTTTATAGATATGACAAATAAACCGCATTCTTTTCTCATTATCCCAGTATGCAGGAAGATAAATGTATTCTGTGGTATAAACATCGGGATATTTTGAAGGTAATTGGATTCTTAAGGGAGTTGGATGGTATTTGTTATGTGAGGTAAATGGTATGTATCCATATCGTTTGTTATAGAGAGAATCAAACTCATCTTTTTCAATATCATGTAAAATAGTTTGTTCTTTGAGTTCTGTCATTTGTGTAATACGACATTCCATTTTTATAAGACAAATCAATTTTAGAATCTTGGAATAAAAATAGTTTTTATGAAAACACATGATTATTTAAAGAATGACGTAATAGGACGGTTCCCTGCCTTTGTGTTTTTATCTATACGTAGGTATTTCTCAAATAGAATCTTCTCCACTTCTTTTAGTTTTAACTTTTGTTCCTTTTCTTCGTATTTATCATGTTCCATCGTAGAACGTAATGTATCCAATTCCATCAGGAACGCTGGTTTTCGGCGACGAAACTCTTTCATGTCGTATAAAATGAGGGAATAAATCTGCAATACAGGTTTCATGATTTGGTTGGAGATATAAAATCCATAATCAATCTTCAGTTTATTTGATTTGATAAAGTCTGGTATTTCTATTTTGTCTCCTTGTAGTTTAGACTGGGTATTCAAAATATAGATATAAGGAATACGATCACCAGGGGCAGGTTTATTTCCTGGATCACGAATCCCGATTCGCTCTGCCAAAACATTATGAGCAATTTGTTTTGGGTTCTTGTAAAAGGACCGCAATGATTTGCTGATGATGAGTTTCTCCACAGGAACCTTCTTTTCTGCCAACTGAGTCAATTGCTCATGTAGAAACTCAATCGATTTGTCGATATTCTTGTCTTTCATGAGAATGTCAATAATACCTCCATACACATCTTTCACAATAGGTGCATTGTCTCGGCGTTTCAACACGATGCCCATGGATTTGCATTTGCATTTGGTTGCATCAAACTCATAAAGCATCCCTACATATCTTTTCTTAGAGAGTAAACAAAACGGTAGAAATGTCTTCTCGTATTCCAAATCGTGTGGTTTCTTCAGAAACATCGTTGCCAATTGACCTGCTTCTTGTGCCAGATCAATGGTCACTTCTAGTGCTTTTTGTGGATCAATCTTTTTCCCATCTTGAGTCAAATGAAAGGTGAAGAAGACAGAGTCTGTGTCTCCATATACATATTCTGCATTCGTATGCATAGGTCCATAACGGGTGTCCACGATGGCATCCTTATATGCGGTTTCAATGACATCCTTTCCATAGATTAATAGTTTTCTCCCGACTGCAGTGGTGGATGCAGCAACATCCATCTCGTAAAAGGTGCTGGTTTTTGCACCACACTGACCATATAAACTGTTTGCAGTAATTTTAATACTTAACTGACGTTTGTCCAGAATATTCTTTTGAAAGGGGTCGGTTTCCTTTTCCATTTGTTTTTTGGTTGCTTTTCTTGCGGCAAGCAATTCCTGCAGAATAGAGGGAAGAATCGCCTTTTTGCCTTCAGGGTATTGAGCGAATCGACATATTTTATATCCGGTCAAGATCTTTTCGTTCTTTTTATACGAAAAGGTGTCGTATTTTACATCCACATAGGAATATTCAGGTAGATTATCATAGATATAGTCGCCCTTGTCGTTTTTGACACCCGTTGCTCGAATCAATACACCTGCTAGATTGTATTCTTTGGTCCATACTTTGCTGTCATGAGACAAGTTCTCGCTGATGATAGAAGACGGATACAGTGAACCATAATCTACACATGCGACGGGGTCTTCTAGATAGAGGTTGCATTTGGGTTCTAGAACAATCGCACCTTCATACAAGTCAAATGGACTGCCTTTAGAAATGAGCGGCATGAGAATCTGATTTTCACGACATTTTTTAGCAATATAACTGGTGCCTTTGATGCCTTGACCACGCATGACCAAGAAATTAATCGGAACACTACACAATTTACTCATTTCAATAAAGGTTGTCAGCACGTCAATCTTTTGAAAGATATGATGGACTAGATTACAGTCCTGAATACAGTATTTAGCAATGATCCCACGATCTGCAGATGAACCTTTGGTCATTTCAAAGATGTCTTTGGGAGAGACATCATCCTTTGCCATACCCCAGGACATCTTTTCCTGGCAATGGATTTGTCCTTCTATGATAAATCCATCCTTTTCCATCTGTATAATTTTAAACTTTTTCCCCTCTTCGTATAAATCTCCAGAATGGTTGCACAGTTCAAAATGTATATACGAACCTACCCCAATTCCTTTTAGATTTTGACTCCAGATTCGGCAATTGGGTCCTTGATTCTCGTAACGTTTGAGTGTATCGCTTAGCAAATATCCTGCCACAAAATCTAGTTTATACGAAGATAGATTGAACTCCTTTCGCATATGTGTGTATAGATCGATTTGCAATCGCCCATCCATGAGAATACGGGATAGATCGTAAGGACCCGATGCTAAAACAATCTTAGAGACTTCAATCTCTTTGGAAAAGGTGTCGTTTCTTCCCAAGTCCATGAACTCATCTATGCATTCTAATTCAGTTGCCCGTTCATACATGAATTTGTAATCAAACCCGAAAATGTTATATCCAATGATAATGTCTGGATCTTCGCGTTGAATCAGATCTGCCCACGCAACCAGTGCTTCCTTTTCCGTCGGATAGCATTCTAGTGTATGTGAAGGAGTGATTGTATCTGACTGATTGACACAGATACAATGTTGCAAATAAGGGAGTTCTTCGCCGTAAGTTACAAAAGTAGAACCGATAAAGGTGACTTGATCTCCTTCCAAGGGTGGGAAATAACGCCCCAGTAAATCCATAAAGTAAACGATCTTGATTGCCAGTTCGGTGTCAGAAGATAAGAAGGTAATGAGATCGGATTCTTCCTTAAGACTATGACTGGTATGGGTTACTTCTTCTTCCACATCGTCCGGTTTAAAATACTTTTGAATCTTCTCATCCAATGCAGGTTTTTCGCGAATGGTGGTCTGCATCATTTCTTTTAGGTTTTCTAGGACCATGGATTCGGTGACCTTGGTTTTTGGGAAACATTTGTCCATGGGAAGGGTATGTTTGATAGAGAATACATTGAGAAGCATTTCTTTCAAGAGAAAGGAGTAATCTGATTTAGGAGATCGATCTAGTTGATAAACAATATCGTATGCTACTTTTTTGTAATCCTTGATCGATTCTGGAAAATCTCCATGACTACTGCTCGCCTCAATATCAAAACTACAGATCTTATAAGGAACGGATGTATCTTTCGAAACGGAAAGAATATCTTTATAAGAGCATACAATGTCTTTTTGACAACGAGACTTGGAGTTCTTTCTCTGTTGAAACTTTTTCACCTGAATCCAACCAGATGGACTGATCTCTTGAATATGAAAGAAACGTAACAAAGGTGGAATCATGCACTCATAGATAGAGGTATTGGTTCCTTCAAATGGATAGGAAGTGACTTTCTCTGAATCACGATTGTAATATAGGTTTTTGAGTGCATAAATCATTTTCATGTTTTGACAAGAGATATAGATAAAGTTATGCATCTTGCCTCCGTCAAAACCATATAATGTCTTCTGTTGAACGAGTTCGTAATGATATACGAACTTATAGGATTGTTTGGTGGTTTCGCTCTCCTTTAGATGATCCATAAACCGATCTGCCTTCGTCTTGTTCCAATTATCTCCAACCCGAATGTAAACAAATGGATGAAAGTCATGAACCGTAATAGAATAAGTAGTTCGCGCTTCATCAATTCCAAACATCTGGATGATGAACTGCTCCCGGTCGGATACAACGAAATCAATCAGTTTGCACTCCATTTTGATACATACAATTGTACCAATCTTTTTACATCAATTTTCTTCGTGTATTTTTCATGGATTTTCGCATGGATTTTTTCATTCTCTTTTTCAGTTTTGTCTTTTGTTTTTTCTTTTTCTTTCCTTCACTTGCAAACTTGTGCATTTCTTCTGCGGTGCGTTCTCCTTGATATTCAGCAGCAATGTTTCCGTCTTTGACACGAAAAATAGAAGGAAATCCTCTCGTCCTTTGAATGACCGGACTATTTGTCATAGATGAATTTTCTGACATAGCAGATCCATCTATTTCTACGACCTTAGTATCAGAAGAAAGACGTTGTTTCATCTTTTCCCATTCTGGACGCATTTGAACACAATGTCCACATCCTGGATGAAAGATCAGTAAAATGCCCGTAAGTTTTCGGACTCTATTCATACATGAATCATACGTATCTGGACCATAGATTTCTGCTTTTACCATATTTATAATATAAGACTATATTAAAAATGAATAAAATAGTCTATATCCTCATTCTTTTTCTCTATCTATGGGGTATTTACTTTATCATGCAACCTACCCAAGAATCGTTTGTCAGCGGACAATGCCCAACTACCTTAATTAAAGATGGAAATCATATTTTTCTATATGATCCATCTATGGCAAAAGTTCCGGGAGTCAATCCCATACAATTTAAAAGTATAGAGGAATACAAAGATTATATTGAATGGCAAAGAAAAAATAAGTTGAACTGTCCTATTTTACATTTAGAAAGAGGGTGCACCACACAAGGAACAGACATGTATGAAATCCGACAGAACTTTATAGATATTCCAGAATATGGTCTTCAACCTAAGTTTACGCATACAAGGATTTTGCCTTTTGATCCAGAGAACCAAACTCAAGGAATACCGGATTCAATCGCACTTGCTCTCTCCTAAATATTCATTCAGGTTCTGAACAATGTTTTTGTTCAATTTCTTGGGTTTTCCATCTTTTTCATAAGAGAACTCTTGAAACTCATTTGGATTGTCTAATAGTTTACGAAAAAGTTCACGAATATGACCGTATTTAGACAGAATGATTTGTGCGGTCTTCATGCTAATAGAAGGAATCTGAGACAACATGAATAAACTGATATTGTCTCGGGTTAGATGTTTCTGTTTTTGTTTAGTGATACACGCTTCCTCATAGGTCAGCGTTTCAGTAGGTTTGGCAAGTTTTTCTACAAATTCTAGTAGACAACGTGCAGAATCCTTACAGTGTCTTGTTTGAACCACAAAGAATCCTTTTTCCATCAGTCCAAACATTGCCTTCCTCAGAGAATCGTTGGGTATAGATCCATGATAGGTGTTGAGGTCTCCTTCCAACCAATAATACACACGAAACCCTTCTTTCATGGACTCTTGTAATCGAAAGGACTGTTCTGTATAACGTTTGTCTTTAATACTTGCTTCCAAATCTGCCCATGTTTTTCGTTCTATAATGACCTTGTCCACCATCATGTCTCCAATCTTTAGGTTTGTAGATTCCAGTTTGAGTTCTGGATACTCGGATAGAATGGATTGACATTCTTGTAGTAATGCATGCTCTCGATAATCAATATAAATCATTCACTTATATTGATTCTATCTATTTAAATGTATTAATTTGTTCCATTTCTCCAAGAGTATTGAGGTCCGCCGGTGTAAGCGCCTCCCCTAGCAGAACAGCAAGACAACATAAAGGGTGGCATTTTCTGCGGAGTTCGTGACTTTAGGATTCGTTTAGGTATTCTAGCAAGTCCCATACCAGAGACAATGCCTGCTTTTTTCATGCCTCCTCCGCATGCATCTGCACCGTTGATAATAGACGACTGTCTCTTGATGTAAGGCATATATATTAATGGAATATTTTATTTTCTAAAAGTGTAATTTTTTCCTTTAGTTCTTGAATACATTCTAATAAAACCCCAACAAATGCTTGATAGTGAACTGTTTTAATAGAATCATCACCTACTTTTACTTCAGTGACCAACTCTGGATAGGTTTCTTCTACCTCTTGTGCAATCAATCCGATCGAATAAGATTCATCGGACCGGTCTGTTCTCTGAAATCGATATCCATGAATCTGTGAAATCGTATCTAGACAGTTGGTTAAAGGTGTAATATTCTTCTTGATTCTTCTGTCTGAATAAGAGGTAAGATCATTCTGTAGAGTCAATAATCCGCCTAGATAGGTTGTTCCTGAAACCGAGACATTCCCATTTACCTCTAGTTGATGACTACCAAAGGGTGAGGTCTGACTAAAGGTATCTCCTGATTGAATGGCACTTATATTGGTAGAGACAACATCAAATCCTAATCTGAGTTTTCCTGAAATCTGCGTGTTTCCATCTTTACCTACCGTATATACATTATGTCCTGTGTCTTCCAATAAGAGTATATTTGAAAAAGTAGGGTTTGTATGATTTACCCTTATAGCAGGACCTTCCCCCATACTATTTACATTGATTTGTGAAGATTGTATCTGTGTAAGAGTGTGAACTTCCGTGGGACGGTCATAGATAATAGACCCATATGGTCCAATCCGTAATTCATGATTGACAAATACATCATATAGAGTAGATGTATCACTTACATTCATGTTCGTCAGAAAGGTGTCTCCAATTACAGAAACATTTGATGCAAAAAAGGAAGATCCATTCACAAAAAGTTGGGATTGTATGGAAGCATTTCCTCTAGTATCTAATGTGTTCAGATACGTATCACCTAGTACAGACACATTTTTATGAAAGAAGGTGGAATCATTGAACGTTGAGGACCCATTTACAAATAGTTCTTTCTCTACAAAACAATTCGATAGAACACGTGCATCTTCCGTAACCCGCAATGATCCTGCCACATCCAGGTTATAGGATGGATCCATGACTTGATATGGATAACCTACACTTAAACTATCGGTTACTACGCCTGTCACGAATGTGAAAGGTCCTATTTCAATATCATTTTTTAGACGATCTATGTATTTGACACGTTGTTGTAATCCTTCCACATCTCTTGTTTTTATTTTTATGTCAGTCGTCATATAATAAACTTTTATTATAATTCATATAAACGCATCACAACTAATTCATTACGATGGGCGACGAGTCCAATGAAAGGACAAATCAATATAATCCTTTAAATCAAGAGATTAGAGAGCATGAAATTAATCGATTACTCCAAGATTATAATGTTTTTTACAAAGTTCAAAACATGGATCTGATGAGAAGAGCATTTGTGCATCGGTCGTATATTGTTCAGTCTCAACAGGATAAACTACCATGTCCACATGATTGTGTAGATTTAAAAAAACATTCCAATGAAAGACTTGAGTTCTTAGGAGATGGTATTCTAGAGTGTGTCACTAAGTTTTATTTGTATAAAAGGTTTCCTGATGCGGATGAGGGATTCATGACAGAAAAAAAGATTTGTCTCGTCAAGAATGAGCATATAGGTAAACTAGCATATAAAATGGGCCTACAAAAATGGTTTATTATTTCCAAAAATGCAGAAGAAAAAAAGATTCGTGTAAACTATAAGAAATTGGGTTGTTTATTTGAATCTTTTATTGGTTCTTTATTTTTGGACGCAAACAATATAAAAATTGAAGACAGTTCGTTCTTGTTTATGAATTATTTCAATGTTGGACCAGGATTTCAATATTGTCAAATATTTATTGAGAATATTTTTGAAACGATCGTAGATTGGAACGAAATTTTAGAGAATGATACGAACTATAAGAACATTTTGCAGGTAAAGATACAGAAGGAGTTTAAGAAAACACCTGAATATTTTATTATGAAATATGATCATGATTTGAGATATACGATGGGGGTATATCTTTGTATCACCTCTAACATCCAACAGAATGATATTCACAAGGCGGTCTCTATAGATACACTCAAGACCTTTGAGAATATCAAAAAGGGTAAAGATCAGATTGTATTTTTAGGAAGTGGGTGTCACAAAATCAAAAAAAAAGCAGAACAATTGGCATGTCTGGATGCCATTACAAAGATTGAACATTACGAAACAAAGAAAGGAATTTAATATATTCTTTTAACATAGAATGGATAAATATAAAGAATATCTTAGTGAACCGCCTCCTATTCAGTATAGGTTTCCAGTGAAACGACGTATAGATGAATCCCTTCTCTATAATCTTTATTTACACCCTCAGAAACGATTGAAGGTTGGGAAAGCAGTTCGATTAAATAAACCAATTCAATTGGTTCAAATACTTAAACCGGTCCCTGCGACAAAACGTGGCGTTACGAAACCCAAAGAATATTATACTCCGTCAGAAAATGCAGAGATTATTTCCGACGAGGCATTTATTGAACGCTATCGCCATTATTTGGATGGACCGGAGATCAAATACGATCCCGTTTATCTCAATAATCGGATGGGGACCTTAGAGTCTGTCTCCAAGATGATGCAGGACATACCCATCGTGAAGGATACTAGTTCATGCGATAAAAGAAATGAACAGTTTCAGCGGATGACCCATCAGGAGATTATTCGGCGTTATATCAACTCTTATACTCCTTATCGTGGTCTTCTTTTGTTTCACGGTCTTGGATCCGGTAAAACATGTAGTTCTATCTCTTTGATTGAAGGACTCATGAATCCTAAGAAAGTGATTGTGATGACTCCAGCGTCTTTACAGTCGAATTACCGAACCCAAATGAAGTTTTGCGGGGAACATTTATTTCGTAAGCAGAACCATTGGGTGTTTGAACCTTTCCGAAAGGACAAAGAGAAAAGCAATAGTTATCTTCAAAAGAAAAAGTCTGCGATGGAATTGTTGCAGATCACGGATAGTGTTTTACTAGACAAGTTCATCGATGAAATTGATGGGATTTGGATGGTTCAACGAACCGGTGAACCTAATTTTGATCAACTATCGGTTCGAGACAAAGAAGAAATTGACCGCCAATTGACGATTCTCATCAAGGAAAAATACAATTATATTAATTATAACGGTCTTACCCAAAAAACATGGAGAACGAAATATAAAACAGAACTGAATATCAATCCATTTGACAACAGCACTATTATTGTGGATGAAGCGCATAATTTTGTCAGTCGAATTGTGAATAAATTGAATGTGAAGAAGTCTTCTATCTCGGTAGAACTATACGAAGAGATCATGAGTGCTGAAAACTGTCGAGTGATTCTTTTGACAGGAACACCTTTTATTAATTATCCGTATGAATTGGGTGTATTGTTTAATCTAATTCATGGATATACCTATATTTTAGAGTTCACCTTACAACCCAAGAAAGTTGTCTCGCAATCCTATTTTGAAGATTTTCTCTTAAAAGAGGGAGTCGTAGACCTTATAGAATACAAAGAATCGGAAAGGAAATTACGATTGATTAAGAATCCTTATGGATTTATAAAGAAAAAGGATGGAACGGTCGTGTATAGTCAAGAGAAGCAATTGTATTACAGTGATTTTGTAGATTACATGATGTCTTTATTGAAGAAAAAGATGGATGTGTTCGTGATCACCAATATGACTCACTCCAAAGTAAAACATATGCCAGACACACAGAAGACTTTTGACGAACAATTTTTATCCGAAAGAACGAAAGACCAGGTGGGTGAAATGGATTCAAAATTAAAACTGTTTCAGTTACGAATCGTCGGATTAGTTTCTTATCTTGGAGACAAGACGAATCTGATGCCAAGGATTGTAACCAAAGATGGGAAGAAAATACATTTAGAAGAATTAGAGATGACGCCTCACCAGTTGAAACGATATGTAGAGGTGAGACGAGATGAACGCAAAGAAGAAAAGTTCAAGAAGAAAGGAACTGAGACAGAAGAAACTTCTTCTTCTTATCGTATTTTTTCTAGAGCAGCGTGTAACTTTGTCTTTCCATCAGAGATTACAAGACCTATGCCAGGCGATTTTATCCAATTGGATAAATGCACAGACAAATGTGACATCATGGACAAAATGAATGAAGCGATTCTAGACAATGCAACTGAAGAAGATATAACGACAGATGTGGATGGTAAGTTTGATACATCGGATTTGGATTTTTTAAGGAAGAATAAGGAAGGTATTCTCCAATACAAGGAAGCACTAGACCGAGTTCTTCGCACCTTTGAAGAAACTCCTGAGAAATATTTTGAGACAGGATTCAAAAATAAACTGGTCTCCATAGATCATCCAGAGTATGAAAATAGTTTGGAAACCTATAGTCCTAAATTCAAAAAGATGTTAGAGAACATTCTCACGAATGATGGTTGTCATTTAATCTATTCAAACTTCAGAAAGTTAGAAGGAATTGGTCTATTTCGTCTTGCCCTGTTATATCATGGTTATAAAGAATTGAAAATTGTAAACCAACGAGTCGTCATTCACTCTATGTTTAAAGAACACGAATACATTGAAGATAAAACAGAGCATCGTTATTTTTCTTTGTTTACTGGAACGGAAAGTGTAGAAGAAAAGGAAATTATCTTGAATATTTACAACAATCGGTTTGATAATTTGCCAAAGGTTACACGAGATGATTTGAAACAAAAGTTTAGTCACTTAGGATCTAAGTTCACAGAGAATGGAAATAAGTTTGGCGAGATCATCAAAGTGATTATGATTACTGCATCTGGAGCAGAAGGGATTGATTTAAAGAATACACGTTTTGTGCATATCATGGAACCCTATTGGCACCATGTTCGTATTAATCAAGTGATTGGACGTGCAAGACGCATCTGTAGTCACGCTGATTTAGAGAAAGATTTACAAGACGTCACTATTTTTATGTATTTAGCGGTATTTGGGGATGATGTGCTAAAAACAGACCAATATCCAGAACTAAAGTTAATAGATCATTCAGAGACAACCGACATGCGTCTCAATCACATGATGGAAGAGAAAGAGAAATTATCAGAACGATTTTTAGAAGTATTAAAAGTAACCTCCATTGATTGCGCGTTAAATTACCGGAATAAATGTTTTGTGTTTCCGAAAAGGACTCCAAATCAAACGTTTGCCGCAATAGATTATCGTGATGATGCAAGCGTGACACTTAAATCTTGAAATATTGACCGTTTAACATAAATGTCATATCAGTTGTAATTCTGGTCATTTTACCCTTTGGTTTTCCTTTTGACTTTCCTTCAGGAATGATAGAAACTTCTCTACCTATACCTACTACCATGTTATCCTTTTCAATCGTTCCAATTTTTTCACCATCTTTATATACTTCTGTTCCCATCTTTAGATAACTTCTAGTGGAAAGATCCGTTGATTTAGGACCCCCCTTCGGACGTTCAACTAACTCAGTATTTGCACTTCTTTTCATAGATTGGGTTGGTTTAAGTTTTTTATTTAATGCCCTTTCTAAAAATGTATTGAATGGTTTACTCTCATTCGCTTTTATGATTCTCTTATATTCAACACTATTCCGTATACGGAATATTTCTTCTAGACTTATGGATTCTTTTGATTGAGTTAACTCTTCACATACAGCATTTGCTAAGAGTTCGTGATCAAATCCTCGCGGAATTTCATACCTTTTTGGTACATAACTTGCAAAGTTTGCTAAAATACTACGACTTCCTTTCCCAAAACTTTCTAATTGTTCTATATAATTTTTATCTGGTACTGGATGCGAGATTCCATCCGTCAATAGAGCATGTGCTACATCTTGTGGTGTTTTTAATGTAATTGAATCTATACCCATATTCATACTAGCGCCACCCTGTTTTCTTATCATTCTTTTACCCTTTGTCAATTTTTTTCTTCGTAATAATCGTTTCTTTGTTTGTCTCTTTACAGTTATGCTCATTATAGTGTATAAATATTATTCATCCACATAACCATGGTTTTATTTATGAATCTATGATTTTAAAACGTATAAAGCAATCTGATATAGATAGATAGAATGGAACTCACACCATCTGACTTGGAATCTCAAACGGAGACAACTCCAATGTTTAGTTTGAAAGGATACAAAACAGATGCCAAAGTCGTGAAGGTATATGATGGTGACACCGTACATGTTGTCTTTTCTTATTTTAATACCTATTATAAATGGACGTGTCGTATTGCCCATGTAGACACACCTGAATTGAGAACAAAGGATCCTGAAGAAAAAAAGAAGGGATATGAAGTTCGTGACAAACTACGAGAACTGATCCAAGGAAAGATCGTTCAATTGACTTGTCACGAATTTGATAAATACGGTCGATTGCTAGTAGACATTGTCATAGGGGATGTAAAAGTGGATGAATGGTTGCTATCGAATGGATATGCAAAGAAATACGAAGGAGGCACAAAAGAAAAGTGGTAAACTTACATACATGTTCCAAATCTACTTCCACATTTAAAGTTAGAGCAGGTAGGCATGGTGTCTGGACAGATAAACCTTGTATCTTGCAGAACCCCTTCTTGTCCACAACATAAGTCTTCCCCGATATTTGTTCCAAAGTCTGCTACACATTTGATTGGTTTAACCGAGTTCTTATATTTACTTTCTAGATTTTTGTATTCATTCTCTAATGCATCAAACCATGAACCGTAATCGGTGGTGTCATGATAACCAATCTTTAATTGTCCACGTTCATTGTATAACTCATAATTTGCAGAGATATCATAAGGATTATTATTAGATACATCTACCACACGGCGTGTATCAAACGGTTCATTGTTTTTTTTGAATATGTTTTTCAAGTATTGTATTACGTTCACCCCTAAAGTAAATCGTTCTTCTGTAGAAACGGGTGAATTGTTTGAGTTTAAGTTTGATACTACATTCGAAAAATTATTGGGTGAGTTAGTTGTATCATTTGAACTTGTATAATTTGAACCCACAGAACTATTGGTATAAGGACGTCCCATGACTCTTTCAGTTGAACCGCTTAACACATTGGATGAGTTTTCTCCGACTAGATTGTTATTTGCATCTCTGTATCCTTTAAAGTCTTTGGAATGTGCGATGTATTTACTTTCATCTTCTCCGTCATCTGCATAATAGGGGCCCGTGTGAACCGAATCAAAGAAATTCGAGGGTAGGTTACTATCCGGCGTGGCAATATCTTCAGATGGATCCATGGTCTTTGACTTAGTAAGGGAATCTAAATCGTTTTCATAATCATAATGGTAATTTCCCGATGGATCCTTCCAGATACGCATGCCTTCCGAACATTTCAGAATTGAAGGCAACGAAACACATAACACAAATAAAAGAAACAAGAATAAAAGAGAAGGTTTCATATATAACTATAGAAGTATTATTTTCTTTGTAGCAAATCAATTATTTTGATTTGTGATTCTAAAATACTTTCTAAAATACGTCTATGTAGTTGTAATTCGTCAGATGTGGATGGAGTTGCGGGTTGAGCGATGGTCGGAACGAATGGACTCAACGATATAGACGATTCCGGTTTAACAGGGAATCCAGTTTCCATCACGGTTGTTCCAGTTTCCTTTTCTTTAAAAAACTCATGTATTTCATTTTGACGTTGTTCTGTTTTTGATTTTAAAATCCGATCCATATCTTCCAGTGGAGAGTCCTTTTCTTTGGAAAACTCAATCTTGTCCGGCATTTTGATTTGATATTGTCCTCGGTAATCCTCGTTAATTTCTTCAAATGATTTTTGTGGGATGGTCAAACCCAACATTTTTCCTAATTTTAATTTAAATTCTTTCAATACTAATTGATTTGCAAGAGCAGGTTCCATTCCATCCTGGTTAAATTGATTGATGGTTAGTTCAAACAATCCTTGAACTTGAGGTTGCATGCCAGAAGGTACTTTATCAAAAATACCTTGTTCTACGCAACTCTTCCATAACGCTGCTTTATTTTGGGTTGTGTTCATTATAGGTTCATGAAATAAGTATTTAAATATTAATCCTCGCTATTAAAGTAAATGCTTCTACATTTGAATACTTCTTCGTCTGTAATGGTCCGCTGATTAAAATGCTTAGGAGATTTCCCTTCTAACATGGATACAATAAAAAAGAGAACATACATCCCACATTCGGTGTCACCTTGTTGATGCTGTTTGGATTGATTGTCTAACTTTTTGAGTGGAATCGATGTTTGCGTCACCAGACGATCCATCAAGACCTTCACTTCATCGGGCATTTTATTCTTGGCAGAATCAAAATAATAAATAAACTTTCTTTTTAAATCTACGTATAGAACTACCCAATGAAATCCATTTCCTGTATGTTTGTCTAGATTAAGTGGAATCGCCAACTTATAGATTCCCCTTTTCAGGTAATCTTTTAGATCAAGGTTACAGATCTTATTCGTGACACATTTGTCGCCTATTTTTGTATCAAAATCAATTGGCGAAGGTTCAATAAAATCAAAATCTGAATAGGTCTCCTTGTATTGATTTAACACATTAGAAATATCAAAATTACTCAACCATTCTTTTTGATTATTCTTCCAGTTCTTGGGTTGGAAAACTGCAAAGTTCTTCTTCAGAATATCCTTCTTTTTATGTTCGTTTTGTATGAGTTTTGTCCAACACACTTCATCCGAACATTCTTGCATATACATATCCAATTCTTTACGTATTACTTTAGATTGATCACTTGTAATCGGTTTGGATGGATGTTTACGGTTCCATTCATCTCGCAAATAGATTAGATCCGCATCTTCATAACACGTTTCGTTTTTTTTTGATTTTCGTGGATGACAGTTCGCCTTACGGGTTCTCATATATATCTTTTATATTTTTTTCACCTTTGAAAAGAGTTCAAGAATAGTGGTTGTCTTGGGTTTCATCACCAACGTTTTATCCTCTTCTATAAACGGGGGAACACTATTGTCTTGTGGTGGATAATTTTGAATGTGATTGATTTCATGAATCTGTAAGACAAGAGCATCAAACGGTTCTTGATATTTTGAATAATGTATGTAGTTTTTACATGCATTCGGTTTGATCATTTCTTTTAGAATGAGATGAACCTCTTTTTTATCTTGATCAGTAAGTTCCACGAATGGATCTTTACATAAGATACGATGATGCATATTCTATGTTATTATTTTTTTACATTGAGTCTTGTCATATTGCCAAACGAAAAGGGTTCCAATTGCGATGGTATTTTTCTAGTCTCTATACCTTCTATAGGAGTATATTCTTTGGATTTAGTTCCACCTGCGATCATATAAAGATCACTAGACAGTTCTGGCACATAGATCGCTTGATCACCTTTCTGAAGTGCCATAAACTGCGAACGTAATTTAGATTCTAAATCTACGGATTTCATGTAATATTCTACTGGAGCACGATCACCTGGGTTAAATACTTTTGAAGAATATTCTTGGTATTGTCTCAAGGGTTCTTTTGCCTTGCGCGTTTCATCTATGGACTGAAACCAGGTATATTTCGTAGAACAGGGGCGGGAATCAAAGAGGGGTTTCAGACTCGTAGAGGGTAACCATCTTCGTTCTAAACGATAGTTGAGTTCATCTTCATACTCCATTAGTATGGATGAATATTTTATCTTATCTGTATTATCTTATAATCTTTGGTTGTTTTGATATAAAGTTACTTCCATAACAAGGAGTATGTGTGGAATTACTGTATTCTTCGGAGACCGAACGGTTGCAAACCTAGATATGTATTTTAAGGGAGGTTTAAAGCGTGGTCCTGAACAATACACTTATGAATGTAATGAAGATGTGCATATGGGGTTTAATCGTTTAGCAATTAATGGTCTTCATTCAAACTCTTCGCAACCACTACATTTCAAAAATTATGTTATGGTATGTAATGGCGAAATATACAATTACAAAGAACTCATTCAAAAATATCAATTCGTGATGGAGACACAAAGTGACTGTGAAGTGATTTTGAAATTGTATGATCTATTGAAAGAGAATTGCATCCAGGAACTAGATGGAGAGTTCGCCTTTGTGATTCATGATCTATTGAATGATCAAATATTTGCGGCGCGTGATCCGTATGGTGTGAGACCCTTGTATATCAATGAACATGAACATTCTTATTGTTTGTCTTCCGATTTACATCCAATGCGGTTTATGAATAGAAAGAATGTCGCACAGTTTCCTCCAGGTCACTATGCCGTATTTTACCAGCATTTTTGGGGTTATTCAAAAGAAATGACTCGTTATCATACAATCATGAATGTAGTTACATCAGAACGTCATGTATATGACACCTTATGTGACGCAGTGTATAAACGTGTATCAAATACAGAACGACCCGTAGCATGTCTCCTATCAGGCGGATTAGACAGTAGTATTGTTGCAGCAATAGCATCAGAATATTGTAAAGAAAAGGGTCAGGTATTAGAGACTTATAGTATTGGTTTACCTGGTTCAGAAGATCTAAAGTATTCTTCTAAAGTTGCCGAACATATCGGAAGTAAACATACTCAAATTATTTGCAGTGAAGGTGACTTCCTGGATTCTATACCTCATGTAATCAAAGATATTGAAAGTTATGATACGACCACGGTTAGAGCAAGTGTAGGAAATTGGAATGTTGGAAAATACATAAGAGAAAATAGCAATGCAAAGGTGATTTTAAATGGAGATGGTGCAGATGAACTCATGGGAGGGTATATGTATTTTTCAGCATGTCCAGATGTAGTAGAGTTTGACCAGGAATGTCGTCGTCTATTAAACAATATTCATCAGTTTGATGTGCTTAGGAGTGATAAGTCGATTGCGTCGCATGGACTAGAACCAAGGACCCCCTATTTGGATAAGACTTTTGTGAATGCATATTTAAGTTTACCTCCCGAGACACGGTTTCATAGTCCACAGGGAAAGATTGAAAAATATGTGATACGACACATCATTCAAAAGTTTAATCCGGAACTTCTTCCTATGGATATATTGTATCGAAGAAAGGAGGCATTTAGTGATGGGGTAAGTAGTCTACAGAAATCATGGTATGAGATTATACAGGAAAATGCACCTCCGTTGGATACAAAACTAATCTATACTCACAACCCACCAACTACAGGCGAACAACAATATTATCGTAATCTTTTTTGTCACTATTATAAGGATTGTGATGCATTAGTGCCTTATTTCTGGATGCCTCGATACGTGAATGCATCCGATGCAAGTGCAAGAACCTTAAAGCAATATACGATTAACGTAGTATAAAGATACGAATGCGATGAATTAGTGCACCACTGACTTGTAATTGATTGGATTTATTTAAGCATCGTTTTTTTGATTTATATTCGGGAATTGTTTGTTTGATACGGTCTATCACCTTTACATGTTTCAGATAGACCGTATATCCTTCACATTGAACATAATGAACCTGGTTGGTTTTCATGTATGGATGCATTTTATCATCCACAAAACAGAGTGTGGATTCTTTCTTCAAAAGACCGTTACTTAGTTCTAGCAATTCCATGTAATCTTTGTGTTTCTTTTTTCGTAATGGATGTCCTTGAGTAATGACCTGATCAAAGAGATCATACTCTAGGGTATGATGAATATACGAGACAATCGTATTCACAAATAAATCATGATTGTTGTTACTATAAATTAAAATACTTTTGATCTTACCTGACTTTTTATAGGGGATCAGTGATTTTAAAAAATCCATGAATAATGGACGAAACAATTCAGGAAAAAGAGTGAGTAATTCATGACAAGATAGGTTACAGTGTTGCATCATGAATGCCAACTGTTCAAAAAATCCAAGAGTATGATCTAGATCAAAAATGATATTTTTTTCAGTCATAATTATTTTAGTTCTGTACTATAACTTTATTTTATGTTGAGCATAAGAGACTGTAAGGACTTATTAAAATATTACCATATTTCTGAACCATCTAACCTGAGAAAACTGAAAGAGATCACCTTGGATCTTTATCAGTCAAAAATATACAAGAATAGTTTGCCTTGTTTCTATTTATTTAGGAGACAATCCAAGAACTTTCGAATGACGAGAAAACAACGACTATCCTTTTATATGGTCTAGAATTTGAATAAGTACTTCTTCTTGTTTTGTATTTTTCTGAAAAAGTATACATTCGTCCATTTTTAAATGAAAGAAAAGGTTCCTGTTTTTCAATAATAAAACAATGGAGTGGTTTATCATTTTTATATCTGCAAGAAAACCGCCCCGTCCCAAGTTCAACGAATCTGTATTTAGACGAAAAAAACGAAGATAACTGCCCATTCTAAGTTCGTCTATTTCATCTACATACCTATAATCTAGTAATAACGTTTGATAATGTTTCATCTCTTCGGAATCTATCACAATATTCTGCAAGACCTTCTTTTTTCTTTCTCTTATGGTTTTTGTATCTGTGATTTGATATTTTTGGATTTCATCGATCACTTGGTCTAATTCAGACTCTATCATGATCTATGTATTGGAACTATTTATTTAATTAGTAATTTACGAACGATCCACCCATTTCATTCGCAGCAACTGGTTCTTGAATACCATAGTTCATATTCATGTTATTCATGGGCATAGATAGATCACGCACTTCTCTGGATTCTTGCTGGGTGGATGTATTCATAGGCATGTTCATTTGTGGCATATTCATATTTGGCATATTCATATTTGGCATATTCATCTGCATGTTCGGTTGTCCTTGCATTCCTTGTGGTCTTTGACTCTGTTTTTTAGGTTCTTCTTCCATACCTTCGGTTTTTAGACCCATCAAAATAAACGCACGTTCTAACAAAAGGGACATCTTCTCCGAAATAGAACTTTTCATACAGAATAACAGAAACAATACAGGTAAGATCAGTTGTATCATATTTAATTTCTCATAAGGAGTGTTGCTATAGGTTGGAATGTAGAGGATTACTTTATGAATCAACCAAAATACAACAAAGATCAAAAAGAGTTGTATGACCACTTCTGTAGTGATCTCAATTGTAGATTTGGTTGGATTCTCAGGAGGGATATATTCTTTCATAAACTTTAGAAAAAGAACCAGTGGAATAATCGCAAGGAGAATATACTGGAATACGTTAAGTAATTCATTTTTTTCAACGGGGGTTATCGTGGTTAAATAACTTACGAATGAATCTGATTTTCCTCCGCCTGTAAATAATTCATCCTCATGATCACCCATAATATAAATACGAAAGAAATTAAATCCGTAAATAACTTAAAACAAAACTATTTGAAGATAGTATAATGAGTGGCGCTTCTGCTTTAGCAGCTGCTAAAAGAAGAAGAGCAGTTCCTACTGAACCAACACGTCCTTCACAAAAATTACAAGAGAGAGACAGAGATCCTCCACGTATTCAACCAACCCAAAATCCAACTCAACCCGTTCAAGCACCTGCACAGAATCCATTGCAATTACTTTTACATCACGAACAAAAACTAAATGATCTAGAGAAGTCTTTCTCTCAAATCAAAATAAGTGAACCCAAATCTAACGTGTTGACTCCAGAAACATTGCAATATTTCAAAACACAACATGAACTCATGAACCAGGAAATTAATGAACTTAAGAAAATACTTATCAAGGTTCAGACTTTTTCCATGGAGACTAATCTAGAACTGTTAAAAGTGAAGAAGGCAATGAAAGCATGTGAGAAAGAAGATGCATCTGAGACAAATGAGATCATTGTTTCTAATGATCTAAATATGACCACTGAAAATGTGATTTAATTATACTCTACCTGTTCATTTGATGAATCATCTGTCTACTGAAAAAGAGTATACTTTATATGATTCATCAAATCGTAAAAATGTGGATAAAAAAAAAGATGGTCAACTTAATGATCCATTATATGCTCGTATTCGTGCTTCTTTTTTTTTATGCACATCTTTATTTGCACTATTTAGTGAATCCAAATAATGAATGTTCTATCGTAACGGAAATCACGAAAGAAAACATATCCGATCATGTCTATCAAAAACAACCCTTTCTATTAGACGCAACATCTTTTCGTAAGGAAATATCTCCATGTAAGTCAGACCCTCCATCGGAAACATATGTAATTCCTTATGTTTCTATACCATTATTGGAACCATATGTTCGTTTCTTTACACGTAGAACAGTGTCCTCTTGCAAGAAAAAGCGGATAGAGACAAATGACTCTTGTCGAACTTTTTACAGGGTATGTAAGGGGATCTTTCATGTGACGTGTATACACCCTCATAAAAAACAGATGATTCCGCTGAAACAAAAGAAACAATTGAAGAAAAATGAAGAATTGATACAACTTACGTTACATGAAGATAGTATGCTTTTTTTACCGAATGATTGGAGTCTCTATTTAGAACCACTAGAAGAAGGTTCTATTCTAGAAAAAATACAATATTATACTCCATTAAATCTATTAGCAAACACAATAAGTAAGATCCCTAAATATATAGGCGATACTATTAGTATATGTTCAATGAAAGAACTCCCTTTTATTTGATTGGTACTATCTTTTTATTGACCACGATTATATTAAGTCTTGTCTCCACTTTTCATATCCAAAAAAATGGGTCTGACTTTTTCCCACAGGGTGGTTACTATCAAGGAAAATATATATTAGACGATTCATTTGTAGACAAATTATGTTGGTATTTTTCTCAATTGACCCATCATACTCTATTCTTGTTGTTTACTTATTTCTTTATGGCACTCTTGAATATACGATCTGTTAAGTTTTTCAAAATTATTGCCCCCCTTGCACTTACGATTAGTGTTCTCTATTTTTACTTTCTCTATCCAAAACAATCCCTGAAGATTCATCAATTATCCTTTTCCAATTTTTTCTCCCATTTTATGATCATCTTTCTTGTTTTTGGAGAATTGATGTATATTCCTGAATATTCATTCCAAGAGACCACAAATTGTCTCGTCTTTATTATTACAGCACTTCTGTGTGTGTATATCAATTATTGTCTGAGAGGAGTATGGAGTTATAATATGATAAAATTAGACACTTATTCTGGATGGAAACTGGTCTCCATTGCGGTCCTCATGATGTATATCTTTAGTCTTATGTTTTATTTATTTAAGTATGATGGAAAGAATAAAGTATCTTGGAGGGATTCGGGATATTTTATGACTTCTACTGCACAGTTGATCTTTGCACTTATATTTACGTCTATTTATTAGAAGAGTAATCCCTTTATGGAAGTATTAAAAGTTTAATTTGATAGAATGTGTATCCAATATTCTTTATTATGATTCACGAATAGTGAAATGTATTCATATATGCATGAATGTATTCATAGATATGCATGAATGTATTCATAGATATGCATGAATAAAATTGATAAGTTTTAAATAGATCCGATAGAAAGATATCTACACACAAATGAACGTCAATCATTCTACTGCACTTATCACCGAAACGATCTACCGTCCAGAATACAATCCTGAGACAAAACAGTATGAAGATGTGAATCCAATTCCTCGTTACAAGCAAGGGTTTCGATATCGTTGCGCCTGCAATCATACAAATACGATCTTTACCAAATCTTCGGATTTTACCCAGCATTTTAAGACAAAAAATCATCGTGACTATATTTCAAATTACGAGCGAAATACAAAAGATCTCATGGATGCGAATGAACGCATCAAACATTTACAGATCAAACTAGAACTTAAACATCAAATGATCCGACGTTTGGAACAAGAGTTGTATCGATTGAAGAAACCAAGTCTATATCAAACCGAACTAGATTAGATTTAGGTTATGAATCATGTAACCATGGGTTACGAATCGCATATACTTTTATTTGTAATCAGTTTACTTCCATAAGGAATATTAAACAATTTGAAATCTTTAGGAACTGACACATAATACATAATTTGATGGATGTCTTTCAATCCATTCTCATAGATTTCTTTCATTTTTTCAGGTGTAATTTCATTTTTAAGTTTGGGTTCTTTCATATAATCCTTCAATTTATTCATATTGGTCCACAGAGACCATAATCCATTCAATGCTAATGCATCTCCCGTAAATGAATCGGTCATCTTTTTATAAATACCTTTGATACTAGGAATTACAACCGTATGAACCGTCTTTCCGAAAAGGGTGATCGCTAAATTATGTCTCTCGTGTTGTATATCTTTGAGTCTAGACAAAAAGGGAAGAAGAATCGTTTCCCAGTAAAGGGTGGGTTGAATTAATAAAGACTCAAAATATTCACGAACATGGTTATACTCTACGGAAAAAGAGATGATGAATACAATAGAAAATAAAATCAACACCATGGATTTTTTATCTAGTCCACCGCCTTTTTTTGTTTTATTGTTGGACAAAGTTCTTAAGGTTTGACTTTTACTTCGGATAGGTAAACGCATGGTTAGATAAGAATCTAACTGTCCGTCTTCGATCTCCTGTTTGATTCGTAACAACAAGGATAGATGTTCTGCCGACAATTCAACCATATAGATATTTCTATATTATATAAATGATCCTATGATATAGACCTCCTAACTAAGGATGGAACGTGTATTTTAACCAATGAGTTTTCATTGAAATAAAATAGTATGTCAAACGAATATAAAAAAAGAATCACACTACAAGTAGATGTCTCATGTATTGGAAAGTTTACTAAAACCTTCACACCCTATTCGGGTTGAATTGAATCATATTTATTTTTATTCCGAAGTAGATCGTGATTCTATCCGTGAACTCATGGAAGCATTGCGTGACGCGGAAGAATATTGTATCCGAACCAAGCGAAAGATGAACTTGAAGAAAGTGCCTATATATCTACATATCAACTCCTATGGCGGATGTATTTTTTCTGCGCTCAATGCGATTGATTATATAGAAGCGTGTCAAGTTCCGGTGTATACCATTATAGAAGGTTCTACTGCTTCTGCAGGAACTCTCATCAGTGTATGTGGTAAAAAGCGGTTCATTCGTCCAAATGCACACATGTTGATCCATCAATTGTCCTCTGAATGTTGGGGAAAAATGAGCGAGATTGAAGATGAGGTATCTAATTTGAAAGCGCTGATGGTGAAACTAAAAACAATCTATAAGGAACATACAGGTATTCCAAAGAATGAACTGAAACGTTTACTGAAACATGACCTATGGTTGAATGCAGACCAATCGTTAGAGTATGGTTTGGTAGACGAGATTTGGAATCATTAAATAATTGATTCTAAAATATTGTTTCATCTCTATCTTAGAATGGAAGAAATGAAACCTTGTGTGCTAGATACTCGTCAGACCTTTGGTAAGGAAAAAGGTAAGTTTCTATATCGTTGCTATCCAGATGATTGTTCTTCCCCTACACTTGTTCCTTATGAAATACCACCACAATTCCAGAAAAAACGTGTTGCTTATTATGTTTTAGTGAGTTACAATCTTCCAATTGGAAAACTTATCCAAAACTTAGGCGAAGTGAATGAACCTAGTCATTATTATGAGTATCTACTCTATTGCAAAAACTTACATGTATCTCAACGGACCTTTCAAAACGTGGTTCTTTCTAAACTAAAAGAGGTTACTTGGAAGAATCTGCCATTTCGTGAAGCAAATGTATTTACCATAGACGGTCCAACTAGCGTGGATCTAGACGATGGATTCAGCGTAGACGAAGAAAAAGTAAGTATTTATATCGCATGGGTTCCCTATGTATTGGATGAACTAGACCTTTGGAAACACATGACCGATCGTATTAGCACCATTTACTTTCCAGACAAACGACATGCACTCTTGCCCAAATTGCTTGCAACTTTATGCTCACTGAATGAAGGCACGGTAAGACCTTGTCTTGTATTGGACATCTTTCTGGATGGAACAACCCAATGGAACGTATGTAGTGTAAAGATTCATAAAAATTACACCTATCACAATGTATGCGGAAAAGATTATGATCTATTGGAACAAAGATCCGGATGTAGTCAAAGTCATGATGTTGTGCATTATTACATGACTCAATACAATACTCTTGCAGCAAGTCAATTGAAAAAGGGTATACATCTCAAGATCCAAAAACCCGAGACATTGCCTGAAGAATGGTTACCCGTTTATCTCAATCAATACTCGTATTACGATACAGAGGGTGACTATGCACAGATGACCTCCCCGATTCGTCGCTTAGTAGATATTTTAAACATGATTCAACTCACACGAGAACTTGGACTGTATGAGACAAAAGATCAAGGGTTTCATGAAAAATGGTATAGTCAACTAGATAAGATCAATACGACCTACCGAACGATACGAAAAGCGCAAAATACAGCAAAACTATTGGATCTCTTTGAACAGAATCAACATCGTGTCTTTGAAGGAATCGTTTGGGAACAGAAAGTCTATTTGAAAGATATTGGAATCATGATGAGCATAGATGGCGAGTATGAAGAATATAGTCGGCATCTATTTACCCTTTATGTCTTTCACGATGAGGCGCGACTCAAACGAAAGATACGTCTTCAGAAGGTATAATGATTTCATTACTATTTTAACATCTCATTCATTTTTAATCTTCTCATAATTTCCTTCAGGTATATTTAATAAAGGTTCATCTAAAAAGACATTGGGGTCTAATGTGCCAGAGATATTTTCTGCAGCACCTTCTGCTCTTTTATCAAAATTAATACCGATAGGAGTATTTGCTGGTCGACCAAATGCATACGAAGATTCTCTAGTTAACATATTACATACAGGTTCTGCTAGACTTTTTAGATTATCTAATTGTCTTTGATACATTCCTGAACTAACTGAATCGCCTAATTCATAATCCAAAAAATTAATTAACCCATGAATAGATCTTTCTTTTCGTGAGTGTTTAGGTTTCCTAGCGCTAATAAAATCTGTCACCATCTTTTCTACTTTCTTTACATTCATGGATCTGCGATCTACGCCGAATACTATATTTAACATATCTATTACTAAATCGGGTATAACATATAGATGTCTATACTTAATTTCTCTATTTATAAGTAACAATAAATTATCATATAACGTATTTTCTCCAGATGTAGAAGTAACATTACCATCGACTGTAATAAACTCTCCATTATTATTTAGATAGACAATGCCTAATGTTTTAAAGGGTTGATTATCTTTTGTAAATAAGAGTTCTGGTTTTCCAAGATAGGTTAATGTATATTCCACACGAGATTTGTTTCCTTCTACCTCGCTTAATTTTTTATTTCCGCGAATTGTAAAATGTTCAATCGGAGGAGTATGTAAAAAAGGACGGTTAGAGGGTGTCCGAATGGTAGACCTTTGACTATCGCAACTTGCAACAAGTATTTGATTCTTTGTATTCACATTTGCAGATGGTTTGCATGTAACAATGCCATCAAACTCATCAGGTCTTACGACCGTACCATAAAAAGATTGGACATGTCCGGGAAATGAACCATTCGCAATAGAAGTACAACCTTGGATTCCAGGAGTTGCTAAATTTCGCGCATCGGGAACATGAACCCATACAACTTGTGGATGTCTAGATTCTGTGTTCATAAATACTTTAAAAACTGCCAGATTTAAAATAGGCGTGGTTTCTGGTTTACACAGTTCATTCACCTTAGATTCTCTTGCTGCATCATGGTTATCTTTAGAAAGAGATTCCAATACTCTCATTTTCATGAGTTGAAAAAAATCTTCGTCCATACCAAACATATTCGTAAACAATGCAGATAAAGTTACAAATCTAAAATCCATCGTCGTATATTCTTCAAAATGATGAAATCTTCGATGTAACCAATCAATTTCCATCTTTACTTTTTCTGGTCTAGAAATGATATTAACTATCTTTGTATAAGTTAGTTCTCTCCGTTTTAAATAGTCTATATCAATTGGAAAGGTATGTACTGGTATAGTTACTGTATGGAACAACAATACGGCTTTCCCTCCTTGTTGATAATAAAACTCAAACCTTCCTAACTTTGCGAACTCAGTTTCTATATCGGTTTTACATTTAAGGACTGCCCTAGTATCTACTAGACCATTTACATATAAAGTCATCAATCTTTTTAAACTTTCTTGTAATCTTGCATATTCTGGTTTAAATGAATCTGAATGTGCCAAACTCATCATAATATTCATCAGTTCAGCATTGATGAATGAAAATACATTTCCTGAATAATATTCTGTAGAAGGTATATGATTAAATACGATTGAATCGGAAAACCAAAAGGTTTCTGTGTCTGTGTCGTAATTGACTACAATAGATGCAATACGTTTTCTATTTCTCGTTCTAATATCTCTGAGAGGATCGTATTCTAATACACAAGAGTTCATTCGTATATATTCACCAATTTGCCAAGAACCCGCTGAATCTGCTATAATTTTAGGCATCATTGCTCCAACTCTGAGCACTGAACGTAATGAAGGTGCTAGTTTTTCATAATTTATACGATTCTCTTTCAACCTTTCAAAAAAACTTTCGACGGTTTGTGATAAATCAGTTGAAACAACATGTTGAATATTCATAAGAACACTTCCATCTGGGTTGTAAATAATCATACTCATTCGAACTTTTTGTCTATCATATGTAACTAACGAAACACTTGAAGGTTCCTGTGTAGATACACTTCCTCTATTCCAATTATGCAAATCACGAATGACCACGGGCGATGTATTGGATGGTTCGTTTCTATTTTTTCTTTTAGTCGTTTTATTATGTGAATACGCTGGTGCGTTAGGTTCGTCTCTATTTATGGGATCTGTTTTTTGTCGCGTTAACCTAGGAGGTTCGGCATTATTCGTGAGTTCTGATTTTTTTCGAGATGGTATACTAGGTTGAAGAGGGTTTGATGATGTGCTAAAGGATGATGGATTCCATCTATTCAGTTGAGGAACTGTAAATCCAGTACTGCCCAATTGATATGGTTGCGCTGGTTGAACTTGTAGGGGCGCTGGAGGTGCTACAGGTGCTACAGGTGGTGGAGGTGGTGGAGGTTGTGGTGGTAAAAACGATATAGATTGAGGCATTCCTACTGGGTTACCCTGTTGAATCAATGCTCTTTGTTGTTCAAACGTCAGTGCTGCACCACCTTTTTTTCTAACCGAACCAGAACGGTGTGACGTTCTTTTTACAAAAAGGGCGTGTTTTCTTGTTTTATGTTTTTTTCTTGGTTTCATAGTTATATATTGATTAAATATATTTGTTTTAATTTCCATAAGTAGAATCTATAAGTTTTTCATCTACCTTATGGTTTAACTTGAATAAAGACATGGACACTTACACGATCATGATTTGTAAATAACTTCGTAAACTTAGTGTAAATACCCGTAGAACAGGTAGATTTTAAAGATAAAGCGAATCATGTGTGCATATAAATTTCATCAGAAGTTGAGTTCCTTCGCGTAACTTTTCACGAAAATCCAATCGTTCGATTCGATCCAATTCTTTGGCAACGTTCACCATCTTGAGACAACATTTCACAAAATCACCCACGAATAAATCTTTTTCTTTTACCTCACGTAGCATAGAGAGACTGCTCGGTTCATCTATACAATTCATCCATTGTTGTGTAAATCCCATCATATCATATTGAATCACGTCTTGCCCAGAAGCGGATAAGTCATGGTTCCATTCTTCTTGTGTGTAATAATCCATGCGATTCTTGATAAAAAGGCACTCTTTTTGAAGTCGGGTTGGATTCAATACTTGATATTGCTCTTTTACCTTTACATCACAAAAACAACTGAGTAGCATGAAAAAATCAACTGTAGAATAGTCCTTGAAGAAATCGTATTGGATCAAGAGTTCAGTAAAGACCAAAGGATGCACTTCATGTAGAATCTCAGCAATTTCTTTTTTAGGACTGGTAGTAAATCCATTTTTCTCTAGAATATCTTGGATGGTTGTTAGTTGTCGATCAATGTATCCCTCTGCATAATTCTTTCGGTCTGTCTCGGTCTGAAACTCATGGAGACAATTTTTTCGTTTATGATATATTTCCAATTGGGCGAAAAGTTCAGGGGTTTCTAACTCTTTGATTCTCTTGGTCATTTCGTGTTTAGATTTATTCTTTGTATAAGGGAGTTTCTCTTGACAGTCTAGATACTCGCGTAAAACATCCATGTCATACCATAAATGATCCAGTTCTTCGGTAAGTTGCTTCAACTTTTGGTCACAAGAATCAATTTGCTGATCAATATCGGTCATCATCAAACTTTTCTTCACAAATTCACGATCGCCTGATTGTAATAACAAAGAATATCCAATTTTGAACTTTGATTTTAGAACCTTTGGTGGGGAATGCAAGAGTTGTTTCATGGAGGCAGAATCTAAAGGATCATATAGATTGGTTAAAAGAATTACATGTCCGATCGTGTCAATGTTTCTCCTTCCAGCGCGTCCAGACATTTGAATGAACTCATGAGGATGTAGAGTCCGTAAAGAATGTCCATCGTGTTTGTATACACTGGTAAAACAGACCGTTTTGGTAGGCATGTTGAGTCCAATCGCGAAAGTCTCGGTTGCAAACAATAGTTTGATGTATTTTTGATCGTATAAGATTTCCATCATTTCACGGAATACAGGCAGCATTCCTGCGTGATGCACCCCAATGCCTTTATGTAACAGATCTAAATAGAAACGATATTCTGGTAGTGCCATATATTCTTTCCAATTGGTCAATCTAGAGACTAACAATTGACGGCATACGGGTTCAATCTCATAGTCCTTTTCATCTTTATCAAACAAGGGTGTCGTAATGTCTTGTGCTAATTCTTCCACTTGTCTCCGTGAAAAAACAAAACAGAGACACGGGAACATTTCTTTTTGTCTCAACTGTATACACAACTGATTTAACACTTGTTTACGATGGGTAGGTTCTTTCAACAACTTTAAACATTTCCTATTTTTATCCATCGTATCATCTGTAATCGTATCCAATAGATTTTGTTTGGATTCCAGAAGTCGTTTTAATACAGGATCTTTCATTTGATCAATGACTTTTGGATTCGCTGTAAAAAATTGATAATACATAAGTGGAACTACACGTTTGTCGGTGGAACAAATCACTACCTTTCTCTCTTTTATTTTTTCAATCCAGGAGGCAAAGAGTTCCTTTTTACCAATGGTTGCAGATAACATCACCATTTGTATGTGTTGGGGTAAGAGAATGATGCTCTTTTCCCATACCGTTCCTCGATCCTCGTCATCTAAATAATGAACTTCATCAAAAATCACACATCCAACTCTATCCATTTCAAAATCCAAATGACTTGCCGTGGGATGAATCAGTTTATTCTGAAGAATCTCTGTCGTCATGATCAACACATCTGCAGTAGGGTTATGTTTATTGTCTCCTGTAAAAATACCTACTTGAAGTTGTGGATATTTCTTCGTAAACTCGTGGTATTTCTGATTACTTAGCGCTTTAATGGGTGCAGTATAAATGACCGTTTGACCCTTCTCTGTGAAATACTCAATCGCTTTCTCTGCTGGAAGTGTCTTCCCTGACCCAGTGTGTGCGGTAATTAATACATGATATCCTTGATGGATAGCATCTATTGCTTTTACCTGAAATTCGCTTAGAATCATTTATTCTATTTATCTTTAGAAGGACTCTTTATATGATTATAGGTAAATATCAGGTGATAAAAGAACTTACAAAAACCACACTGTCTATCGTGTATGAGTGTGAGCATATTATTAAAAAAACCAAAGCAGTGATTAAGTTAGAAAAACAGTCCAAGTTATTGAAACGAGAGGCGCAGATCTATCTTTACTTAAAAAAAACAAGAGTGCATATACCATCTTTGAAGGGCGCTGGTGTCTATGGAGATATGTCTTATCTTGTTTTGTCTCAATTGAAAGAAAGTTTATTGACCTATGATGGATCCATACCTTATGAAACATTCTTCCGGGAGTTCCATGCCTTGCACGAGGCGAAGATTGTGCATCGAGACATTAAACCACAGAACTTTTTGATAGGATTTCAACATGATCTATATCTGATTGATTTCGGGTTGGCATGTATCCAAACAGATCAACCTATGCATTCTTTTATAGGAAATAAACGCTATGCTAGTTTTACTTGTTTTGAAAAAGAGTATGTCTATACTTATCAAGATGATCTGATTTCACTGATTTATATGTTATTAGATTTAACGTTCGGTTATTTGCCTTGGGATAAAGAAGAAAAACCAAGAAAAGACTATCATCTTCCAGATTATTATACAGATAAGAAACATATCTTGTTTGAACTACATCATCTTTGTCTCCATGACTTTAGTTACCCGAAATTGTTTCAGAAGTTAATTGGGAGAGTAGACACTTGTAATACGAACCGTAAATGAAAAATCACTTTGATTCATATCTATGAATCTTCCATATTCATCTACTAATTGAATACGTAGTTTTTGAATCTTTACTGGTCCAAAGTATTGTCGTGTCTCAGAATAAAGAGAAAAGTCATTCTGCGCTTGTATGTTAAATATAGGCGATTTTATAGATATCCGTGCAATAATATCATTCGGCAGCAACCCTTCACGAGAAGAACCAATAAAATGATGATTCCTATTTTTATTAAAGTCATTCAGTACTAAATAAACATATTGAGGTCCTAATAAATTGACAACAGATTCACTTTTATGTGTGAGAATTAGTTCATTGTTGCCATATCTTGATTTGCGAAACCCTAACAACCAACCAAACTGTTTATGATTTAGGTTAGGACCTGGACTCTCGTATAGTGCTCTTTCTTCTGGATTTATTACTTTTACAGAACTAGTTAGACCTGCAATAGGAGGAGAATTGAACTTGAGTTCAATCTTTACCAGTTTCCATTTCGTATTATTTAGAATAGACTCGTCGGAAAGAACTCCTATGCTCGCCTTACCTGTTCCATTACCAACGCCTGCTGCGTTTTCGTAATTCACATCAACACTTACGGAGATAGGCATCGCATATTCGGAACCATCTACAAACATAGGTGGTTCTATCTCTTGTAGAGATGTATTGATCAAATCCACTAAGTTTAAATAATAATAGTTGCCACTAGGTATATAGATGTAGTATAAGGTGGGTTCATTCGTGATGAGTTGTTCCTCAGTATAGGTAGATATCCAGAAGTAGTTATTCTGAAGAGAATCGCTGATGGGGTAATAATTTGTAGGCAACTCTACATCCGATATTTTCATTTCAATCACATGTTGCAACGTATACGGCAAGTCTATTAAATAATCACTGGGTGTTGTATTATGATAATTTGGACGAAACCGACTATCTATGGTTAATAATTGGGTAATCGTTTTACGATGTAATGGATTTCCTGATTCATTCTGACTATATACATTTTCATCCACATTTGATTTTAAAGCAGAAGATGTGAAAGGTATATACATATTCCTTGCCTGAAATACCGTCTGTTGTGAAGTATTTGACGTATCATCTAAGGGTTTCCCTAACAGAGTATTTTTTACTTCACGAAAAAACTCCACCATATTCAATCGTTTTGCATCTGTAAATTGTTGTATATATTGATCAGTACGTTCAGTGATCAATTGTTTTATCGTAACCACATTACTTGTGTCTGTAATTTTAATATCTAATAAAGTAAACAATTCATCTAACGTATAATTACCAATATCTGTGTCAAAATACAATGCATCCATAGGTATAGATAAATGATTTCCTTTTTTTTATATAAAAACGAATCTATTATTATAACAATGAATTACAGTGAAAAGATTAAGGATAAATTAAATGCTTTATTACAGCATGCATCTCCTAAGGAAAATCAACAACTTTATTTGACATTATGTCAACACGAATCTAGTTCCAATATGCATTCCATTATAAGTTCATTTTTTTCAGAACATAACTTATATTATGTTCAGACAAGTGAACTCTATATTTCGTATCAGAATCATCAATATAAAGTTTTAACAGAGAATGACATTATCCATTTGATCTTTAAAAACCTAAATGTTTACCCCATGAATACCGCATTGAAACAACAAATCAAATGCAAGATACAAAAAAAGATCAAAGAACGTTCCATTTATAATGTAATTCCTGATTCGGTTACTTTACAAGAAATGATTTCCTTTTTACACCCTTTGCTTTTTGACAGTAAAAATGGTGCAAAATATTTTATGACCACTTTAGGTGATACAATCATGAAAAAGTCATCCCTATATTATTTCCTAGATCCATCCATGAAACCCTTGATTCAGAAGATACAAAAAATAGTATCTCTTTATTTATGTTCTAATCAATTGTCTAATTTCAAGTTTAAATATTGTGATCATGATCCCTCTTTGTCTCGGATTTTGAAAACGAATCACATCAATATGAACTATCTACGTTGCGAAGAATCTCTTTACTTAAACCTCATTTTTTGTTCCATTCATTATTCCAATCGGTTCCAAGATGGGGATGACTTTCTAAAAGATATTACTAATCAACAACTGAGACAAGAAGTGATGTGGGTGAAAGAAGCGAACAAAGAGGTTGTATTGCAAGATTTTATAACCTCGTATTTTTATAGAAGCGAAACAGGTATTCATGAAAAGGATGTTCTATTTTTATGGAAAATGTATTTGAAAGAAAAAAATCGTGTCAATGTGTTCAAAAATATACAAGAAGATTTATCTTTAATGTTATTTTATGATCCACCTTACTATAGAAACATTTCTAGTATGAGAATGCCCTTTGTGAAAAAGTTTACACAGTTTTGGAATAAATACATCTACGATGATCCAACCGAAAAAGATCTAGAACTTACTGAAATTTTATCCATGTTTATGGAAACCTATCCGAAATATACCGATATGGATGAACCTAAAATCAAAGATATGATTCAATACTACTATCCAGATACAATTCTAGAGAATCGCTTTGTGCATCACAAAGGATGTCTGCTGTGGAACAAGAAAGAAGAATTACACCAGTTTTTATCCACGATAAATACCTGTGAACAAGAGGTATATCCAATGTATATTGTGTCGTCTTTCAAACGAAAAGTGAGTAAGCAATATTTCACCTCTTTCTATGAACAATATAAGTATTTGAATACAGAACCATAAAACCATAAGATATTCTCGTCATTTATGGAAAAATATTATAGAATACAAACGCATACACGTTCCTTTTCCGCGGATTTTCCTTTTTTCTCTTTTTTATCTTTCTTTGCTTCAATTTGAGGTTGATTTTCTAGGTATGCTTTGAAGTGTGAATACTCTTCTATAAGATAAGATTTACTTTGATAATATTTTTTTCGTTTTTGATATTGACTTTCAAAGACACTTGTCTCATCTACGAAATCAACTACCACCGGTTTATGTCCCTTGCTTCTCAAGATTCGACCTACACTTTGACATACATCGGACTTGGGTGTTGCCAAATACAGGGTGGTAAGATTTTTAATGTCTAACCCTTCGGATGCCATAGCATATGTCCCTAAGATGATTTTTTTGGATTCACTCTCTTTCAAATGCTCTTCTTTCATACCTCCAAGATAATATCCTATACTTGGTTCAAATGCAGAGATCATTTTATACAAATCATGGATCATGGTTTTCGTGTGAGACAATATCATGACTTGTTGTTCGGGTTGTTTTTCCAGTTCTCGTTTCAGGACTGCAACCATTGTCTCGTTCCGTGTAGTATCATTTAATTTTGTAATGAGACAAGAATAAAGGGGTTGTCCTTTAAAATCCGTTTTGACATGTTCAAATAGATCTTCGTTTTGAAAACGAATACATTTCACCAAAACTTCTGTCTCTACATCAGACTTTTCTTTGTGAATCACGGGACCTATAAAATATTTAAATACCTTGCTAAGTCCATCTTTGCGTGTCATGGTTCCACTTAGTCCTAAATTATAAGGGGTCACAATTTGAACCATGACATTAGAAAAGACTTCCGCACTTAGATGATGACATTCATCAAAGACGCATAATCCAAAACTATCCCACATATCTGAAGCATAGGTCTTGTTAGAAAGAGATTGTAACATACCCAATACAATGTCTTTTCCTTCTATGTCGATGACATCTCCTTGAATCTTTCCTACTTTGGCAGTTGGTAAAAAGGTTTGAATGCGTTCTAACCATTGATTCATGAGAAATGTCTTGTGCACAATGACGAGTGTTTTTCGTTTTAATTGACTGATGATATGCAACGCCATTACGGTTTTCCCTTTTCCTGGTTCTACGTCCAATAATCCCCCGCCCGTTTCTTTCGCAGATTGAACAAACTTACGAGTAATTTCAACTTGATAGTCAAACAATTGTCCTGTAAATGGAACATCAATGGTTTGACCAGGAGCAAGTCTGGAATCTACTGTGCCAAATTCTTCTATACCATAATAACGTGGAAGATACATTTTTTTTTCGGATTCCCTATACACTGGATAACTAAGTTCATTGGAGTGACTCGAAAACGGTTTTACGGTTAAATCCTGCCTAATTTTTTTGAGTTGAACTGCGGTAAGTTCACTCTTAAATAGAGTATATCCCTTTTTCCCAAGATAACTCATTACAACTATAGTGAATTATAATCTTTATATTTTTCTATGGATATATAATAATGAAAATAAATACTATCACGCTTCTTGAGAATATAGTGGGTCTTATCCTTGCCATCCTCATCGTCTTTAAGATCCTTCCAAATACAAACGTATGTAGACAAATGAATCAACCCGTCTATATTGTGCTCTATTTAGTATTTACAGTCCTTTTGTTTGTCACCTTGAACCCGATCATAGGGTTTCTTTTTCTAATCTATGGATATCAATTGATCATGAAAGGAAAAGAGGAATCTAAACGAAATGATCATCTGAAACAACTTAATCCAGAAAAGGAGACAGATCTAGAAGAAATTGTCATTCAAAACTCAGAGTTTGCTCGTATTAAACATCAAGATGAAGACCAGGATACTCGGGTAAAACCTATTTTAGAAAAAATGATCCTTTAACTATTTCCCTCTTTCGCGGGTCTTGAGACATAAATATAAAAATAATAAATACCATAGACGATTAAACTCAGTGCGATCATATAGGAAAGAATCACTAACATATCTGTCATATAAGTTGCATTGCTGATGTTCATTTGCATATATTTTTCTTTCTCTTGATTAATGACATCTACAGGAACACAATCAATATAGATATTATCTTCAAACTGATTGTTCATGTTTGTATGATGCAATGCCAATGCTTTTGATTTACTAACTATATCCACTTCTCCGGATGTATAACCAGTCGGATTGGTCGGAATCGTGAGTGTTCCAGAATAACCTAAATAACTATGGGTGAAAAAGACTACGTGAAATAAAACACCTGAATCATCCGTATGTGTGTAATATTGATAATAATCTTGCTCAATATCTGCGGAAGGAATGAATTGATTCAGGTTTAGTTGGACATTCTTATTTTCATTTACAATTGCAGTTTCTAAGGGATAAAAGAGATTCTGCGTGGTCGTGGATGGATTCATGGGTAGGAAAATCAAAACCCGTTCCTTACTCACATTTTCATTGGAATATCCTTCAATCACAAAACATTTCTTTAAGGTGTCATCTACCATATGTGGATAGGTGTCTGTAATATAGACTGCATTTAGTGTAAATAATCGTGTCACTGAATTGATAGAGACAGAAATATTCGGGTTAGAGGTTCTTCCTGCTAAAGAAATCTCTAATGCTTGAATGGGGAAAGACTGATTGATGCCTAAGGTATTTCCCTCATTAAAATCAATGGAGGAAATCATATCAAAATTATAGGACAGATGTAAGGTTATATCGTCTCTCACATCGGTTACTTTAAATTCTATAGGCAAATTCTGCATATTACATATAGCATCTACTATTTTTTTAGAGGAATGATGTAATGGATAGATCCGTATATGTAGAACAAAGATCCAACAAGTATTTTATAGAACACTTACATTTGTTCTATAATCGTCCCAATTTGCTATCTAAGAATGGAATAGATGGACATCCCATGGTGGATGCCATGATACATAAAAGTGAATCTAGTGAAACGATGGAGAAGAAAGAAATAGAAACGATCCTTGAAAGGTTGAGACAATTTTTTCATTCTTTTACAGACCAACCTTTTCAAGGTGGAGGCATGAATCTTATGCAACTTAAACATAAGATTCGTGAAAAAGTAAAGCAAATCAAACCCAGATAATTACTCCATTGCATTGAATGAATCTACTGCGGAGTTTAAGTTATTGATGAGTTTATTTAATTCATGAATATCTATTCCATTTAACGTTTTAATCGAACCTACCATTTCTGGATTCTCTTTGATTTTATCCAATACTGATTTCATTTTTTTAGAATCTTCTTTCACTAAACTTAAGTCTCTTCCTTCCAAAGGATCCTCCCCAAAAGGTTCTTGACTAATAGAATCTTGTCCTATAGTTTCTGCTGCTTCTACTAGTGGATTTACGGGTCCCATACCTTCACGATTGGTCATAGCATCTATTTCACTTTTTCGATCCTTTGTATTCTTTCTTTCTTTTTCTCTTTCACGTTCTTTTTTCTTCTTCTCTTGAAGGGTCATGGGTTCTTTCTTACCTTTCATTGACGCTACTTTATTACTAGACACATCATTATAGGAACTATCTTTTGTAGTAAACCCTTCAGGCATACGTTGAATGATATACAAGAGATCTGTAAATACGAGGGAAATCCCCAACACGATCACCATATTTTTCTCGATCAAATAAACAAATAAAAATGCCAAGGAAAAGATCACCAGACTTTGTGATTCTGCGCGAAGGGCGAAATAACCTAAATGAACAAGCGTGGCAAAAAACAAAAAGTACAAAAGGGATACACTCTGCCATTTAGATGAAAAACTCTTCATTTTTTTAAGGGTCATTATATACACTCTCTAAAATAAAATTGATCCTGTTCTTTAAGCATTTGATTCCAGAAACAAAAGATGGAGGTCGCAATTACCGAACCCTACTTCTACGCAATTCATGGTGGACAACAAAGTATCCCGCATCACATGGTAGTGTATAGTTATGATGTAGATGAGTTCTTCAATAACATTTGGCAGGATGAATATAAAGTAGCGTATAGGAATATTCGTAGGGTTGCTCACAGGGTGGATCATGACATGATCCGTAACTATAAATATCATCTGAACAAGCATGTGAATCTTCAACTCGTAAAAATCTACAATGACGAAAACAATCGTGAACTTTGTATTTTACACACCTATAAATTGAATCTCTTCAAGAGAATCTGGCGTAAACGCATGCAAAATCGTATGCGTCAACTATAATCTTCTAAGAGATCCAACTGTTTTTTGATTTCTGCGATTTCATTCTCGTTTGTGAGAGTGAGACACAAGGAGGTAAGATAATCCTTTAATTTAGTAATTTCTTTGCAACCATACTTTTTATAAAAATGTTGTAGGTTCTTTAGACACTTTTTCTTCTCTTCTTCCAAACACATTTCTAGAGCGATGTCGCATTCTTTGTCACTCATATACCATATGAATTAAAAAGATATTTATATAAAAATATAGTCCTATAATAAGTAGAATGTCAAAAACAAATCAGGAACCCTTACTTCAAGAAGACAACCGTTTTGTGATGTTTCCAGTGTCAGATCAAACCATCTGGAAAATGTATAAAAAACAAATTGACTGTTTCTGGCGACCTGAGGAAATTGACACTTCTAAAGATATGACTCATTGGGAAAAGATGGAACCGAATGAGAGATATTTTATCAAAATGGTTCTTGCCTTTTTTGCGGCAAGTGATGGCATTGTTTTAGAGAATTTAGGGGTTCGTTTTATGAATGAGGTCCAACTTCCCGAGGCGAAAGCATTTTATGGTTTCCAAATTGCCATGGAGAATATACACTCTGAAACCTATAGCACACTTATTGAAAGTTATATTAAAGATCCAGAAGAAAAGGATTCACTCTTCAATGCTATTGCAAACTTTCCATGCATTGAACAGAAAGCAAAATGGGCGATCAAATGGATCCAAGACAAGCGTAGTTCTTTTGCATCCCGACTCATTGCGTTTGCATGCGTAGAAGGCATCTTTTTCTCAGGCGCTTTCTGTTCTATTTATTGGTTGAAAAAGAGAGGACTTATGCCTGGACTCACCTTTTCCAATGAATTGATTTCTAGAGATGAAGCATTGCATACCGAGTTTGCAGTGTATCTATACAATAAGTTAGAGAAGAAGTTGGCACGTAAAAAGATTCAGGAGATTATTCAATCTGCAGTCACGATTGAGAAAGAGTTCATTACAGAAGCGTTGCCCTGCCGACTCATTGGAATGAACTCGGACCTGATGAACCAATACATTGAGTTTGTAGCGGATCGATTGTCTCTCCAATTGGGATGCGATGAAATCTATCATGCAAAGAATCCATTCGATTTCATGGAGATGATTAGTTTAGAGCAAAAGACCAACTTCTTTGAATCGCGTGTCTCCGAATATTCACTCGCAGAAAAGTCTGGAAAAGAAGACGCCTTCGATGTAGATGCCGTAGAGTTTTAATCAGGTCAACTCTTTCAAAACCCTTTCTGACGATTCTAAAGATCCTTCTATCCAGGATTGTCTCACAGAGAATGCTTCGCCACACACATGTACATTTTCTATCACAGGCAACGTTTCCAATATTTTTTTTGAATTACATGGTAACCATGCATAGGTTCCTATTTCCCATAAATAGGGACGTATCCACAGAGGAGTTGGAATGGTTAGTGTAGGAAACAACCGAGACAAAATCTTTTCAATTTGTTGACCTATTTTCTTCAAGGGTTTGAGTTTACCCTTCTCTACAAAAGGTTGAATATCCGTATCTTCTACATACGCAATCATGACAATTCCGTCATGAATGGGTATAATATGTCTCAACTCGTGCGAGGTAGTCATCTTATGAAGAGACTCAAACCATGCAGGTGTTGGGTATTTCGCATAAATACGCAATAAAGGCGATCCTCTCAAGAATGTGTTTATTTGATTATAAGGAGACAATATAGGGAAGTATTTGAAATGAATTGGAGGAATAGTTACGACGACTCTTTTTCCAATAAAACGATCTACTTGTATGTGATCGTCTACGCGTTCTATCTTTAAAACACGATGATTTAAAATACAGGTTGTTTGGGTTTCTTGAAGTTGATGCATCATTCGTTTACATAGTTCACTAAAACCTTCTCTTACTACGTAAAAGTCTTCTCGTAAGAAATCCATCTTCAAGGATTTCAAATAATCATATGCATTTTTGTAGTAGATTTCATGAAATCCAGTTATATGAGCGAACTGGATTGCATCCTCTTCCCCAATTGTCTCGACGCAGTATTGAAAAAAAGTTTTATTTCGCATAGATTCATGTAGTGACATTTTTTTAATCAATTGAGTCATATAGGTTCCAACGTTTGGAATCATACCGTCTTTTTCATCTATATAATCTAGAACACTTGGAATAGGAACAGGCGTAAGATTGAACTTTTTGATAAGTTTCCATAAAAGTGTGTGATTCTTATGAAATCTTCCTGCGCCTATTTCGTATTGTGGATTGTAATGTGTTTTGATCCGACCTCCCCAATAGTCTGACTCCTCTAGTAGTAACACTTTTTGATGAGGTAGAGACAAAGCACAATAGAGACCAGCAATACCTCCCCCTATAATAATTGTATCATACATTATATATTATAAAGCAATAATTATATAAAAAATAGAAACAAAAATAGGTAATGACAGAAAATACGGAAAACCATGTATTATTGATTAAAACCGTTCAAATTGCGCCATTTCGCACACTGATTACAGCACTCAAGGATATTCTCATCGAATCTAATATTACCTTTCAAAGAGACGGTATGCGTATTATTAATATGGATAAATCGCATACCATATTAGTGCATCTACATCTATTGAGCGAAAATTTTGAATATTATGAATGTAACCGAGAGAAGATCGTGGTAGGAGTGAATATGTTTCACCTCTTTAAATTGATCAGCACGATTGATACAGACGATACATTGTCTATTTATATTGAAAAGGAAGATTACAATGACGGAATTGTGGAGCATTTGGTATTGAAGTTTGAAAACAAACAAAAAGAACAATGTAAGATTCAGAAATTGAAACTCATCGAACCAGAACATGAAGAACTGGACATTCCAGATGTCAAGTTTTCCTCTATTATTAATCTGCCCTCTAACGATTTTCAAAAGATCGTAAGAGATTTGAATAATATTGCGGACAAATTAGAAATTAAATCGGTGAAGAATCAACTGATCTTTAAGTGTGTGGGTTCTTTTGCGAATGTAGAAATCATTCGTAGTGAATCGGACGGTATGGGATTTATTCAAAAGAATAATCGAGTCATTCAAGGAGAATTCTCTCTTAAGAATTTGAATTACTTTATCAAATGCACCAATCTGTGTAATCAAATTGAAATGTATATGGAAAATGACTTGCCACTCATCATTAAATACAATGTAGCATCACTAGGAGAGATTAAACTCGGACTCGCCCCATTGCCTAGTTCAACCTAAACGAGGATAATTCATGGTTTCACTATGAGTTCCAAGCAGCAGGACCATTCTGGTAAATACCATCTCTACCAGAAGGTCCTTTGGGTCCAGGTGGTCCAGGTGGTCCTGGATCCCCAACATTTCCAGCGGGTCCAGGCGGTCCTCTATCACCTGCTGGTCCTGCTGCTCCTGCTGGTCCTGCAGGTCCGGGTAATCCTGCTGATCCAGGCGCTCCCGGTGCTCCAGGTGCACCTGCTGGTCCAGGCGGTCCAGCAACACCTTGTGCGCCTGGATTTAAGATAAGATAAGTAACCGATTTCCCTAATTCGCCAAGACTAGTTAGTTGTTTTTTACCTATCAATTCATCCTTGTTATATAGATTCAGATCATACTTTTGGATTCGTTCAGAGCAACAGTCTTTACGGTTTGTAATTTGGATGGATCCTAGTTTGATTTCGGGACTTAATAAAATAGTTAATTTATCAGGTGCGGTGGATGAATGACCAATTGTATCTACGGCATCATCGTATAGATTCTGAATAGGTCCATAACTATTTTGATACCCTAGATTTCCGTTTCCAAAATTAACACTATTTGGAGAGTTCCAATAAATAACCTTATTCTCGTCTTCATCCAGAATAGTAATATCAATTAAATTGATCCATGCATCATTTTTAGGTTCTCGTACACATTCTAGTTCTATTTTTGAGATGGGCAAATCTTTTGTTAATTCTATCATACTTGTATTATTTGAACTAATGAACGATTCTACAGAATAAAATGAAATTAACAAAACAACTAAAGATAGTAGAAGGAGAACCTTTACACTCATATAGTATTAAATTATATTATATGAATGTAAAATATCAATCTATAGTTCACACTAAATTATGCGCCTGTCTAGATTTTGGTTTAGAAGTAGATCTTAAGGGTTTATTTAAATAAGTAGGCAATTTGAATGTATAATTTCTTGATCTAGATCTTGACCTGGACATTGATCGTAAAGGACGATTTAAATAGGTGTAAATCTTAGACATATAAGGGTTGCTATTTCTGATCTTCTGTACTTTAACCTTATCGGGAATAAAAAAACCATGACGAAGTTTAATCCCGTTCTCTAAGAGTTCCCATGATGAGTTTACCTTTAACTTTCCAATCTCTTTAATATATCGTTCTATGGGAATATTTCTTGAGACAATCTCTTGATATTTACCAAGTAATTCATGTTCTACTTCTTCTAAAGGACGTTCGTCTATAAGAACAGGGACATTGGAAGATTCCCTCTTCAAATGTAAACGGGGAGGTGGAGCATCCAGGTTTGTTAAATCTACTGCAAAGACAGGGTTAGACTCTTTATCTGTTCCAAGATAGGTGAACCCTAATTTCATATAAAATCCCATAGAAGAGACCAATGAATTGAGTAAGCATACATTCATCGAAGATTCTTTTGCTACATCGAGTAATTTAAACATTAAGTTTGCCCCTACACCTGTATGATGACTTCTAGAAGAAATGGTGTCTATTTCTATACACCGATCGTTGTGTATCTTCGCAGTAATACAACCTAAAATACGAGTATTCTGGATTGCTTCTATCGTTTCATCCGTGACTTGGTGATATAATATAGGATTGATCTTTTCAATGGCGACAATGAAGATGTGGTTTTCTCTACATGCATTGACTAAATAACTCCTACTAATCCCGGTGCCTAACATACCCAGACTAGACAACGTATAAATACCTCCATAGACGTGTCTCGGTTCACCTGGAATAGGATGATTTCCTTTGATGACAATATCTCTAGGATATGGATCCATATGGATATAATCCGTATAGTCGTTAAAACTCATGCATAGTTCAGTATTTGAACACCAGTATAGAAAATCCATATAATATGAATATATATTCATTTTGTGTTGTAGTTATTTTGTATTAAAATACTTTACTATTCTTCCGAACTATTTAAAAAATGATAAACACTAAAAACAACAAAAGAGACGAGAATAAACACAATGCATTTTGAGGTTGTTTCTATCGCAATTATCGTATTTCGCCGTGTTTGCAATATTGGTTCAGGTTGAAGGGATTCTTGTTCAAATGGAGTATTGCAAATAGGACATTTCTTCTGATCTAAAATATCCTTGCATTGTGCACAGAGTTTATGTGTGCAAGGAAGAAATATAAATTGTTCTGTTTCCTCAAAACATATTATGCATTCCTCGTTCATAATATATAGTATTAAATAGCATTTTTATCTATTTTAATTTGGTTGAATATGGGAGGTTAGGTTGATCCTTATAAAACGATTCTTATCATGAAATAAGTTCATCAAAATGATTTATCCTTTGTAGGAAGATAAGAATATCTCCTTCTATTGAAATAGCAGGATGCCATTGATGTTCATCGTACAACAATTGTAAATTATATATATTGTTGTGATGATTGATTTTATCAATATAATAATCAAGTAGGTAAAATGGACCATACTCATCTCTTTTTATGTTATGAATTACCTCTTTTATAAACCATATAGGCGGACTAAAGGGGTAATTCTTAGAATATTCTATTTTTGTATGGATTTCAATCTTATAGATTAAATACTCGCTTATTCGTTCATTCAATTCAGTTGGAATATTAAAGAAAGGACAATGAGTTGTATTGGTGTAACGAATTGTAAGTAAAACACATGTTTTTTGTATAGTCTTTTCTATTTCAATCGTCTCATTCGAATCATACTTCAATTGAAAATATCTTGCTAAGTCAATCTCTTTAAAATCTCTCTCAAATCGAGCAAGTCGCTTGTTCTTATGGTCAAGATCATCCTCATGGGGATTGAGAATAGGTTCATTCATCTCTTATCTAATATGCTCATAAATGCCTAATATGTCAATTTTATTCATTTCCGTGTTTCTTGAAGAGACATCCCTTTTTGTCTAAATCTTCAATATCTACAAAGACATTATGGTTTAAAAAATCACAAGTTTTCATCCATATTTTTATAATACAAAACGATTTCTTTGGAGACAAACTGATTCCCATGATCTGATTTGCAACTTCTTTATTTGTGGTTAAAGTGTCCCCCATTAATCTATAAAAAAGGGTTTTCCATACTTTTTCTACGTTCTTGTTAAAGACACGGAACGAAAATCCGCCACCTTCTCGGTTGGATTCATCCTCCCACATTGGTTTAATGTTGTCTCGCATCACAAAGAGTATAGTTTTCTTGATGATTTCGAAAGGGACCTCTTGAATCATATGGATCGAATCATAGACCGTATGGATCGGCATGATTTTATAATAACTTTCGTAACTCCAGTCCGAAGTATTTTGTAAATGAATATAAAAGGTCCATTTTTGTGATAATTTATATTCATTCATGGAGTCCGTCATATACTATAGACATAGATATTTATATTTATTTTATTTTACTTCGAATTGTTTTATCGCAGGCGTTGGATCGGTTCCAAATACAAAAAACAAAAGAAAGGTCATGTAACTATAGATGATGATAGGCAAAAATACAATGACCCATGCAACGATTTCCATTTGGGCAGCACACAATAACTGTAAAAAAACAATCATCACAATAGAACAGAAAAACTTAACCAATGCCATGCTATAGTTTTCGTCATACAATTCAAAGATCACGTGGAACATCATAAGCATTACAAATAGAATAGCAGGGGTACATAATTTTTCAATATACATATATATAAAGAAATGATAATTATTTATTCATGGAGATTGAAACTGTGATGAGACAAACAAATTATACACGAGAGCAGGCGCAAGAGTCTTTGGAACGTAACAAGACCGTGGAAAATTGTATCAAAGAGTATTTGGGTGTCCTGCCTAAACCAGAACCCGTGATCTCTGTGAATCAAGGAATATTTAAATCAATCCGTGATTTTATCGATAATGCATCTTGAACGGTGACGTAAATTGTCTGATCGGGTTTAACATGATGGTTTTGTCTCGAGATACAACCTTTTTATTTTCTGTAATCTTCTCTTTTTCTTTGGTCTTTAATTTAAGTTGAACTACGCTATTATCGTATGGTGAATAACTGCATGTAAACGATTCAATATCCAATAAATCTCTTTTGTAATAAACTACGTTAGTCAGTGTATTTAATCCATCTACTACATTCTTGTTATTATACATGTCTCGTGTTTTCAATGAGACATCTTTATAGATACCATCTAGTAAATGTAAAATAGAACTATCTCCATAATCATAATATTGGGTTCGGTTAATGTATAAATGAGCAGAAAGAGCACGTTCATATAAAATAGTATCCTCCCATCCCCAATACCAAAAAGAGGGAAATCCATTAATTTTCTCAAAATCTTCTCCTCTTATAGCGAAAATCCCGCCGAGACAGAACTTGAATCCATAATAATGTTTAATCTCATTTTTATGTAAAGTATAATCCAATAACCCTTTCTTATAAGGAAGGGTATCAATGTCATTGAAGACAAATACAATGTCCTTGTAATAACTATACTTTTCTTTTGCATAGAGAAACCCAATGTTTTTGAGTGCTCCACGGTTAAATGGAAGATTGTTATTTTGATGTGCGAATACGATTTCATAAGTAGAAGGGTCCGTATCCTCCATCAAATAACTCATGTAAAGATCAAAAAAATGCTTCTGATGTTCTCTATTACGATAGGGTATAATAAAGATGGTCTGAATCATTAGTTTATATTCATATATTTATTTTTGATGACTGCCGGTATTAATTTTTGTTCATGTAGTTCCAGTTTCTTAAAACACTTATTGATGGTGACTTCGCTAATTTTACTAATAGAGTGTATGGATTTCTTGGATATATTCAAATTACATTTTTGACAAACAAAGTAAACAATCCCAGCAGAGATAGAATGGGGTGTATTTTCGGGAATGATTTTCTGTGTCTCTACTATATTTGCTATGAACAGACATAACGTAGTTAGTTCTTGATTGATAGACAATTTGCTACAATATCGATTGATGAAAGAGGATGGTTTTGTATTATGCAGAACCGTCTTTTCTTCATCCTCCATTTCAATATCATTTAATATACCCAATGCATTTTTACAACCACGCGTAGCACTTGTATTGTCTAGTTTAAAGATGGTTGCAATTTCTTTGGATGTTCTTGGATGATTGTTACTACTACACGCAATGTAGATAGAAGAAGCGAGTAAACCATCTCGATTAATCCCACGATATGTTTTGGTTTGTGATATTTTATCGTAGTAACGAATGGCATCATCTATGATGATTTTTGGGATTCCTGCATTACTTGCAAGAACACTAATGATTTGAAAATCATCATATTTGGATTTTTCTTTGTAAGGCATAGACTGCCATTCTGTATAACGTCTAATTTTACGCATTTCGTAACTGGAACCGAAACCGCAAACAATCTTACATCCGAAAGAAGATTCCTTTAACAACGGATTTACAGGCATACCGCAACGTGTTGGATCTACCGAATTGCTGTCATCTGCTCCATAAAATCTCCATTCTGCTCCGAAATCTAAAACTTCCTTGTCGATATGTCCGCAAGATGAATTAGAACAACAATGAAACCCTTCTTCTGAAATAAACATCACTTCATTACATTTTTTACAAGTTCCATCTTGGTCAGAAGAATACACGCATTCTATCTCTTCTTTTTCTTCAAACAAGTTCCACATTTCGGTCTTTTTTTTATCCTCATAATTTTTCTGTGTTTTCATTTGTGTTTTCATTTATGATTACGTGTATTTTAAGATACACATCAATTTTTATTTTATTTATTTATAATAAATGGGAAATAACCAATCTACTCCTACGGAACCCATGAATATCAAATCTTTATCTTCCCAAATAGATGACATTGCGATACATTACATATTGAAACAAAATACGATTGATTTATTGCGTCTTACAGACAAAGAGTATTATGATAATTTAATTGTATTGGTTGGAAATTTGTTTGAAAAGAAATTATCTGACATGGAATTGGGTTCAATGAATCAACGAATCTTCCCAGAAACCATACAAGATGCGGTTTTAGATTTTTTACCTTCCAATGGTAAAATAAAAAATACGATGATACGTAATATTTCTAAGTTTTACATGAAGATTATGATGATCTTCAGTGCTATTGTTGCAACAATAGACCCGCAATATTCATATGAAGATGATCAAGGTTCAACCCAAATGTTTTATTTGAAGGATTTAAATGCCTACAAAAACATTCCGAGACATGTTCAACCGCTAGTCCATCAACTGACCAATCCTATGAACTTATGTAGAAAAAGAATATCTATTCTTAGAAACAAAATTGATTTGTCAGATCCTGATTTTGTCACCATTAATCCAGGTGAGAAGTTATGTTCAACCGAAAGCACACGTTATCTAACCGATGAAATCGGAATTAAAGAATTGGATTTACTTTATTATGATATATTTGATCCCTCTTCAAAAACATGGAAACATCGAAGTAAAGAAATGGAGGAAAAATACAAAAGTGATCTTAAGAAATTTTATACCATTTTTACCGGGGAGGAGAATATGCCGTATGAGATTCGTTCTTTTAAAGACATAGAACTGTTTGATTATCGTTCTACAGGTTACTGCAAAGATAGTCTCTTTACTCAAGATTATGTCGTCCCCACAGACGATGCGCTCATCGTTCGCTACAAGGAGCAATTGGATCTACTCGAGAAAAGCACTGTTCTATATCGTGCTGAATTACTAGACTATTTAAAGAGGATCTTTTTAACCAAGATAGAACAGGATCAGATGTCTTATACCATTGATCCATCCTTAACCATGGAAAAAATACTTGCTCTTGAAACCGATACACGAAACACAATTATCAATTTATATACAAATTGTGAACAATATTTTATAAGAGCACTGCTTATCTTTGAAGAACTTTACGACAATCAGAGCAAAAATATGAATGAATCACGATTATATAATATGCGCAATATTCCCCTTTATAAAGAGAATTTATTGAATATGAATAACCCTATTGCCCCAATAAACCAGAATAATTCTTTTCAAATGACGATGAATCCACCCAATTCAATTCAACCGTTAAATACGATACAAGAACCTATTGCGCCTAAACCAGAACCATTCCCTTTGCCATTGACTGCTCCATTGTCTGAACCGTTGCCATTTACTGCGCCAGAACCATTACCCGTTACGATGCCGCCCCCATCTGAATCATTGCCAAACACTGTACCAGAACCAGTGTCAGTGCCACATACGGAACCTGCACCACCATTGACTGTTTCAGAACCCTTATCTATTCCACCACCAGTGACGGCATCAGAACCACCACCAGTAACTGCTCCAGAACCTGCACCACCATTGAATGAAACAGCACCTATTCCACCAGTGACGGCACCAGAACCAGTAACTGCGCCAGAACCTACCCTTATTCCACCAGTAACTGCGCCAGAACCTTCCCTTATTCCACCAGCAACTGTTCCAGAACCTACCCTTATTCCACCAGCAACTGTTCCAGAACCTGCTCCACCATTGAATGCATCAGAACCAGTGACTGCACCAGAACCTTCACAAGTGCCAGTGACTGTCCCAGAAAAAGAACCTATTCCACCCGAGACTGTTCCAGAACCTGCACAAGCACCAGTTCTCGCGCCACCATTGAGTGAACAAGTTACTGCACCAGAACCTAGACCAGTACCAGTGCTCGCGCCACCAGTGAATGCACAAGTGAATGCGCCAGAACTGATGTCTAAACCAGAAGGTATGCCTGGCACTACAAATATAGATGGAAAACTACCAACTCAGGTCACTCGTTCTCCTGAACCCATACCAGTGACTCTATCCCCAGAACCCGTTCAGGAAAAGAAGGAGTCCTCTATCCTAGATACATTTACACAAATGTTTACAAAAAAATAAGATCATTTTAGTTTCATGCTTTGAATCATTTCGTCATCATATACGAATAAACCAGATGGTTTGTAAGTAGAAATAGGTTTAGATTCACTCTTTTCAAACCTGACAACCGATTTCTCTTTTTTCTCTATCGTATTCCCGAGTGAGTCTACCGTTATTTTTGCCTTATTTTTTAATTCTTCTCTCACATATTCTGGAACCCAATGACTCCATGCAATAAAAATAAGATTTGGATGAATATAACGGGTGTTAAATCCATCTTTTTCTAATCTATCTAAAATAAATGTCAAACATTCTGAAAAATTATAATTTGGATATCCTAATAATACTTCTGGCATGACAAAGGAACAAAACTGATTGTTGTTTCTTTGTTTAGATGCAATCTTAATCTTGTTGTGAATTTTATTTAATAATTTAGAATATATATTTAACCTATTGAGATCACTCTTTCTCTTGGTTTCATATAACTCGTCTATGTTAAGGTGTGGTTCGTCCATGTAATATTATGTTATAAATTTAAAACCATATTTACAAATTTATCCATAGAGTCTTTCGAAAAATTAGAATCAAAGATGTAGTTTTTACCGTCAGCAACCATAATAATGGTGGGATAAGAATCTACTTGATAATAATCTGCTTGATCTGGATTTTTATCACAATCTACTAAGGTAAAAAGAATATGATCATGTGGACTACTTGTCTTATAGGCGTTAAAATCAGCGAGCGTTTTTTTGCAATGAGGACACCATGTTGTATAAAACAGGAAACATTCATATGTCTTATCTTTTGGCACATACTCATCATTCGGAACAAATTGCTTAGGATCTACCTTGATAAACCGTTGATAAATAAAATATGTCATTCCAATGAAGAATAAAAGAATGATCCCTATCCATACAACATTGACAGTTTCCATATAGAATAAAAAAACATAATAAACATAAAAGGTTTACTTATTCTATGTTCGTGAAAGAATATAATTCTAATCATTATGTTTTTATAAAATATGATGATTATGCTTGTAAGCGTAACTTTTATGATGAAATGATACGTATTCAATACAACAAAGTGCATACTTATCCTAGCGCCATTGAAGAATTAGAACGGGTTTTGAATCAGACTACGAAACAAGTAAATAAACAAAATCAAAACAGATAATAAAAACAAACTGGGTTCGTTCACTAGGTTATGTTTCCATAATAAATAAATATAATAAGACAAAAGCAACAAGGATATGACTTTTAATAGAAGAGAAGAATAAACAACTTGTGTTAAGATAGTGAGTAAAGTGATCACAAATAAACCGTTTTGAAAACGATGCATCTTTATTATATACATAGATTATAATGAAGACGCGAAAAATCAAAACATATACAAAGTCAGATTATCAATCTGGAGAAGGTATGCTTACAACAGTATGGGGACCAAGTTTATGGCATTATTTACATACGATGAGTTTTAATTATCCTGTAAATCCTACCCATGAGAATAAACAACAGTATCGTGCGTTTATTTTATCCCTTGAACATGTTCTTCCTTGTAAATATTGTCGTATTAATTTAAAGAAGAATTTTAAGTCTGTCCCGTTAAGGTATTCGGATATGAAAAACCGAGAAACCTTTTCACATTATATTTATCGTTTACATGAACATATTAATCAAATGCTTAATAAGAAATCAGGATTAACTTATGAAGATGTAAAAGAGAGATACGAACATTTTAGGGCAAGATGTGCTCCGGTGACGAAGGTGGAATCTGGATGCACAGAATCTTTATATGGTAAGAAATCTAAATGCGTGATTAAAATTGTCCCACAAGAGACCAATTGTCAGACATTTCAGATGGATGAATCCTGTAAAAAGGTAAGAATTAAAACCTACTAAAATGACTAAAATCAGAAATTAAAGGCACTGGATATTGTTGATCTTTGTAATGGACCACCTTTTTACAGTCTACTACAGGTTCAGGACATCTCTCGCATGCAGGACATGGCGGACATACATCAGGGGAAGATGTTTTGTCTTCTTTACATGCAGGTTTAGGATCTACTGGTTTTTGAGGGGTAGAAATAGTATTGTCGGTTAATACAGGCATATCTGGTAATTTAATAGATGCATCGTTGGAACTCGATGGTTGATTCGATGGAGAAGGTGTCGAACCAGAATTATTCGAGGAAGACCCCGAAGAAGACCCCGAAGAAGACCCTGACGCATCTAAGGTTGGCCAGTTCAGTTGAAAGTTAGAAGAAGCATCATTCAGAATGGAACCCATATTATCGTAAGGATTATTTGGACATACTGGAGTAACAATTTTTGTTTTAAGAATATAATCATCCGAATTAAAATAATCCGAATAACTTAGATAATCATCTTGTTCCACAGTTGCATAACATCTTGGAACATAAGATCCTACAGAACTATCACTATGGCAAGTAGGCACTTCTGGTTCAAATCCTTCTTTTGTCTCCACATAATCCAATTGAAAAATGACAAAGAGAATAAAGGAGATCAATAAAAGAATCACAAAAATTTGAGTAGACTTCATATAGAAGAGATAGAAAAAAACTTATCAATCTATGATAAATACATGGATTTGTAGTTAATAAATTGAACAAGGTATTCTAATTCCTTAAGAATAAATTATTTTATAGAAATAGATTTTCTCATTACTTATTTTAGTGGTTCTGACTTTTGTTGTATAAGTATTTGAATGTATATCTTCTATGATCATAACCTGTGATCATAGAATATTCAATTTATATCACGTTTAACCCGAACACATGAGGCATTCTTGTTCAGAACTCTTATTTTCTGGAACAACCGTGAATTGCTGCGCTTGATGTTTCGCTTTTCGTCTAAGATAATACATACCCGTCTTCAGACCTGATTTCCATGCATACAAATGAGTTGCAGTTAATACTTTATAATTAGGTTCTTCGATCCAAAGGTTCATGGATTGACTTTGACAGATAAAAGCGCCGCGTTCTTTTGCACGATCTATGATGTGTTTCATAGGAATCTCCCATACAATCTTGTATTTTTTTCTGATCTCTTCCGGTATTTCTTCTATTTTTTGAACAGACCCCTTGTGTTCAATGATTTTATTTTTCAATTTCATATCCCATAGACCCAAATCGATCAATTCTTTCATCAAATAGCGATTAATCACCATAAACTCACCTGCTAGGGTTCGTCTTGTATATATATTACTCGTAAAGGGTTCAAAACATTCATTATTTCCTAGAATTTGACTGGTAGATGCGGTTGGCATGGGTGCCAAACAGAGCGAGTTCTTCACACCATAGGTAATAATGTCTTGTCTCAATGCATCCCAATCATAACGAGAACTTGGTTGAACATTCCATAAATCAAATTGAAACTTCCCTTGAGACAAGGGCGACCCTTGAAAAGAAGAATATGCTCCATCAACCTTCGCCATTTCCATACTTTTTTCTAGGGATGCATGATACATCGTTTCAAAAATAAGACGATCCGTTTCTAACGCTTCTTTACTTTCAAACGGTAAGTTCATCATGACGAGTGCATCTGCCAATCCTTGAATCCCAATCCCAATAGGACGATGATTTGTATTACTTGTTCTTGTTTTTTCATTTGGATAGAAGTTGACATCAATCAGTTTATTCAAATTAAAAGTCACTTGTTTAGTCACGCGATGCAACTTTTCATAGTCAAATACGGAATCCTTCACCATAGAAGATAAGGAGATGCTTGCTAGATTACACACGGCACTCTCCTTGTTATCGCTATATTCTACGATTTCACAACACAAGTTGGATGATTTAATCGTTCCCAAGTTCTGTTGATTTGATTTTCGATTGCATGCATCTTTGTAAAGAATGTAAGGTGTTCCTGTCTCCATTTGACTATCTAGGATACGAAACCACAAATCTCTTGCCTTAATCTTCTTCAAATATTTACCAGTTTGAACATAGGATTCATACAACTCTTTGAACTTCTCTCCGTAGACATCTGCAAGTCCTTTGGACTGATTCGGACACATCAGAAACCAATCTTCATTTTTTTCAACCTTTTCCATAAATAGATCTGGAATCCAAAGCGCATAAAATAAATCACGACCTCTCATCTCTTCGTCTCCCTGATTCTTTCGCATATCTAGAAAGGGTTCAATGTCTGCATGCCATGGTTCTAAATAAATAGCAAAACTTCCGTTTCGTTTACCTCCTCCTTGATCTACATAGCGCGCTGTATTGTTAAAGACCCTCAACATGGGAATAATGCCATTGGATGTTCCGTTGGTTCCTTGGATAGGACTTCCTTCTGCACGAACATTGTGAATATGTAGACCAATTCCACCTGCCCATTTAGAAATATTTGCACATTCCTTGAGTGTATTAAAAATACCATCGATACTGTCTTCTTCCATTCCAAGCAAAAAACAAGAACTCAATTGTGGACGATAAATACCTGCATTGAATAAAGTGGGCGTCGCATGTATATATTCTTTTAGACTCAAACTATCATAGGTCTTCTTGACTTCTTCCAAATCCTCTCCATGGATTTGAATGGCAACACGTAACCATAAATGCTGTATACGTTCAACTACCTTTCCCTCTGAACGAATGAGATAAGCGCGTTCTAATGTCTTAAACCCAAAATAATCAATCAAAAAATCACGACTATGATCCAAGAGTGTCTCAAAAAAATAGAGATGTTTTTTTCCAATATCATAGTAAGATGCTGAAATGTAATTCGGTATTTTTCGAATCGTTTCTAAATACACCGAAAAAGAGGGGTTGACTTCTTTCTGATGATTGGAGACAATGATGCGACCTGCCAGGATAGAATAATCATAATGATGCACACCCATGGAAGCGCACTGTTCCGAAATGAGTTCATCAATCTTAGACGTCAAGATCAGATCGTGTAGTTGATCTACAATTTTCATTACCAATCCTGAACTTTGGACAGTTGTCCCGTAATTCAATTGTTTGATTCGTTGAGCAATTTTCTCATACGAAAGAATCTCCTTGTCTCCGTTACGCTTGATCACAAAGAGGTCCATCTACATTGAGTATCAACTCAGGTTTAAGTTCATTTTTATTTTCATTTTTTATCTCACTCTTTATCTCATTCTTTGAGTCATTCTTTAAAACACGCTTCTTGGGCGCTCGTGTGATGTATTCGCCACTGATTCTTTCTTTTAAAATTGTTTCCCACAATGCACTAAATACCGGAATTGCTGCCTTAAACCATTCACGTTGTCTTTTGACCAATACACACGAATATACTTCCAATTTCCAATATACATTTTTAAACCAGTTTAAAGGTGTATTTGTGAAAGTTTGTTCCATCCATTCATTATAATCTGTAACATCAAATGGCATATATTTATAGACGAACTCTTGATCTTCATTGATAAAGACCATAATCACGCCCTTTTTATTCGGAGATTCATCTGTCTTGAACTCTAATTCGGAATCATATTCGATGAATTTGGTCTCTACAAAATCACATTCCTCTAAATCACAAACCTCCATCTGTATTTGCATCTGAATATAATAATCTTGTTTAGGTATACCCGTGATTTCGCGAGACACCACATTTTTGATTTCAATCATTCTTCCATAATTGGTGGGACCAGTTACAATCCCGTCAGGAGATGCTGCCAAAAAAGGGTATTCTGTATGAGCAATACAACCAAAGGTCCCGATTGTTGTTTGATTCTTTTCCTCGTATAGACAAGTCGTCAAATATTCGTATTTATTACCCCAACTCATCGGTGTCTCCGTGAGAGAAGATTTATATTTATCCGTATTCAAGGGTTGACATTTCTCATAGATCAATTGATTTTTTGAAGAGATTGTGCCAAGCGCTTTCCATGCATTACTTGCTGTAATGTGATCATGTCTAAAGGTATACCATTCTTGGGTTTTTTGTTCAGGTTGGTAGATTCCTTTCAAATAATCTAAATGCCCTTCTTTTACAATGGACGGGTAAGAGATAGTTTCTTGACTTCGTAATTTACCTAGGTCTCGTAATAGTTGTTCTAATGTTTGTATGGTGTCCTCCAATGAAACATCGAAATAAAACTTAGAACGAAGGGAAGAAACAAGAACTGATTTATAATTAGGATCACTAATCAAGAGCGGATTTTCTATAAAGATCTGTTCCAGATACTCTTTAGGGGTCATTGAAAACTCTGTCAAGATGTCTTTAATCATCCTTTATATATTCTAAAAATATTATGATCTTAATCAATAATATCTTTCTTGTTCTTCTTCGTGGTTTTCTGCTTCTCTAAATTGAGCATAAACTTTCGTGAAACGGGATTAAAGACTAACCCTGATATACGTTCAATGACCCGGTCTTCTTTATTGTAGGTAATGTCATTGGTCTTACTAAGTTTACGATTATCTACCAACATGATGCAAAATTTTAATGCGGCAGATTTCTCTGTCTCATCTAGAGAATAAAGGGGCGATAGGTTTTTATCCACAAAGTCATGAATCCTTCGATGTTTTTCCGTCCGAGACAATTTACACCATACCCCTTTTTTGTTATTTTCAATATCATTCCGTAGAAAGGTATTGATAAGTTCTTCCGAAGAATCAGGTTTTACATCTATGGGGGATCCGGTCAAGATCATTGTTCTGTATTTTAGACTATTATACTCTCTGCATTCGTCCGTCATACTTATCTTTAATATAATATGTCTATATTTTTTATATGAAAAATATAATTTTTACAGATACTACACAACGAAAACAACAGCAAAACTTGAACTTTGATCCGCATTTGGTTATTCAGCAATTACAAGAGGGTATTTCGAATGAGAATACGGAAGCGTGTCTAAAAGAGATCAAGAAAAAACATTCTAGTTATAAGAGTCAAGACAAACATAAACATAAATATGATGAACAAAATCACATTACTTTGTCTCAAATCTTGGATAAATTAAAAGAATGTCAACTTAAATGTTATTATTGCGGGAAAGAAGTGATGCTTCTTTACAACAAGAAGAAAGAACAGAATCAATGGACACTAGAAAGACTGAATAATCATATTGGACATTATAAAGACAATACCTGTATTGCATGTCTCAAATGTAATCTTGGACGAAGAACAGATAATCATGAATATTACAAAAAAGGTAAAACTATGATTTTAGAAAAAGTAATTTAAATAATTCAATCCTATCTATGAAATGAATTCGCAGAATGAATTATTATTGAATAAACTTATGGAATTTTATAATAAAGAAGATCACTTGAACAAAATGCTAAGTATCATCAATGGAGAGTCTCGTATTTCCTTACGCATTGTAGACTGGTTTTCTACCAATTACGCAAAGAAATATAACACAACCTATGAGATTGAGTCATGTAGTCGTTTTAAAGTGTATAATGATTATAAACTGAAATTGAAGGCATATTCTAAAAAACGTTTTGACCCGTTTTGTCGATGGGAACGTATCAAGATGCCGTTTGGAAATCAAGAGTTTAGCATCGAGACAACGATTGGACAACTTAATTTTTTTAAATGGGCAATTGAAAATCGCATTATTCGATATATTGAACAACATATGTCAGACATAGAAGAAGATATGAACCTAAACAATAGTATATCTAAATCAAAAAAACACAATGACTCTGTGGAAAATATCAAGAACATTCGTAAACGTAGAGAAGAATTATCCCTCTCTTCTACCAAATGTCTCAAAAAAGAAAAAGCGGAAGTTGTGATTAAATTCGTATAGATATTTCATCCGTTTAATTATATGGGTCAATCCTCTTCTTATCCAATTTGTTCATTTCAAGAACTTCAAACCAGAAAAGATGAATTTGTCTTAATCAATACTCTTTCACTGAATCGACAAAACTATCTTATCAAGGGAACTTTGCCTGGAACAGAAGAATCCGTCAAAGTGAACGAATACTTATATAAAAATAAAAATATACCTATTGTGATCTATGGTTTGGATTGTAAAGATATGAGCGTCCTGCAAAAATTTGCACAACTGAAGACTCTCGGGTTCTCAAATGTCTCCATTTATCGTGGAGGTCTCTTTGAATGGGCATTGTTACAAGAAGTTTATGGTTGTAATTTTCCTACCGAAGGAACGATCCATGATCCATTGGACGTCTATAAAAAAAATTGATGAAAGTTTTTTAATTAAACAGAAGACATCAATCCATACTAAACATGGACTTTCAGCAATCAAAACTCACCAAAATGGAATGGGAAAGCATGGAGAAGAAGGTAGACCCAAAAGAACTACAAATCCTCAAGATGATTCGTGATGGACTCGTTGAACCCAATACGGATTGCCGTCTATATTTCACTGCTAGTCAAATGCTTAAGTTGGAGCATCCTGATAAAGATTACCATATTTATACGGTTGTCTTCAAAGACCTCTTGAAGAAGTATGAGATGGATACGATTGACATTCCGAAACCCAAGAAACCTTTGAATACGGCAGATACGATTCGTCTAAAATCCATGAGTCAAAAGATTGATGATTCGATTGAAATTGTGTTGATTGAATTGGTTCGAAAGTTTAATCATTCTAAAAAGTCCAAGGAACTCTATTACTATAACATCGAATATTTGTCCAATCTATACCCAATCAATCAATGGATCAAGAAATGGATCGGTCAATTTCTGGAAAAGAACCAAACCTCGGTGCGAGTTCTGCGATTTCTAGAGAATACCTACAAATATCTTGAAAACAACGATATCTTTCGATACAAACCCCTTGAACTCTATGAACATCAGAAGAAAATCTATGAAATCATGAACCAATCTTCTCCTAAACTGATTGGATATCGCGCTCCAACTAGTTCAGGAAAAACTCTGACTCCTCTAGGCATTTCCCAACGATACAAGGTGATCTTTATCTGTGCATCACGCCATATTGGTGTAAGTCTTGCAAAGAGTGCAGTCAATGCAAATGTAAAGGTGGGGTTCTCTTTTGGATGCACTACGGCGGATGATGTGAGACTACATTATTCTTCGGTCAGAACCTTTACCGAAAAATATGGAAAAAAGAGACCCGTGCACAGCGATGGACGAAACGTGGACCTAATGATTTGTGACATTCAATCCTATGAAGTTGCTATGCTCTACATGTTGTCTTTCTTTGAACCAAGTTCCATGGTTCTCTTTTGGGACGAACCGACCATTACCATGGATTACGAGACACATGATCTACATGAGTGCATTGCCAAAGTATGGGAGGTGAATAAAATACCCAATATTATTCTATCGTCAGCAACACTGCCTAATCAAGAGGATTTGACTGAATTGTTTGACAAATACAAATCAAAATACGAAGGACAAGTGTTTTATGTAGAAAGCATGGACGAGACTACTCATATTACTCTACTGGATAGTAAAGGAAAAATCATTACACCTCATCAAGTCTTTGCGTTGGATCGTGAAGGAGTTCTATCCTTTATAGAGAAACACGGTCTTAGTCACATGAAGTTCTTAAGTTTGACAGAATGTGCAGAGTTTGTCCTCTATTTCTCCAAGAAATATACAACCGTGAAAGGATGGATGATGGACACCTTTCCTACACTCGCTTCTATCACATCTCAGAAACTACGGATGTTTTACTATAGAGTTATGCAATACTTGCCTGCATGGACCGATGACATTCAAACCTATCTCTTATCCAGAAATGTTCCTCCGATGAATGTGTCCAATCTAGTAGTGACCGAGTCTAGTCATACACTCACACACGGTCCTACGATTTATCTATGTGAAGATACTCCATATTGGATTGACTTCTTTGTCAAGAACAGTGGTATTCATCCAAGCACTTTGTTAGAAATGGAGAAGAAACTTCAAGTCAATCAAGATATTATAGAAAAAATGAATAAACTTCGAAAAGATATTGAGGACAAGACCGCAAAAGACGAAGGAAATGAGAATAAGATGAAAGAACAACGATTTGATGTAGCAACCAAAGCACTCATCCAGGAAGCAGATATATTAGAACGTTCCCTTAAACCAGTGCACCTACATCCGAGCTATATTCCCAATACCCGGGAACATTTTGACAAGTGGACAACGGATATGAACTTTGCAACATCGAATGCATTTCGCAGCGACATTGATGAATCCTATGTCAGGAAAATTATGAATCTAGAAGTAGACATCTCTTATAAAATACTAATCTTGATGGGTGTAGGAGTCTTTCATCCTTCGGCAAGTGATTACAGTGACATCATGAAAGAATTGTCTGAACAGAAGAAACTGGGTGTGATTCTAGCAAGCAGTGACTTCATTTACGGAACCAACTATCAGTTCTGTCATGCATACATTGCAGAGGATTTGTGTAAGATGACCCAAGAGAAGATCATTCAGGCGATTGGACGTGTCGGACGGAAGGAGCAAAACAAGACATTCACCTTTCGTTTCCGAGAAGACAGACTCATTCACTCCCTGTTTGTTCAAGAAAATACATTGGAGACCAAACAAATGAATCGGTTGTTTATTTGAGAAAAAAATAATATAAATAACTTATAATATTTTTTTCAATAATGGAAATAGAGTATTTTACAAAATTAGAACGCATCCCTCATCGTGACATTACCATTTTTATGGTGACCATTTTACGTGAATTACCAACCCCATTGCAGTGGCAATTTACGATTGAATCCATGCGTGAAGAACTAGAGAAGGTCAAACATGAACACAATAAGTTTGCATTTATCATGGATGTGAGAGGAATAGGAAGACTTTCTATCGCACAAATTAAAGAGTTTGTAAATCTATTGGAGAGTTACAATTACGTCCTACAAGATTATTTGATTGCGAGTTCCATTTATACGACCAATAATTCCATTCTTGCCATGCTTTTCGAGATTCTAAAGTCTTTTTACAATACCAAGAAACCCTTGAAGTTTGTCTATACGCTAGAGAGTGCGTATGAGTTTATTGATTCTTTTGAAAAGGGGATTATTAAAGATGATCCGAAAAATTAAAAATTGATTACGAATACCTTTCATGATTTTCTATACATGGAAATGATGAAAAGTGAGAAAGATCTATGCGAAGTAGACCCACACAAGACGAAACATGCACATTAAAATATAAATACTGTGATGAATATCGTAAACAAAAGCATCGGAAATCGCGAGTCGTAAATAAAACAAATGATATATTATTTTGTTTTATTTTAAAGTCTAAAAAACGAATGATATAAAAAATGATAAAAGTATGCTAGACCACCCATACCGAGCACGATTAATTGCTGTAGGCAAGGCCACCCATTCCACTCATCACTCTTAGCACGTTGTAGTTGCGAGCATACACGCGCACCTTGGCAGTGTTGGTGCCCGAGACGGTCGCGTTCGAGAGGACGAGCTGGAGGGTCGCGTTATCAATGCGCGAGAAGTTGCAGGTGCCCGAAGGTTGGTGCTGCTCTGGCTGGAGAGCGAAGGAGTAGACGTTGATACCGGTATCAGGTGCCCGGGTGTGGTGCTGCCAAGGCTGGACCTGGTCAAAGTAGGTACCCTCGCGCTCCGAGAAGCGGTCCTGACCGTTGAGTTGGAGTTTGGCAGTGACCACTGGGTTCTCACCCCAGCAGTGCATGTTGAGGGAGGTCTCCGAGAGAACAAAGGAACCTGCATCCGAGACGGTAGACTGGAACTCATTCTCGCCAGCATTTGCTGCCCAGACGGTGTTTCCACCAAGACTTGCGCCGTTTCCATACGCAGTGTTGGATGCGCCAGTCATCTGAAGACCATCCGCACCGCGAGTCTCGAAAAGACCAGAAGCGTTGATGAAACCCTCCTTGCCATTGGTGGCGGCATCACTGCCGAACGCCTTGATGGTATTTGGAAGAGCATCTACAGCATCCGTGTAGTTGAATGGTTGAGCGCCGAGTGCCTGGAAAAGAGTGGTACCACCCGTGGTAGACGAGCAGTAGTCCACGTTGCAGTCAGGCTGGACGACCCAAACAAGTTCCTTGCATGGATGGTTGAAGTTGAGGCGAATCTTGTTGGACGAGGAACCCACCGACTCAGCGCCAGTGAACTGGAGCTGCTCAATGAGGTACTCGTGAGGATTCTGTGCCATACGACGGCGCTCATCAGTATCGAGGTAGATGTAGTCCACGTAGAGGGAAGCAGACACGAGCGACTGGGCGTAGGCATTGGCAACCTTCTGGTCACCCGAGGTGGCGTTGAGGTCGCTGACCGCCCAGAGGCACTCATCAATGGCACGAAGATCAATGTTGATCTTGACCTCGTGGTACTGGAGAGCAATGAGGGGAAGAGCGAGACCAGGATTGTTGCAGAACCAGAACTGGAGAGGAATGTAGAGGGTGGTCTCAGGAAGGGCGTTGCGAGGAGCGCACACCTGGTGAGGTGCCTGCGCGTCACAAGGTCCGTCTACGTCCGCGAACGTAGGATCAGTCAAGAAAGTGAGTTGAGTGGTCTGGCCAACCATCTTGTTGTAACCACGCTCCTGGTTCTGGTCCATGGTGAGCTGCACCCAGAGTTGCATCCAATCACCGTAGTGCTTGTCAATACGCTGACCACCAATCTCAACCTCTACATCATCAATGAGCTGGTGACCAGGGAAATCCAACCACCGAGCATAGACTGCCTTATCCTTTGCAGCCATGTTCTGGTTGATCTCAGGAAGAGTCACCTGAAGATACGTGCGGTAAGCAAGATCACCATTGCGCGAGATGGTGCAGGTCACGCGACGACCAAAATCACTCTGTCCGTTGAAGGTCTGCTCAATAGACTCCATGGCGAAGTTAGTGTGTCGGCGGTAAGTCACCTTCCAGTAAGTAATCTGGGGGTTACCGGTAAGGTAAACATCTTGAGCACCATAAGCTACTAATTGCATCAAACCACCTCCCATTTTATAGAATAAGAAAAGAAAAAAAAATTATAATTTTACTAAATAAAGGTAAAAACAGATAAACACCTTTTCCTAGTATTCTATAAATGAATCTAAAGTATGACGAAACGCTGGACAAGTTGTATCATAAAAAACTTAAAGATTTTTATCATAAAAAAAGTGTGATTATTCCTAAATTAAATAACAAGATAGAAGAACTTGAAAAAAAAAGAACCGAAGAAAACTCTGAAATGATTTCACAGCATATTCACAATATAAAAAGGAAAAAGGACAGCATATTAGAGGACATCAATCAATATTATTTGGAAAACTCAAAATCTTTGTTTGAATATTTTGAATCGAAACAGGACATTGACAAAAATATGAATCAAAAGAAGAAAATCAACACCTTTTTTAATGTGAAAGATAAAAGCGATATTCCTTTAGATACAATGAATGATTGTGTGAAAGCATATATGGAAAAGAATTGTTTTGAGTCTATCAATCTAAAGTGTTACTCTTATAACAAAACTCTATGTGATCATTGTACCATAGGCGAGTTAATCAAAGTAAATCACGAAGGAATTATTATATGCAATCACTGTTTTACCAACCATAAGTTTTTAGTAGACAATGATAAACCTTCTTATAAAGAACCACCAAAAGAAGTATCCTTTTATGCATACAAACGCATCAATCACTTTCGAGAGATTTTGTCTCAATTTCAGGCGAAAGAATCTACCGATATTCCTCCAGAGATTATTACGACGATTATGAACCAAGTCAAGAAAGAACGTATTCAAACAAGTGAACTCAACAATAAAAAAACAAAGGAAATCTTAAAGAAATTAGGGTTTAACAAATATTATGAACATATACCTTTTATTAAGGATAAATTAGGGATTAAACCGCCTGTTATGACTCCCAAGTTAGAGGAAACACTCTGTAATCTCTTTATGGATATACAGAGACCCTATGCAAAATATTGTCCGGATGATCGTGTGAATTTCTTGAATTATTATTACACCCTATACAAGTTGTGTGAATTATTGGGTGAGACACAATACCTAGAATTCTTTCCGATGTTGAAAGATCAAAAGAAAGTGGAACAAGACGAGATTTGGAAAAAAATATGTAAAGAACTAGATTGGGATTTTATTCCTACGATTTAACGATTATAAATATTCCATGATGAATTGTTGCACTTTGATCGTTGTCTCGTGTTTGATAATTTCATGATCTCGCACACCGTTAAATATATTTTCTTTTTCTTTGCGTTTTGCTTCTAGTTCTAGTTTCAATGATTCTATGGATGCTTCTATTTCTTCTATTTTTTTGTCCATTAGTAACATGTATTCTTGTCTAAAATCCTTGATTTTTTCGGTTATCTTGCGAGTAATTCGTTGATTCATCTGTTCCACCAAATACACCTCTTCCTCTTCTATATCCTCTTCTCCTTCAACATTGTTTATAGGAACTGGTTTGATTTCTTCTTTCATCTTATCAGGTATTAACAGGTCGTTTAAACGAGTCATGTCAAACGTTTTCCATGTAATTTGTATTTCTTCCCATGACCAAGACCCCGTTTTAGGAGTATACGTATGATAGGGGGGGTCTGTTCCAACAATTTCTTTGAACCATTCTTCCCATGAAAATCGCTTGAGTAATTTACTCAAATGTAATTGATCTAAGTTCTGTGTTTCATGAGGAACTTGATTCACAATTTGATAAACGTATACATCATGATATTCAATATAATAGACGAAATAATAACCTATTCTATTATATTTGGTTTTATAGTCGATCCAATAATGTCCTCCATCTTTATGGAACTGTTGTAACGTTGCATGATTCTCATCAGGGCAGACAAATGCGACGGTGATTCCCGACATGTTCTATATTCATATATAAAACTTTAATTTAGATCAATTTTATACCCACGATTGCATGGAATATACGTTTCTAGAATGACAAAAGTAGAAGATGCGACCAATGCGATGAGTAAAACTTCTATAAAATCCATAGAACGTTTAGGTATTGCAAGACATGCCAGTGCGACAATCATTCCTTCAATAATATATTTTAGCACACGATTCTGGTTTTCCATTATATAATAAAGGAAGAAAAATATATAAATAAAACAGTAGTTAAGTATAAAATGACTAACTCCATGTCCAAATCAAAGACTAAATTAGTAGATTTGCTAGATGAGGATAAACCAATTGCAGAGCAAAAGTTTGTTTGTTTGTCCTTTATTTCACCAGAAAATGAGATTCAAAACAAGGATCGTTTTTTCTTTTCAGAGTTTTTGAAGTCTTATGATTTTACAAAGTCCATGGAAAAGTTCAATTCTTTTCTTAACTTTGTTTCGTATAAATATAACATTAAAATAGAAGAACTTACCGAAGAGTATACATCCTTTGTTGAGACAGAGAAAGAGACTCTTTATCATAATGTAGAGAGTGACTACCGAACGTTTCTAGATCGTAAAGAGACAGAATTAAATGATGCCTATAATAAGGAACATTCCTTTCAGACATCAGTAAGAGGCATCAAAGTGCGTGGTGTTTTTCCTACGCAAAGTGAGGCAGAACTTCGTTGTAAAATGATTCGCGAGGTAGATCCGAACCATGACGTCTATGTAGGACCAGTTGGACTCTGGGTGCCCTTTCATCCAGAGGCATATAAAACCGGAAATGTGCAATATCTAGAGAAAGAGTTGAATGAACTGATGCATGAGAAGAAAAAGAATGAAGACAGCGCCAAGTTAGAGTTTGACAAGCGTGTGAAGGAGAGTAAACTCAAGGCAATCCAAGAGAATGTAGAGAAGGCAAAACAAACCAATAATCGTTTAACACAGACGATTAATGAGAAGGGTGAACTTGTTTCCATTCAAAACATGAACAGTCAAGAAAAGAATCTAGGTGTAAATGCAACTATGGAAGAGATTCGTAGAGAGATGTTTGAAGGAGAGAATGTGATTACAAAGAAAGATAAGGAAAAAATTGATATTCTATAAAAGAATAAATTGATATATAAAATGTTGTGCGTTCATTGCAAGAAGAAGTCCCACGTGATTCTTCAGTGTAAATGTGAAAAGTTCTTTTGTGTAAAACATCAATTACCCGAGAAACATGAATGCACCTATAATTATGAAAAACATACGATAGATAAAATGCCAATTTCAAAAAAAATAGAGTTGATATAATATGAATCAATCCAGTTTGTCTAAAAATCCTGCTTGTGTTTCAAATACTGATTATAATAAATTGATACAACTTAGAACGATAGGATCTAATCCTAGTAATCCTATCCCCCCTGTCACTACGTTGGAAGGTAGACTCAATGGAGAAAATATAATCTTTACTGATCCTCAGATGTATGAAGATTATAAAATGAGACGTAAAGTAGAGATATTGCAATACAATCATATGACTCATCCACATGGTCATTCCAAAACGAAGAACCAATTATATAGTCATATGTCTAAAGTAAGAGGCGCTTCAGAACTAAGTCAACACTCGATCAAAAACTTAACTAAAAAAGATTGTCCAGAATTATCTGTATTGCTTCCTCCAACCAATAGTGGAGTTCGTGATCTAATTTTTCCTGGTTATCAATTGAATCGATTAATACCTTTTAGAAGATATCTTTAAGGTCTTAGATGAGGATTTAAACAAACCGCCATGGTAGGGAAAATCTGACCACTCATACATATGTCTCCTTCATATACGTTGGTGCATTCTCTTTGATTTTTGTCATATCCTATATAACAAAAACCGTTTCCTTTGACTTGTTGTTCATCACTGTAACGATTGAGTTTGGTTTGTATTTGGTTTACGCCACCCGACTCTTGTTTTTTATCACTTTGGATTCTATCTTTTTCTTTTTGTTCCAATGTTTTTAAGATAATCTTATCGGTTTCTAGAATTTCCTGTAAAACCTTAGAATCTTGTTTGGTAAAATCATGATAGGTCTGTTCGATTTTATCTATTTTATCACTTGGTTTGAAATCGTTGTATATTTTTTGAAAAAAGTCGTATATCTTTTTACGGTTTAAATAAATCATGACTGCGAATAGAATCAATATCGTAAATAAGATGACGTGAGTGACAGTAACGGATGGTTTCTCTACAGTTAACTCTATATTCTCAGGTGTAGGTTCTAGGTTATCAGGCAAAGGGTCAGGTTTAGAATACGGTTTATTCTTGCCGTACATAGGACCGAATTGTTTGCGTAATATATTTTTTGCCATTTGTATAGATAAATATTTAATCTGTATGAATCTCATTTTTTTTGATTTGTTCAAAGGTTAGATTTATATTTTCTTGGATCGGTATAAAAACCGATGTATTCTCGATTAATTTGGTAGAAAAGTCCACCGAATCATGTATAATCAATAAGATACATAGGTTCAAAATAGATTTCCTTTTTTTGTTAGACGTAGGAGTATACTTAATACTAAATAGGTTCATCAAGGATTGTAGCACTTTGTATAAAATGACGGGTTCTTGAAAAGATAAGATTAACTCAAATAAGATCCAAATTATATTGTTACTTTTAACCGTGACAAACTCACGAGGAACACATGCAAGAGGTTTTTTCTTTTTGATACATGCTTCATCGTATTGAATCATCCAATCGATCCAATAGAAGATGTCCATTCTATTTTTTGTCTCAATCAGGTGATAGGCGCACTCATTAAGAGGGATATAGATTTCTTTCGGATCACCCTCTCTAAAATAAGGTTTGATATAGTCTACATTAGGTGCTTTTAAATTAGTAAATATATTCTCAAACTTAAATGCAAAATGAAGATCTTCTAAAATCATGTCTCGTTTGCTTTCACAAAGAAGAAGAGTAATAGAGAATAAGATCGTTCGTATGTCTTCAATGTTTCGTAATTCTAAATCATTCGATTGTTCGTTTGCAATGTCTTTAAATTCTTGGAACTTTTTATCTAAGTAAATAGGAAGTCGCGGATTGTTAATATGAATATATTTACACATGACATGTAAGAATAGATTCCATAAATCTAAGACATGGCCACTGCAAATGAGTTCACCTGTCCAATAAAATGCCTCTTCCTTTTTTTGATAGTAGATACAATTTTCCAATTCTTTCATGACCTTTGTCTTTTTGAAATTAGAAAAGGTATGAGTTCTGAATTGGGTTCTCGTGTCACATATCATTTAGATAGTTATGGACAAAAAAAAATAATACATTATACAAATGATGATTTATATTGTATTATTTTTATTGATTCTTTACCTTTATCTTGTCTTGAATGAAAAGGAGGGATTTTCTTTGTATGTCAAACAGGAGATCTTTCAACCGAAGACATATAGAAATGAAAAAATAGAAGATGCATTTTACGCTTATAATTATGACGATATGGTGCTTACTGTTCCCTATTCTATAGAACTTATACACATGATTCATACCTACTTACATACTCAAGGACGAACCCTTTGTCTCGGTTCGAGAACTGGACATATGGTCCAACTTCTTTCCAAGACAACAAAGACCATCGGAATGGATTCATCCATTGCCATGATAAAGATGTCTCGATATAAATATCCAAGTCAGGAGTTTATTCACGGATCTTATACGGACGATTCCCTTTTTCCAAACCATACGTTCAGTCAGGTGATCTTACCGTTGTTCACCCTTCACGCAATTCCAGATTTTAAAAGTGTATGTATTGCTGTAAAAGAATGGACGATTCATAGTGGGTATTTCTTTGTTTGTTTTACAGACATAAGAACCTTTCCGGTCTACAAATGGGTGAACCATCATCCATCCGCATACTTCAGTTCTCAATATACCTATACAGTTGAACTGAAAGATCATAAAAAAATAGAAAAGATTACAGATACTCACCAACAGACCCGGACTCAGATACAAGATCTGTATGAATACAACGAAAAGACATTGATTTATGAAGCACGAAATGTGGGATTTACACACATAAAAACATTACATTTTGAATCCATGCCTATGTCGGTTTGTGTATTCCAGCATAAGTAATTTAACGACTAACGACTGTATTTACCGATAGATGCAAACGAGTCTAATACATAAATGGTGAATATACCCAAAAAACAGTAAAGGACGATCTCTTCATTTTTTTTGGTAGTTCTCATATCACTTTGATCTTCGATCATTTCCATCAGTTTATCTATTTTATGGACCAAGATAGAATCCACACTTTTTGCAGGGACTTTATCCTGATCTTCCATCAACATATATTGATTTGTCTTTATTACGGGTAAGATTTCTTCCTTTTCTTTTTCCATTTGATAAAAATTGGATAATTCACGTTCACTCTCTTCCTTTACATTTTGATGAATGTTATAAACTGCGTTCATGCTATATTCTGACTCTTTTCCGTTGATCGCATTGTAAGCGCCATGCGCAGAAGACGGTTTTAACTGCGTTTGTAAAGATTGATAATTTAATTTTGTTTTTTCTTTGTTAATCTTATTTTCTAAATAATCGTCTTTACATTCTACGGGTGAAGCGAATAGTGCAAGAGACATACCTTTATTAGAAATGGATATATTTTTTTTATCATTCAACTATAATATGTCTAAACGAAGAAGACATCCTTTTTTGAATTTCATCTATTCTATGAATGACAGCAAATTTTTTGCTGGAATTGTCATGCTTATCATGAATATCGGATCTAAATATATAGTGGTTGAATTAAGTCGCACGCAAGAGAGTTTCATGAAATATACACTGGGTAGATTATTGCTTATCTTTTCTATACTATGGATTGGAACCCGAGACATTGTAATTTCACTTTTATTGACAGCAACTTTCGTATTATTGGTGGATTATCTCTTTAATGAAAACAGTAGATATTGCATTATTCCTGAAAAATACAAGGAACTACGTGAAGAGTTGGGAGAGGAGGTCACCCAACAAGAAGTCAACCAAGCAATCTATACTTTAAAAAAGGCGAGACAAAACAAAGAGAAATCAGAACAAGATGATCTCATCAATCATACTCTTTATAAAGAAAACTTTATTTAACCTAATTTTATTTAACCCTTTATAATATGAACTTACAACGTTATGTTTCTACTGTATATAGTGAACAGATCAAAGAGGATGATTACAAGGTGTTGGATGAATACTTGAACAAACTATATAACAATCTAACCTTCGGTGAGATTCGCAAATCTTATACCAAAAACTATACTCCCTTTAAAACCAATAATCCAGAAGTAGATTATTTTTTACACAATCTATTGTTTGAAAAGGTGTTTGAGAACACGATTGGAAATCTGATGAAAACACGTAAAGATAGTATTGTTCTTTTTCCTGTGTTTCAAGATATAGATAGTAAAAATAGATTAAAAGACCCTATCAAAAGTATTTATTCAGAGGTTTTAAAAGAGAAATCGAACGAGTTTACGAGAGATTCTAGTGGAAACGCCTATATGTTTGTTCCCGTTTTTTCAGATGAATCCGAGACAACTGAAGAATATACAGAAAGACTGACGGGATATTTCAACCGTTGGTTTGATTTTATACAAGAAGAAAAACCTATTCCCACCAATGTTCGACCACGGAAACACTTAAAGTTTTCTACAATTTGTTACACGGTAGATCATGCAGGCGATTTTTTTACACAATATTATAAAACTAAACTCAAACAGGAAAACTCAAAAATAGTAAATCGTCTCCTAACCACCTTTTTAGAGAGACTTGGATTAAACAATCGTTCTGTGGTGAAAGATCCAATTACACAACTTACCCCTGAAAATAGTTTGCGAAAGTTTAAGGCAGATGGTAAAAAGGAATCTCCCAAATTAGACCTTTTCATAGAAGTGCTGAAAAAGTTTGTAGATGTCTACAAACGAACCAACGACAAAGAATATTTAAAATCTGCCACTGCAAGTGATCTACAATCTTTTTTTCGTATCTATTACAGAGTAAACAATACCGATTATGTAGATAATTTTAATGAAATTAAACCCGGTTCTTCTAATGTATACAAAGTATCTTATCAAAATAAGGTAAGAATTGGTTATTTTACGTCGAAACCCAATTCGTCTAACTATCAATTTAGAGAGTATACTGGATTAACGTCACAATACAAAAAAGAGAAATCAAGCGATAAACCCATCTCAGAAGAGGAGTTGAAAGAAGGAACTGAAAATCCAAAAGATGTCATTGAAACGAAATTATTTGGAAGTGTTCTTTATTTTAAATGGGTAGAAAAGGGGAAATATACGGACCAATACGACGGAACAATAGAGTTTTATAGAGATCTTCATATTTACGAGAAATACAAATGGTTTGACTTTAGAGACATGGATGGAAAATTAACCACGGAGACAACAGTGAGGTTCTATGACAATATATTGTTTGATAAGAAGTCCCTGATTAAGTTTTTGAAACATAAAAAAGAGTTCAGTACAGAGACGAAACTGAATAGAGAGTTTCTAAGAATAAACCAATCGAATGTGTTATTTTTAGAATACGTGGAATATATTTTGAACAACATGCAAGATACAAATGTCTTTATAGAAACACCCTTCTCTTTTGGAGATAGTTTAAAGTCTTTCATAGAGAAAAACAAGCGAAGCATGGTAGATATTATTTTTCAGACCAATACATTGCTTTATCTTACCCATATGCATCTTCAGAATTCGTCTTCTGAAGAAACAAAGATTACGAAGAATTATAAAACAGTGTCCTATCAATACTTCGACGCAACTCCGACACATTTTGACAAAATCCTCTACGACATAGAAGAGAGTAAATATTGTGATAAAAAAACAAAATGTCAACTCATCAATGAAATGAAAAATAATAAAAACATGAATTATGCAATTGTGATCGTAGATGTGACCAAAGAGAACATTGAAGTAGATCTAAATCTAAAGGCAAAAACCTATTGCAAGAAAATAAGAAGAACCTTGAAGAGACAGATGCAACCGTTGTTACGTGCAATCATGCCTAGATGGGGTGGATCACGAACGAGACGACGTAAGTATCGTCATTAAAGTGTCTATGTTTTGTTCTATCTGCTTGTAATAACTATCTGTCTCGGACATGAGTTCTTTGTATCCTTGAAGTTTCTTGGTATATTCTTCCAATTGTAGTTGTTCTGCTCGGTAGTTTTCTTGCAATACAGTCAATTGTGTTTCGATTTGTTTAATATTTTCGTTCTTATCCTGAATAATCGTTTCCAATTCTTGAATCGTGCTTTGAATATCTGACAGTTTTGTCTGCAAGGAGTTCATTTTATTCATTTGATCTAATATCCTAGGATTATTTAAATACTTTTACATGTTTTCTCATATAAATACTATATTCCAAGAATAGAAATGAATAAAACAGGTTACATTTTAAGTTACGTGGGTTGGGGTAGTCTCGGATTTATTCGTGGGATAAACTCTTATACGTATCAATATAAAAAGGAAAGATTCGAATCATATTTATATTTAAACTCATTCGGTTATGGGTGGTGTGGCATCGTATTTTATATGAATCCATTCTTATTCCCCCTCTTCTTTTATAAAGAACTATACAGATTAGAGGTGGATTTAAGAAGGTTAGAAGATGAAAAAAACAAGGATTATTATAATCAATTGTTTTAGATCACAATAGAAATGGAACTTTTATCGCTTTTCCTGCGTCCTTTTTTGGAAACAGCAGGCACATTTAAATCGCTGACATCCTCTAAACTAACCAGACTTTCATTCTTATCCATATTGACGTTCTTTTTCATGCCGCTTAAAATACTATTGATATTCTCAGGTCCATTCATCTCTGGACGACGATCCGGTCTTGGTTCCGGTTGTCTCGGAGGTTGTGATGGTCTAGGTTGAAACTCATTCATAAACTGAGACATTCCTGGTTTTGTCTTTTCCATGGTTTGCGTTGCCATTTTGGTGAATTGTTGCATGAGATCTGGATTTTGTCTCATGATGTCATCCATACCAGGAACAGAAGATTTAAACATAGTATTGCTCATATGCACCATAATGCCGGCAGAGGCGAGTTGAAACATGAGTTTTAGTTCAGGTGCCATTTTTGCCTTGGATTTGTATTTCTCTGCCAGTTCGCTAAAGATCTCATCATAATCTTCTATATTCTCATTAATTGCTTCCGAAAATCCATCCAACTTAATATCAAATGGATCAAACTTAGAGTTTAGAAACTCAATTCCTGTAATGAGAGTGGTTAATATCTTACTCTGAAATTGCACGCTATTCTTTCTCTCACGTTCAGAACAAAGATATTCATATTCACCCTTCATCTCATCCAGTGAAGAATCCATGGTATAGTGTTTGCTTAACGTAACCCCTTTGGTTTCAAGAGTTTGAAGTTTTTGTAGAAGAACAAACTTCTCTTTCAAGATCTCCTCTTTGGATTTGACTTCAATGTTTTTCATCTCTTGTTCTATAGAAATGTCATTGATATGACGAAATCCCTCAGATGATTGCTGAAATGTATCCATAGAAGCAGTATCCTTTCCTAGTTGTATAGGTTCGGTCGTATTGTCCATATTCAATTTAATCGGTTTGAATCGCGGTGAAGGACTAGGGGCATTCATTTCAAACTCCTTGAGTTCTTCTTCAATAGATACTTTGGGTAATTCTTTTCGTTTGTCATTCAATAAATATTCTACTCCTCCTCCGAAATCAGACGAAGGATTTAGGTTCAAAGTATCTAAACTAATCTCCTCCATATATGATATCACTTTATACTATTACTTTAAGTTTATCGCATTACATATTAATTCTATTTTTTCTGGTAATTTTTCTTGTTTTTGTAAAAAATCCAACAATTGTAAAAAACAATCTGCAAGATCGTCTTTCTTTTTATGTGTCTCAAAATAATCTACATGTGATATAAATGCGTTCTTGATAATTTCGCGTGTAATTTGAACGCCTATTTTTTTACGTTGTGTATAGGTTGTTTTACCCTTGATAAATCTTTTTAGTTTGTTACTTGCATTCCAATAATGAATCTGATGCATTCCTTTCGATATAAAATAAAAGGTAATCATTCCTTGTAACATTTTCATACGTATGGCATTTTGTCCTATTTGATTTTCTATAATAATCTGTTGTATGGGATGATGAATACTTTCCAATGTCTCAAATAATTTTTTACCGATCTCAATCATATTTAGTTTGGATGCATTCTGACCCTTTTCACATAGTTCAACTACTTTCCATTCAAGAATGTCCTGGTCATAAACTACAAAGGCAAGATTTTTAATACCCACATCTATACTTAAGTACATACCTAAGTATAGATCTAATTGTTTAATTAATAATTATCCTTGTAAAGTCTTCGTTTCTTGTCATCGATTTGTTCACGAGACAAATAATTCTGTTTAGGAATAGAGTCTTCATATCCATAAGGTTTTGAATCATCTTGCATGCTTTTATATAGAAATGGACTGCCATATTGAACGGATGGAAAATATTCCGTTTGATTTTTGTGAATACTATGTTCATAATTATATTGCATGATCGTATCTGCATTCTTTACCAGAAACTTGCGATAGTCTTCGTTTGATTTTAGATGATTTTCTCGTTTGATTTGCTCATTTCTGGTTGAGTTCTGCGAATAATCCGTAAAGGTTCTACCATCATGCAAAATACCAGGATGATTTGATTGATCGTTATTCGGCGTATATTGTGTTGCCCACATAGTATACCTCAACATAAAAAGATTCAAGAACTATCCTTTGTAATGAGTTCAATCAATTCTTCCTTTTTAATATTCGTTTTTGGTTTAATTCCCTTGGAGGAAAGCACTTCCTTGAGTTGTTTCATAGACATTTTGCTATAATTTGTCTCAGTTGTCTCAGTCATATCTGCCTCAAGGTTTAAGGTAAGTTCAAGTGGTTCTTCTTTTATTTCTTCTATGGATAAAGTTGGATGATCCGATGATGTATCCACTGTTTTCAAAGAGATCATTCGTATTTCTGGTTCAAACTCTTCTAAAACAAGAACCTCTTCGTTGGCATTCTTATTTACTGCGTTCAACGTATCTACCTCTAACTCATTTTCACTTTCGCCTACGCTTTCATCATCGCTTTCATCACTTTCGTTGTCGCTGTCTCGGTCACTATGTTTCTCATTGAGACAAGTAGAATGAACACTATTCGCCTTGACCAGAGGATCGCATGTAAAATCCATGGATGGTCCAGGAGTAGAAGGTATAGGTTGTATAGGTTTATGTAAGAGTTGATAGATGATCTTAGACTGCTCACATTGTGCTTCATATAAATAATCATACTTTCGTTTGAAGTAATAACACATCAACGCAACAAAGATAAGATTTATGATCATTCCAATAAAGAAACTACTAATGTCCAAGATAGACGAAAATCCCATATACTTACTTTCAATATTTTTCTAAATCATTTCAAACGGATTCATATAAATCAGAAGGATAATCTAGTTGTTTTAAAATAAAAATACCACCGTTCACATAGGATATTCCATCCACCATTTTATAATCGTATTCTATTTTTTCTAGGTTTTCTCTGACACTCATTTTTTGGTTTGATACACAAGGGACATCTTTAAAATGCTCACATAATGCAATATAATGGGTTGTAATCAAATAATCTACTTTATCTTTATGATGATTAAGACCTTTCAAATATAACTTTGCACAAGTGACCGCATCGACTGGATTCGTTCCTGAATAAATTTCATCAAAAATACATAGATGTCTCTTCTCTGGATATTCTGTAATACAATCTAAGATTTCTTTACATCGTCTCGCTTCTGCTTGGAAAAGACTGTCTCTTCCAGAAGTATCGGGTATATTCAAATAAGAATGGAATACATCATAACAACCAATGGTCGCCTTTTCATAACAACCATAACCAAATTGCTGACTCATAATTACGTTCAAAAAGAGAGACTTGAGTAATGTCGTTTTTCCAGATGCGTTTGGACCACTGATCACTATATTCTTTTTCAAATCTACATCATTCTTCGTGGTAGGTTCATTCATATGTGCAAGATAATACATCCCGCGAATGGATGTTTTTTTACTATATTTACATGGGTTCAAATGCTTCTTTTGGATAGACTCCTGTATAGAAAGAATATCTAAATTATAATCATGAAGAAAGAAAGTATATTGGATTGCTAGATGGTTTTGTTCATTCATGAATAGATCGTAATATAAGTTCATCAATACACCAATTTGTCCTATCTTTAATAACAGAGAGTCACATGGTTGTACCTCTTGAATCTTACGAAGCATATCTTGTAGAATATCTCTTTGTCTCATGGACTCCATAAGAAAAGGTTGATACGTGGAATAAGAACTCATGCTTTGTATTGTTCTTTCTAAGAGAGAAAGACTCTGTTTTAGATGGTCAGTATATTGCATTAAAAACCCATATATCTTCGTTATATTACGATAGAATGAGACACAAGACAATACGTTATTATAGACTTGTAATACATAAATAAAGAGTGAAAAGAAGGCAGATACTCTACTTTGAAAAGAAATACTGGAGAAATTAAAAAAGAGTTGATAGACACTCGTATGTTTAAATATATTTTTCAGATGTTGAACATATCCTGTGATCGTGATCGGAACTTTTTGTAACTTTAAAAGCATGAATGGAATCAATAACATCACCAATGGAGAGATTAATGAAAAGATTGGACTTGTCAAATTATATAAACTGAGACAATGTAAAAATCCACTAGATTCATTTAATTGTTTGAACATCTTAAAACCAATATATTGATATTTATCAATGAAATTAGTCTCTTGAATAAACGAGTCATACTCCTTCTTAAATACCTCACATGAATAAGGCATCGATGAATATCGTTTAATACATTTTTGGGTTTGTTTTAAAAACTTCGTATTTTTGGTATAAATCGAACACCATTGATTCATCAGTGTGGAATTCTCAGGTATGAATTTCCTATAAAGGGATTGCACACTTCCTATTTCTAAATCCTCGCGTATCACATCTGATAATACTTCATGATCTATGTATTCTATAGGCAACTTATGAACGATTTCTTCATGAAAGGTTGTCCCATTTAAATATAAATCATCAATCTTTTGTTGAATATCGTCCATACGTATAGACCGTGGATAAAATTAATAGAAGGATATAACTTAAAAATATAAAGTATATTCATACTATGCATAGTTATGAAACGTTTATTCAATTATCTTTGACCATGAAAAAGGAGAATCATCCTCTCCCAGATTCAGTCATCGATCAATTGAATGAGATACGAAAAATACTTCAGATCCCAATTGTGGAGAAGATCAAGAAAACCGTCATCGTGAAAAAGGAAAGCACGGTCAGTGAAATTCTCAAAATATTGAATAAAATCACAGAAAAGAATTATGATAAGTTACGAGATTCTATCTGTGTTCTGGTCAAAGGGATTGAGAATCTAGAAGACATGAATAAAATTACACATGTCATCTTCAATATTGCTAGTTCTAACTTGTTCTATTCTAAACTGTTTTCTAAATTATACAAGGAATTGATTGACGTGAATCGAACCTTTTATGATGTCTTTCAGATACATTATCATAAGTTTTTTACGGAACTACAATCCTTCGATTTTACACAGACAAAGGATTATGATGAGTTTTGTGAATATACCAAGAAAATACAACAATTAGATTCTACGCTCACCTTTTTTATTAATTTAATGAAGACAAACAATTGCGAGATTGAGCATATTACAGATCTATGTTTGTTGTTACAGGATAAGATCATAGAAGACAATGTGTTTGAAAAGGTAGAATTGAATGAACAAATGCTCCATTGTATTTATATTATTTTAAAAGAGTGCATGGATTATTTACTATTTCATGAAAAACTAGAACCCATTGTTCATAAAGTCAAGGAAATTAAACAACATCCTAAACTCACATCAAAAATGAAGTTCAAATGTATGGATTTAGATGACATTATAAAGAGTCATTTACTCATATAAAAATATACTTTAGTATATATAAATGGAAAGCACAGTAAAGTCACAAATTGTGAACAAAATATATACATCTCAATTAGATAAGATAGAAGAAGATGATCGCGATGCAAATAGCGAGTTGTATATGATTCCTGTCTCTGGGCATAACATTCTAGTTGCACCTGGAAAGACGATCATGAGTGATTCCGGAGTTGCTTATTGTTATGTTTATGTGATCCAGAAAGAAAAGGTGATCTGTAAATTGGGAGTATATGAAAAGAAAACGGATACAATGCCTATGTTCTTTGATTTATCCTCTTTTCCTGAAGATTCTTTAAGATTGTTTGAAGAATATGAAATGAATCCAAGTAAGTTAATCGATTTTGAAATGAAGGAAACCGAGACAACTTCTAATAATGTATTTGATTATCTGATACGTGAACGATTTCCGAAATTGAAAGACAAACAGAAAAAATTGAATGAAACCTATAGTATATTGCATAAGATTTATTCAAAAGACGATCAAGATAAAGATATGAAACCTATTTTGAAACTCATTTCTCTCACAAGAAAAATGGAACCTCCTGTATTATTTTTAGAAGGACTCAAGGAAAAGGCAACGGATAAAACAAAGTTTGTGTTGACTCTTCTTGCCTTGCAACCATTTTTTAATGTAGAGTTTCAATTCAAACAAGATACAGAACAATTTGAAAATTACAATAAATATGAAGAAATGCAAAGAAGATGGAAGTTTGATGCACATACGATTATAGAAGTCAGTATAGATACCTATGAAATGATCGGCGAACGAGACAAAGCGCTCAGCGTCATTCAAGAAGAAACCTCTAAGATGGATACAACCCAAGAACCTGTTCCTGAACCAGAACCTGCTCCTGCGCCTGAAGTGGAAGAAGTTAAGACAGAACCAATCTTGGAGGTAGAAGAAATAAAGGTAGAACCCGAAGTAGAAGAATACAAGGCAGAACCTGAACCTGCGACTGAATTAGAAGAATACAAAGTAGAACCTGAACCAACCAAAGAACCCTTGCCTAGACCAGCGCCTGTCAGAATAGGAAAAACAAAGACTACTAAAACTAGGAAACAGACGAAAACAGCACCTCGTGGAACTTCTATGAATACGGTGATACAACCCAGTGTTTCTCTCGATGAGATAGAACCGCGAGGAACCTCGTTGAATACAACAAGAAAACCAAACCTTTCATTGAATGACGTGACTCCAATGGAAAGTATCAAAGAAACGAAACCAAAAACAAAAGCAAAAACAAAACCTGTCACCACAGAAACAAACACGGAGACAAAACCCGAAAAACTAAAATTAAAGAGAATTTCAAAACCAAAAACGAAAGCAACAAAAGAGAGTAAAAGCGAACCAACGGAAGAATAAAATAAGACATTAATCTAATGCTAATACGTGAACTTACACCAAAAAGTAATGAAAATATAGATTTTGTCATGACAAATTATCCACACTTATTACAATACTCCTTTTCAAATACTTACTTTATCAAATTGATCTATAGTCTTTTTTGCAAGGCACAAGAAACACGTCCTAAAACTACGATCCATCATCGTTCCAATGCTACGATAGATAGCGAACAAGGTCCATATATTCCAGATGAAATAAGAAAGTATATTCAATCCAGTGTATATGAACTCTATACAATAAAGATCTATATAAGGAATACTTGTTTTGAGATTTGTTTATATTCCTTAGAAAAAGAAAACATACAACGGTTTGTTTATTTTATACGGTTTGTGATTAGTCTATGTTCAAAAGAGGTTCATTTAAAGGATCACTACTCTATGACGTTTATCTTGACCCCATTTGAAAAGAATAAATATCCGATACGTTCATTAGATCCCATTCACGTCAATAGTGGATATACAAGTGGAAACAAGATTGTAATCTTTCGCAAAGAAGAACTCATGCGTGTGTTTGTGCATGAATGTTTCCACTTGTTTTGTCTCGATTTTAATGAAGTGAATATAGATTTCAAACAACTTCTCCAACCTCTTTTTTCTGTTCAGAGTGATTATCTATTGTTTGAATCGCTATGTGAGTTTTGGTCACGCACCATTAACGCCGCTATTTTTGCTTTTTTCATGGAAACCAATACATCCTATGATGATTTTGAGAGAATCTTCCAACTTAACTTGAATATTGAGCGGGTCTATGCATTGATACAAATGAAACATTTCCTTTCTAAGTTTGAGTTGAGGTATGAAGATTTAATAAGGGGTGTTATTAAATCTTATAAGGAGACTACAAATGGTATTTGTTACTATGTCATTACAACTCTTTTGTTGTTTAATTATCAACAGACCATGAATTGGTTTGTAGAAAATAACGAAACGATGTTGCAGTTTAATAAAACCACGCGGCATGTTCAATTGTTTTATCATTATATACGATCCGTATACAAGAGCGATAAGTTTTTGAATACTCTTGCACATATAAATCATTATGATTTGAATCATTTATCTATGTCTGCGTTTGATATTGAACTCTTTAGGCGCTCTTCTCAAAGTGGCACGAAAGAAATCGCTGAAGGTTGAAGTAAGACAGTTGCTGCTTTGGATCCGTCACCTTGGTCTCGTCATAGTTGAGAAGTTTCTTCAACTTATCATCTGCAAGAATGAGACGACCATTGGTCTTGTCCTGGAGACCATTTGCACGAACATAGGCAGTGATCTGCTTGGTTACATCCGTTCGTGCCATCAGAGTGCCTGGTTCCTTTCCAAGGAATGCGGCAAGATCGTTGCTGATCTTGGTTGGTTTGACAAATCCACTTGGTGCACGATTGCCCTTGTTCTTGTTACGGCGAGCATTCATCTTGTCTAGGACCCGCATCTCACGAGTGACCTGCTTCTCTACCTGGCGGAAATCACTCTTGAGTTGACTGAGTTGAGAGTTCAATGCCTGGAAAGACTTGTTGAGAGTAGTGAACAACTCGGGAAGGGAGTTTGGAGTATCACCTGAAGTGACCGAAACATTTTCGGACACAGTCTCAGTTGGCGTAGGAGTTGGGGTTGGTGCAGGCACTGGTGCAATCACCTCTGCTGGGGCGGTCGGGGTTTCCTCAACCACCTTGGACGCCTTTGTCGCCTTAGGGGCGGAAGTCTTCTTAGAACTCTTAGATGCTACTGCGCTCATTATATATGATACTATATGATCTTTTTATATGCATTTTTACGCATTATTATATTAAGGTCAAAATTATGACCTAAAGTAGAGACAAAGATATGAAGGAATAGTCGGATTAGACAACCGATTGATAAAGCCAAGGCATCGCTTCTGCAACTTCTTTATTCACCAGCGTAAGTGCAGACAAAATATAATAAGATCCTAAACATTGGTGCTCCGTTAATTCTGCCTTATTTAATAATTCGTCCATGATAGAATAACAATACATTCTTAAAAGTGAAAGATCTATAGGTGTATTGTATTCAATGGTATGTATGGGGACTCGAACAAAAGGTTTACCAAAGGGTGGACAAATCCTCATTTTGATAGAATTGGTCAATTGTGCTCTATAATCCCAAATGTCGTAGAGTTCTAAGATAAACTTCTTCAATTGATCCATGTTTAGTTTCATAAACCATTCTACTTGAGTATAATTGCCTAATGAATCCATCTTCTGAAAAAGATCAGTAATTTTACTGTCGTAAGATGGGATTTGTATTTCATGGTAAATAGGATGATCTGTTTTTTTCATTAGATAGTTGAGTCTCATTCTTCGTGATACGATTCCTTTAAATTCACTTGTAAAGGGTGTCCTTGTATAAGGATTAAACGGTGTATTTTTCTTCATCAGATTATACACAGATATGACATTAAAACCATATATGAAACCATTCTCTTCAATGCTGATAAAAAAATAATAATCTATTTCAGTCATAGTTTCTGTCGTCAAGAAGTCATCGGGATTATTGCATAATCTTCTGTTAAAACATGCTGGACCCTGGGTCTTTCGAAACTCAAGTAACCATCTTTGTCTCCATATACGCTGGATACGTGATGCGAAATATCCATGCATGAGTCTACGATAACATTCGTCTATCATGATCTCTTTTTTTTTGCGTTTTATAGGAAACTTGAAAAAGTCGCAAATATTACAAATGTCACGAACCGTATAATGTCTCTCTTTGATCCATGTATATTCTTTATATTTAGTGGGATAAAAACTCATTATATATGAGAAAGATTTATATTTAATCATTTTTTTATCATTCTTTACAATTATTTGCACATCAATTACAGTATTAAAAATAAAATTGATTTAAAGATTTTGCTTATCTTCTTATAGTAACAATGGCGAACCTTATTGTAAAAGCGTCCGATTTTGCCCCTGCGACCCAGATGATTTACGGTAAACCAAGCGTAAATAAGAAGGGAGGTAAAAGCATCAATATTCTCAACTCTACGACCAAAAAGTGGTTGACCCTTCATACGCCGATGATGCTTACTTATGGAGTCATGCAACGCGTGAACGATGACGGGTCAACCACCTATGACATGAGTCTTCAGTTTCCTCGCGATGAGTTCGCCAACAAAGACACACAAGATCTAAAGGCAGTCATGGCGGAGATGGAAGAGAAAATCATTCAAGATGCATTCACCAATTCACGTGATTGGTTTGGTAAGAAATACAATAGTATTGATGTTCTTCGCGAACTTTGGACTCCGATGCTCAAGTATCCAAAGAATAAGGAAGACGGTAGTCTGGATACGACTCGTGCACCAACCATCAAAGTCAAACTTCCAATCTATAAGAACAAGGATGGTTCTGATGATCCAAAGTTTGATTTGTTTGATCTAAACAGTCGTTCTATTTACCCAAATGATTCTGGCGATACACCTGATTTGTTGGTTCAGAAAGGCAGCAACGTTTGTTGCGTGGTTACATGCGGCGGCATTTGGTTTGCCAGCGGTAAGTTTGGAGTCACTTGGAAACTCAACCAAGCAATGGTAAAACCACCTGACACCTTTGAGAAAGGAAAGTGCTACGTGTCATTGGGTGCTGAGAGCAAACCAGATGCCTATGACAGTGATGGGGAGTCTGAACCGGTTCCTAAACGCACAGAACCTGTCAAAGAATCTGTTCAAGAACCAGTAGTTGAACCGGTTGAACCCGAACCAGTTCCCGCTGAAGAGGCAGCACCTAAAGAAGAACCTGCTGCAAAACCAAAGAAAGAAGCAAAGAAGTCTACGAAGAAATCAGAAGTATAATATCCGATAATTCTTGTGCATCATAAATAAAACTCATAATCTTAGGTATTCCTTTTTTCTTTAATACGATCTTTTCTACATTTCTTTCTTTTTCTGACCATGGGATTAAAATACTTATCCCATCTAATACAACACTATCCTGATGACTTGAAACTGTGATTAGAATATTGTTGTCTTCGTCTAATTCTACTTCTTTCGGTAAGATTGGTTGAATCAATACCTTAATTTTACCGTGAAATACGATCTCTTGATGCCACAATGGAACGTAAATGGACTCTTCCTCTAAATAATAGATATCCTTACGTAGTAACTGTCCTATTTTTGGGTTTAAAATATAGGTTTTATATGCCTGTAAATGATCTTGAACGGGGTCTATAAAATAACGAACAAAAAGGGGATGTTTAAATACATCTAGTTTGGATTGCTGAAGAGTATGCACATATTGTCTCAATATTTTTTCATCAAATGCATCTAGAAAAGATTCATTGGGTTGACGACATAAAAAGTCATACGCCTCTTTGAGTTCAACGAATTGTTGGTGATTCCCGCGTTTATCTGGATGAACCAAGAGACATTTTTTTCGGTAATTCTTTTTGAGTTTAGGTGTATGGATTTCATGTATCGACAATCCTAATAAAAAACATGCGCGTTCGACATTCATTTTACAATTATAATCTTTTGTATCTATATATGTATAAAAAATTCACACGTAGATACAAACGGAGACAAAGACGACCGACTACCAAGAAAGGTGGAAGAAAACGATGATAATTAAGGAACATAGGTCATTGATAGAGAATGAATCCTTATTCTAAAGGACGAGATTCTATCAAGTTTAATTTAAGGGTCATACAGAAATTCTCCAAGTGATAGATCGATCTGTATTTAGTGTTGTATTTTTCTAATATAGGCAGTAATGCAGATACAGACAATCTCATTCGCTTTGTTTTTAGAATTTCAAAATAAATATATTGGAGACATAAATGGATGTCGTAATTATAGGTGAATAGTTGATAAATATATTCTCGTAACAAAAAAAGATCATCCCCTGTTTGAATGAACTCCACAATCTTGTCACAGTAAGGTTTATATTGATTACCATAGACTTCATTCCCTACTTTTTTCAAAGCAATGATTTTACAGATCTCTTTGAGTGAACTGGGCAAAAAAGAAATATAACGTGTGCAGAAGATAAACTTTATTTTTGGATTTCGCATAAACGTATAAAAAATAGAAAGCAATTCTTGATCAATAAATTGAAAGTTACGACATAAGATGACACTGAACTCTAGATGTGTTTGGGTTTGAACAATCGATGAGACAAGACTGTAAAACTCATTCCATAATCCATTCTCATTTGTTCCAAGTAATTCAAAATCTATCTCAAAATGAATGTCACTAATGTTATAATAATAGATTTCATTGTTCAAAGTAATTTCTATTTTTCGTTTGTATTTTAATCCGGATTTACTATAAGGTAACAGCAAATCATAGGCATGTTTATATTTAGATGAATTTTCTGGACCAAAAAGAATAATAGATTCTTTCATATGAAAGAATATATAAACCTTATTTAAATATATAATTCGGATTATTATATTATGAATGTATATCAATCTATAGACGATATCCAATATGACAAGTGTTTCTTATGTCGACCTATCCCTAATAAGTTCTATAATTATATTCATTTTTATAAAATAAGTTACAACATGTTGTCTTTTACCTTAAATACACTCCTTATATGGATTGATCTGAAACAATACACGATTAAAGAACATTCAGATCAATTCTTATTAACGTATCAAATGGAACCAGAGTTTATAGAGAAAATGGCACAATTTGAAAAAGATTTATTAGAAAGATTTAATCAATCTATACAAAAGAAAATACAATACCCTTCCTATGATCCAAAACAACTCTTTTATTATAAAAACAAGTTAGACCATTTTAGATTATTTTTCCGTATTTCAGGTATATGGGAATCCGAGACACATATTGGAATTACGAGTAAAGTAGATATTTATCCATCTACATAAAAACAATTCAGAATCACTTGCTGAATAGTAACTGCGATCAAATTAAACAAAAACACAATCCCCGAATAGATTTGAAGGGTTCCTGCAAATGATTTTGCTTCTGTTTTCGGACTGTTGGAAAGCGCGTATTGATAAATACTTATACCAATTAAACAAACGAGTAAGATCGTGGAATAATTAGACCACATGAAAAACTCATCCGGAACAGATTTCATATTAATCTGGGTATAGTATTGAATATTAATCGCAATCACCCATACCATAAGGGTAATCGTGAGGAGCAAGATCCATGGTAAGTTTTTGACATCACTCCATTCATTCGATCCTGGATTGACGTTGACAATAATGATACCAATTAAAGAAAATACAATCAATCCATATCCCCAGATTAAAGAACTTGCAGGTCCTGTGGATCCATCCTTGGATAGATTTACATCGGATAAGGCAAACTTCACAAATAGACCTACCACAATCAAAGCAAGAAATACAGGATTGACTTTATTTTGATCAAACAATACACTAGAAGCAGACGCTGCGGAATACATTATGTTATACTTTTATATTTTTTTGTATGTAGTGTTCTATTTCTTCTTTGGATTGTCCTTGAGTGTATTTATAAAATCTGGGTTTTTTCATTTTAGAGGTTTTATAAAACAAATACGGACCATGCGTCCCTTGTCTCAAACTCCATTCTGAATTGACTACACAAAGAATATGCGCATTCTTGTCTTTGTATTCCATGATCTCTTTCAATTCTTCAGGAGTGATCGATTGATCTCTGATCCATCCTGAAATAGAATCATACTTTGAATATTCTTTTAAAGATATAGTCTGGTGATTATATTCCATGTAATAACCATATCGTCCCTCTTTGATGATCACCGGATAAGACCGATAGGTTCCTGCATGCAGTGAAGGATAAGAGCGCGGTTCTATTTGAATGTTTTTTAATAGGTCCACCTGATTTAATGTGTCTCGTAAAAACGGTTTAAAATCCATTCCTTGTTCAATCCGATCTAATTGTTCTTCTAACAAACAACTATAAGGATAATTAAAAAGTGATTCAAAATGTCGATAACAAAAATCATTCACTTCTTTTCCCAAAGGCGTGAGACACAACTTACGAGATTCTTCTATTTCTTTTGTGAGGACTTTCTTTTCTATGTGATGGTCTTTCCATTCATAGTGTGAGATCGGAATGGAAGGTCTGTGAACTTTTCCTATTGAGACATATTTTTTCTCTATGAGTGTTTCTACAATATGGGTATAAGTAGACGGACGTCCAATCTGATGTTTCTCTAGACGTTGGATAAGTTGCGCTTCGGTCCAATGAAACACTGGGTCACTCCATTGTTCTTCTGCTTGAATACGTTCGCAATGAAACCGTTTAAGATGATCTAGATACGTGGACCAATCCTTTTCTTCTGCATCTGACCAACCCTTCTCTATCACTGAGACAGACGTATGTATAAAATAGAGTCCCTGACAAAGAGTCTTGTATATTTTATGACATAGAATCGTAGGTTTCATACAAGTTTGAAGAGTATATTTATATATAAAAGCATACAACCGATCTGTATTTTTATCTATAGTTACAGTTTTTACATCTAATTGTGTAATACGGATCCCTTCATGTGCTCCTTCACCTTTGTTTGGGGGTCGTTGGAATTGTCCACCCAAATGATCTTGTGCAACTCGTATAAACTCTTCACTATAAGTTGCCTGATCCGTTCGCATATAGGTAATCAATCCAGATTCATACAAAAGTTGTGCAGAATCCATAATTTGTTTTGGAGACAAATGCAACGCATGACTTGCCTTTTGCTGTAAAGTGCTTGTAATGAGAACAGGGGGAGGACTCATCTTTACTTCCTTTGTCTCGGGTGGTTCTAATGTAAACGTGGAGACAGAAGAGAGGAACGGTTCTATCTCTTCAGGGGTCAAGGGTCTTTCCAATGTAAACTCTATCTGTTTGTTTGTAAAGTAACCTTTTACTTTGAATGAAGTCTTCATCGATTGTGATTGTATCAAGTCTTGTTGTTCTGAAACCATATGAAGTGCCGGTGTCTGGCATCGACCTGCACTGAGAGTATGTTGGATTGCTTTCCATAACATAGGTGAAATGGTAAATCCAATGTATAAGTCTAATAGTTGTCTCGTATGTTGTGCAGAAACCCGAGACAAAGAAATCACGGTTGGATGTTGAATGGCACGTTGAACTGCCTCTTTTGTAATTTCATGAAAAACAATACGAGGGGTTGTCAACGGAAGTTTGCATACTTTACAGATATGCCATGCAATTGCTTCCCCCTCACGGTCATCATCCGTTGCTAAAATGACGGACTTGGCAATACCTACCTCCTCTTTCAAATACTTTACGATCTTGGGTTTCGTGGTTTCAAATGTAATTTCTAGTGTTGCACGATTGATTTGTTCTAGTTTATGGAGACCACGAAAATGACCACACGTAGCAATAACACGGTATTCGCTTCCTAGGTATTTCTCTATCGTTTTACATTTAGAAGGGGACTCTACGATCACGAGATGTCTCATTCCTATTTATACCTTGATCTTTTTAAACTCTTGCCATGAAATGGATTGCCCTTTGATATAGGTTGGTTCTTTGATTTCTTCTAGTTTCGGATCAATATACATTTGCTTTAATAACATACCTATCTTGTAAGATGCCTCATGTTGATCCAAATGACCTTCTTCAATCTCTTTCAAAACGTCTAGAAAGGTAAACAGAATATGAATGTCCAACCGATCACGTAGAAGGCGGTTAAAAATCATCGTATAATTCGTATAGAGGAAGTTTGCTTTCCTGATACATTCAGATTCTACTTCTTTCCATTCTTTTCCCTCTTTTAGAAGAACCACTGTTTTTACATCTTCTCTAATTCTAGCACTGTGTTTTAATTCACGGATCAAGGAAGTATTGTCTACACTATTGTTTGCACGTATCAAGTCATTCAGTTGTAGTCTTTGTTCAGCATTCATTTTGTCATTCATTTTTATCTCAATAGATAAAAATAAATAAGTTTAAATGTATAATGGGAGATTGTAATCCTCTAAATGGAAGTCGGCATACCTGTTTATTGTCTCAGTATATCACTGAAAAAGGCAAGGATATGGTAAACTCTTTTAAGGGTGGAAAGAAAACAATGCATAAATCCAAGTCTAGATCCAAATCTTTCTCTAGAAAAAAAAAATCTAGATATAGTAAGTATGCGGATGTTTACAAAAAACAACACACATACAAATATCGTAAAAGGAAACATCACTTTTTGTGATTCATCCTCGCGAACCGAATCTCTAAGACGAAAGACAGGACTTTTCAAACAACCCGTCACGGGTAAACCCCTGAAGGAGTTCGACAGAAATAATCTTAAACACACAATCTATTCTATGCGAAACTCAGGAGGAATTCCTAAAAAATGTTCTCTCTCACTTTCGAAGTGACTTTCGTTTCTTTGACTTCTTAGTCTTCTCTTTTCGGACAAATCCAAACTTACCTTTCTGGGTAAAGTAACCTGCCTTTTCTAATCGCTTATCTTTCTTCGCCTGTAAATGTTTCTTACGCGAGACAATTTCGCCATGTTTGTTCTTGATTAAATCTTTCTTCGTCAATCCTCCTGAGGTATGATCCGCGTTTCCGTGAAAAACTTGTGCTCTTGATCCGACAGCAGGCATATATATAAACGACAGATAAAAATAGAACGAATTAAGAATTTCCATAAGTAAATAAAGGAAGAATCCTTCCTAGACCATCGTTCATTTCACTTAAATATACAGACATTTTGTCAAAATCCCCATTGACTCGGATACGAAAGATTCCATAATAGAACGAATAGGTGTTTCCATCTGGTCCTAATCCTTGAATTACAAAATCTGGTTGCAGTGTTTCTAAAGTAATGAGTTCTTCCTTTCCTTTGTTTAATAACGTAATGAGATGAGAAGAATGTTTCTGAAATAGAATATATTCGCCTTGAGTCAATGTATACTCATGAATGGTGACATCCTGATTAAAAGAGATGCCGTTGTATAATAAGTTCACTGTATTCTGATCATACAATGTTTTTGGATATGGAGACACCGGCAAAGGCGTAATAGATAATGAATAACTAGGGGCGCTATAATAAGCATTATAGACCAATCGTTTATAACCACCGGAATACCCAGAACGGGTGCACATAGATAGTTTATCAAAATTACCCTGAATATGAAGGGTTACTTGTCTACGATAAAAGGTGCAAGGAATCCCATCTGGAGAGATCCCTACTACTCCTGTTCCATAGACCGCAAATTGATCTTCGCGTCCTCTATTTAAAAAGGCAACCTCTTGTTCTAAATAGACGATATAAGTTCCCATAGAGAGTCCATACAGGCGATCCGATTTATCATTATTAAAGCGCAAGATGTCCCCTTCTAGAATTGTATTTACATGGGGCAACGAGATCAAATCTGTATCTTCTACAGGTGCATACGGTTCTACAAAACGAAGAATACCTGCGCCACTCATGAATCCAAAAGAACAACTATAAAGGGTCATGTCAAAAGGGAATGGTTTTTTGATAGTGAGGGCAACCCTTCCATAATAAAAAGAATATTCTCCTTCCTGTGGGGGACCGGGAGCAAGAGTGGTTCCATAGACATTATCTATGCTTCTCTTTTCAGAGTCTCCTATAAACGTAACACAATCTTCGTAACCTTTGTTCAATAAAGTGCATGCATAAATCTTAGGAATCTCTAGATAGTAGGTGCCATAGGTAACAGTATAACGACGGTGATTGGATTCACGATGAATGAGAGGATGAATGGAATCATTGATACTAAACCTCGGTCCATAATCCTCATAGACCGCAATGTTGGAATATTGGCGAATCGGTGTATTCAAAATGTTTCCTCTGGATGGATTTGTATATTTATTTTCATGTACAAGAAGAGTTGGATAATATCCATCTCGAATTGCATAAGGATTTAATTCATCAAAGGTATAGAGTATGTTTACCCCTAGAGAAATACGTAACACTATTTTGGAACCTACAGTTCCTGGTGTTTGAATATATTCTATACCTGAATATGGATCCATATCTGTTTCCTTTTCTGAAAAGGAAAGACGAGATCCTAGATTAGAAGGATCTGAGACATCAAAGGTATATAGTTGAAGTGGATTAAAGATAAAATCTCTGGTTAGATTTTTATAAATAAAGTAAGAAGGTCCGTTTCGTGGAAGTTTACGACGGATGACATAAAACGTATATCCAGAATCCACCAAAGTTGTTGGAACAGGAATGGGATCCGCAATCTCAAATACAAACCTATATTCCTCTTCTGTCAATTCAGAGATCAATTGTTGATACATATACGTGAGTGCAAGTGACATCTCTTGTGTAATATTTCCATGTATCAAATAAGAAAGATGTTTACTGTATACTCTATTTTTATAACTGAATAACAATACACGATTACTATCATAATCTAGTCCAAGCATCGTATTATAGATCGTCTGCATTCTACTATGGTTATAGGTTACAGATTGTTTGATTTGAATCATCTTGGACTGTAACTGTTTGGTAGAGATGTTATTGGATGGATAAGAATAAGTTGTTTTTTCGCATATAGATTTACAATGAGGTTTTGAGGTCATGTATATGCAGTAGATTATTTCTTTACACCTTTTTAATTTTCAAATGCACCGTCTATCATTTTTATAAATAGTTGTATTCTTTACATTTCTCTATCATGGTTTCGACTAATGTTTGTTCATCTGAAATGTCCGTTACATTGATCGAAAAACTATCATTATAGGTCTCGACAGAATATTCACCGTCTTCTAGTATGAAGTCCACTTTACTAATGAACAGTACATACTCTTTCCTGTTCGTATTCTTATCATAGTATTCGGTTATATTCACAAACGATTTCCCGTCCATTTGAAGTTGTTTTTTTGTAAACATGGGTTTAGTTTTCTTCTCTACCTTCTCCACCTCCTTCCATGGTACAAAATGGTATTTATCTGTAAATTCTGCAACAATCCTCTCTAGATTCCTAATATCCATGATACTTTAATTGTATTTACATTTTATTACTTTATATGGTTTAATATAGTTAATGACGAAAAATTGATTGTATTTTAACTGTTTCGGTTTCTGTAAAATGTCGTCTACCATGTCTCTCGAATCGCAATACCAGAAGAAAACCGACAAGGAGCATATCTTAGATAATCCAGACACTTATATCGGGTCTATTGACACTTCGGTAGGTCCTATGTATGTTTTCAAAGAGAATAAGATTGTTCAAGAAGAGATTGAGTATAATCCTGCACTCTTTAAACTATTCGACGAAGGAATCGTCAATTGCCGTGATCATGTCATTCGCACAAATCAACGTAAAATGACGGATCCAACGACAGAAGTGGTTACACAGATCCATGTGGAAATTGCGAACAATCGTATTACTCTGACCAACAATGGCGATGGCATTGATGTTGAGAAACATCCAACCTACCAGACATGGATTCCTGAATTGATCTTTGCTCATCTACGAACGTCTACCAATTACAACAAGGAAGAACAAAAGACCACCGGCGGTAAAAATGGATTCGGGTTCAAATTGGTTCTCATTTGGTCTACATGGGGGAGGATTGAGACCGTAGATGCTCGTCGTAAACTCAAATATAGTCAAGTATTTGAAAAGAACATGGACGTGATTCACCCGCCTGAGGTGAAGGCGTGCACAAAGAAACCCTATACCACGGTGAGTTTTGAACCAGACTACAAACGGTTTGGTCTAAAAGAATTGACGCCGATGATGATTTCCTTATTTCAGAGACGGATCTATGACATTGCTGGTGTGACGAGCAAAGATGTCAAAGTCAAATACAATGATCAAGCAGTTCCAGTCAAAGATTTTGCGCATTATGTTTCTTTGTATACAGAAGAAGAGAAAGTGACGGAATCTACCATGGATGGATGGACCTATACCGTTTGTCTAAGCGATGAGTTCAAACAAGTCTCCTTTGTCAACGGCATCTTTACGAATAAAGGGGGTAAACATGTAGACTACATCGTGCAACAGATCTTGAAAAAGATGAACGCCTTTATTCTAAAGAAGAAAAAGATCGATGTCAAACCAGCGATCATCAAAGAACAAATTACCTTGTTTCTGAACTGCACGATAGAGAACCCATCCTTTGACAGTCAAACCAAAGACTATCTCACGACACCTTCTTCTAAGTTCGGTTCATCGTGCACGGTAAGCGATAAGTTTATTGAGAAACTGGCAAACATGGGCATTCTATCGGCGTCTTGTGAAATGAATGAACTCAAAGAGAAGAAAAACTCCAAGAAATCCGATGGGAATAAAGTCAAGAATCTGCGCGGGATTCCGAAACTCGTAGATGCCAATTACGCTGGAACCAAACAATCCTCGGAATGCATGCTGATCTTGTGTGAAGGAGACTCTGCAAAAGCAGGTATTATCTCTGGTCTCACGCCTGCAGATCGCAACGTGATTGGTGTCTATCCGATGAAAGGTAAGTTATTGAATGTTCGAGGCGAATTGCTGAAGAAGATCAACGAGAACAAGGAGATTATCGAAATTAAAAAGATTATGGGTCTAGAGACAGGAAAGACCTATGACAGCGTGCAGGAGTTACGTTACGGAAAGATTATCTTTATGACTGATCAGGATTTGGATGGAAGTCACATCAAAGGTTTGTGTCTGAATCTGTTTGAGTGTATGTGGCCCTCGCTTCTCAAGTTAGACCGATTTATTGGATTTATGAATACACCAATCCTGAAAGCAACCAAAGGATCCAAAGTATTGTCTTTCTACAACGAGGCAGATTATGAATCTTGGAAGTCCGAAGGACTAGAGGGTTGGAAACTAAAATATTACAAGGGTTTAGGGACCAGCACAGGTGCCGAGTTCAAAGAATATTTTAAAGAGAAAAAGATTGTTCATTTCTGTCTAGAAGACAAAGATGAAGAAACGTTGGACATGCTCTTTCACAAGAAAAAGGCAGATATGCGCAAGGAATGGTTGAGCGTTTATGATCGCCAATTGCGTGTAGACACTAAAGCAAAGGACATTTCTCTGGGTGAGTTTGTCAACAAGGAGATGATTCATTTCTCCAAATATGATTGTGATCGTTCTATTCCCAATCTCATGGACGGTCTCAAAGTGTCTCAGCGTAAGATCCTTTATAGTGCATTCAAAAAGAACCTGACTCAGGAAATCAAGGTGGCACAGTTCAGTGGATATGTTTCAGAAAACTCCGGTTACCATCACGGAGAAGCAAGTCTAAACGGTGCTATTGTCAACATGGCGCAAGACTTTGTTGGTTCCAATAACATTCATTTGTTCTCGCCTAACGGACAGTTCGGCACAAGGTTGCAAGGCGGAAAAGACAGCGCTTCGGAGAGGTATATCTTTACCAAACTAGAGAAAATCACAAGGACGATCTTTCCCAAGAAAGACGATGCGATTCTTACCTATTTGGACGATGATGGACTTCTGGTAGAACCCATCTTCTATGCTCCGATTATACCTATGATTCTAGTGAACGGAACCAAAGGCATTGGAACAGGATTCAGCACGGAAGTGCAATGCTACCATCCCAAGCAGATTGTCAAGTATTTGATTGGTTCCTTGGAAGGAACATCCGTAGACAAAGACTTTATTCCTTACTATCGAGGGTTCAAAGGCACGATTGAACGAGAGACAGAGAAGAGGTTTCTTTCGAGAGGAGTCTATACACTCAAGAAGAATGTGGTCGAAGTGACCGAACTTCCGATTGGAACCTGGAACGAGGATTATCTGATCTTCTTGGATAAATTAGTAGATGAAGGTGTGTTGAAAGACTTCACCGATCTGTCTACAGACAAAGTGGTACACATGAAACTGGTTTTGGCGAAGGAACTCGAAGGAGATGATCTGGTGAAAACACTCAAACTGTATTCGTATCTGTCCACTTCCAACATGAATCTATTTAATCACGAAGAGAAACTGGTGCATTTCAACGAAGTCCATGAAATCTGTGATGCCTTCTTGGAACAACGGTTGGTCTATTATCAGAAACGAAAAGATCATTTGTTGAAACATCTGAGGGAAGAGATCCGAGTGCTTCACAACAAGCACCGCTATATCCAAGAACTTCTTGCCGAGACATTGGATCTTCGACGCAAATCTACCGCTCAAATCACGGAACTACTCGCGGCAAAAGCATATGACCAAGAAGAGGGGAACTATCATTATTTGATCAAAATGAGCATGGACAGTGTGTGTGAAGAGAACGTGGATCATTTGAAGAAACAATACGATTCTAAGCAAAAAGAATTGGACGAGACAGAGGCGATTTCTAAGGAACAGATGTGGATCCTAGAACTAAAAGAACTGGACAAGATGCTATAAAACACATTTGGTTATAATTAAGTTATAAATACATAACCGAGGTGTTATAAATACATAACCGAGGTGTTATAAATACATAACCGAGGTGTTATAAATACATAACCGAAGTGTTATAAATACATAACCGAGGTGTTATAAATACATAACCGAGGTGTTATAAATACATAACCGAAGTGTTATAAATACATAACCGAGGTGTTATAAATATTGATTACATCTATAACATAATCGTTTACGAGGATAAGATCCGAGATGTAATTTTTCTTTTCCACAAGAAATACAAGTTAAATAAGAACATATCCTGCACCAAGTATAGATATGTTCACACATGCTACAACAATATTTTAGTCTTTATATGAAACCATCTTTCTAGAATGTTTCCTATAAAAATCTATGGGATATTGGATAAATCTAATGGAACACAAAAGAGATCTTGTGAATCCGTTAGATGTCTTATCTTGATAGAAAAGAGTTGTATAGAGTCTTCTGAATCTGCATTATTAGGACGAGTTGGTTCAAGACAAAATAGCGTGAACATGGTTTCTGAAACATTCAATCGCAGAAAAGGTCGTTGAATCCGATGGATTGTATTTTTTATCATTTTTCGGAGATGTCCTTTATAGTTTGAACTAGCACTCGTGATCGCAAATAACAGAAACAGGATTTTCATGGTTGTATACAAGAGTCTGTCTATTGATTAGACCTCAATTTTAAATAGGTTCCTTGTTCAAATACTTACTACAGAGTCACTCGAAATTACAAGACGCCATTAAAGGAACCGATGTTCCAAACACACTCCGTTCTTACGAAATCCACCTTTTTCATAGACAGGTGCCAATTCTTCTTTGCAATCCAGAATCACTTTATAACATATGTTCGATGCATCGCATAACAAGGTCTTGATTAAGGTTTGTGCAATCCCTAGATTTCGTTGATTCGGTAAAACCACCACATCCTCTATGTGTCCTACCTTTTTACATCCATGACTGAGTTTTGTCTCATATAAAATCTTGGCAGTTCCATGCAAAAAGAATTTACCATTATCAAACGTATATGCCACCTGAATGTCTCCATGACTCCGGATCTCTTCCAAAGAATCCAAAAACAATTGCAACGGAACATCAGGTGCAATTGACAGATATCCGATCAAATGAAGAAATTGGGTTTTGAGTTCCTCATGAGGCACCTTATCCAGAAGTTGAAACAGACTCGCGTATAGCATTAGATGAATACGCATCAAGTATTTAAATGCTTTAAATGCTTTAAAAGAATCTTTTAAACTCTACTGTGGTGTCTTTGTGATAATAAGCGGGATTCGCCATGGGGACTGCTAATGTAGAAATATCCTTTTTGTATTGAAGGTATCCTTGGATCTCTCCATAAATTTTCGGAACACAATAAGAGACTACACGTGAATTAAGGATTTCTATTTGTCTCGTCAGTTCTTCAGGGTCATTGACACTATACTGTAGAAAGGTTGCTCTCATAATGACATACAACTGATCTCTGTCCTGTGTATCAATGATATGGGTTTGATTGGACATTTTATAGACTCCCGCTTTGATCGCATTCTCTATAATTTGGATATTTTTAGAAGAAAAAAACAAGACAGAAAGTTCGTTGTTTTGCAGTGTATGTTGTAGAGCATGAAAAGGTTGGACTTTAGACTTAGGAAGTATTTTATCCTTTAAAAATAGAGGTGTTCCACCTTGATAAGAAAGAATATCTAGTCTTCCGTTGGATTCCATTGAACTATATAATATTTTATTTTTCCAATATACATGGGATTTTACAAAAATGCAATTATCGGTTTTACCGTTCAATTATTGATCTTACTTGCCATCATGGCATACATCCTTTCCAATCGTAGTAAGACTCAACAGTTTCCTGTGAATGTCTCATCCTGTCCAGATTTTTATAGTATCAATAAAGCAGGCATGTGTAACATGGAAACCTCTGTCTATTCCAGTCAAGAAGATAAGTGTAAAGTGCTCAATCCAAACGGAATGACTGACCGAGACAAAAAGGTTTGGTCAGTGGATTGCGGAGTTGCTTGGGATGGAATTACAAATAATTCAAGCATTTAAAAATAATTACCACTAATAGACAATGACTTATCAAGAAATTAAAACCGCATTAAAGGGATCAAAACCCATTTATTTACATGGTAAGTCTGGATCAGGAAAAACGACTTTATTGAAACAATTGGAAGACAGCGTATTTGTCTCTATTCAAGAAATTCAAGAGTTCGAGGATCTCTATAAATGGATACAACCCTCTATTGTAGACATCTTCCATAAATCTGCTAAAAAACGAATCTGTATATTAGATAATATTGATTTTCTACACACACACGAGAAAAAGATCATGACCCAATTTTTAAAACAGTTTAAACTAGAAGAAAAAAAGAAGAAGCATCGTAACTTTTCTCTCATTCTCTGTGGAACCAATGTGCATGACAAAAAGATCAAGGAATTGATGAAATATTGCACTTGTATCCAAACCAAGACAAACAAAGAACTCGCCTATAATCAGTATGAGAAAAGCATCCAAATCAACATCAAACAAATCATGACCAAATCCTTTAGGGAAGATTTTATGATTGAAAATGAAAAAGCAACTCAATCTCTACTCTTTCATGAAAATTTGATTGATGTCGTTAAACCAGAACACTATCCCTTTTATCAGCAAGTATTGCAAAATCTTTGTGTGGGTGATTATTTTGATCGGATTAGTTTTCAAAAACAACTTTGGATTTTCAATGAAATGACCTATTCCATCAAACTCTTGCACAATTATTATTTATATCAGCAATCCAATATCCAACCTAAAAAAGTAGCGGAATATCGTTTTACGAAAGTTTTGACAAAATACAGTAATGAATACAACAACAATACATTTATTATTGGATTATGTCATAAGTTGAATTGTTCTAAAAAGGATCTTTATTATCATTTGATTCGCAAAAACACAGATGCACTTACGGCAAATGAGTTGAATCGTGCGCTCGTATATTTCCAAGTAAAAGTTTGATGTATTCATTCTTCTTTTCTAATTCTTTTTGAAGAGACAAATTCTCCTCTGTCTTTTTACGTAATAGTTCCATGAGATCGCTTGGGTTGATGCGATTTCGATTGGGTTGATTTCTCTCTTCATCTCTACGTTTGATTTCTTCCAGAACCTCTGGTTTGTATTTGATATTCCCTGGTTCATAGTTTTCTAAAAGTCCATCTATTTCTTTCGTATAAAATTTACACAGATTGGGTGATTTCACAATTTGTTTGACCTTGAGTGCAGACTCTCTACAGACAGGACTGCTCGTATCAATCAATCGTTTTTTATCAAACGTATTATGATTGTGAGAAAAGACAAGAATCGTCTTTAAAGGATCCAACTGAACAAAGGGAATCGTATAATTTTTCAAAAAGTATTTTTCCTCTCCTATGACCGCATCTTCTTCGTAGCAAGTCTGCTTCAATAAACTACGTTTAAAGGCGAAAGTTCCTGCTGTCGCATGATTTTGTCCATAAGGACCAAACTTATACATTTTTTGTAACCCATTAAACCAAATATAGAGTTCACTAGATCCAGCGCATAATGCATTAGAACCAGTCAATTTAGAGACTGCATGAGAGACTCGCTGAGGTGGGTAATAATCGTCGTCGTCTATATAGACTATGATATCGTCATCCTTTTGAAAGGTGCATTGTTGGTGCATAAAGTTTCTCTTCTTTCCTAAGTTCATCTTTTCGGTGGATATGTATTTGACAAAAGGAAGATGCGAGACAAGATCGCCGATTTTATCCGTGCCATCGTCTACAATAATCCATTCTAATTTGTCTCGGGGATAATCTTGGTTCAATACATTTTCAATAACACCTTTGAAGAAGGGTCTACGATTGAACGTAGGAGTGCATAAACTCACTCTAGGCAGATGATTTGTTTTCTGGGACGCGCTCATTTGTATTAAGATTAGAAGGACTGTTTAATCCCTTTTTATCCATTAGTGTAGAGACATAATACCCGATGACGAGGATAATCATAAACGTCATCATGGTAAAACTATTTCCTAATACTTCTTTGACATGCATCATCAATAAAAGCAATGCCATCATCACGATAGAGGCAGAAGAAGAACGTAGTTTTTCTATCACATCCTTTAATTTCAAAAACTGAAAAAAGGTAAAGAAGAGCATTACTCCGATATAGACCGCATAAGAGATGCCCATCATAATCGGTATTGTCAGACCAAATAAACTAAAAAAGGTAGAGACACTGAACTGTTGTGAAAATAAACTATTGATTAGTTCCAATGGATTCATCCCTTCTGCCAATCTTGTCCCAATGAGCACATACGAAGTAATGGAAAAAGATAAAGTAAAGAATGCCATGATGCCTAGCGACATATTGACTGCGCCGAATAAGGTCATGATCACGGTATAAGCAGTTGCTAACAAAGTTGTAATGACAAAGATAGAACAAAGGGGTAAAATCAAAGACATGCAACAAGATAAGATAGTGATTAATAAACGATAAAACTGGTTTAATAAAATGGCACTTATACTGGTTTCTTTTTCCAAATGTATACCAAATTGACGCATCACTTTATCATTCATAGCACCTACACCGATAAACATGAAATAAAGAACAAAAGTAAAGAGAATTACCGACAAAGGCGAGGGTATTTTACTGATCACAAGGTCATAGGTCATATATGCCATACTATGAATAAACGATATCACGGTATTGCAATAGAGATAGTTGTTCAATACGATCGTCAACAAAAAATAAACGATGTAATCCCAGGTGCATTTATCTTTTTTGCTACAATTGTTCAATAAGTATTGACTCAATGGGTGTAAACGGTCTGGATTCATCTTCAACATATCTGGATAGATGGCATTTATAATTTCTTTCAGATCAGCAGGGAGGTTTTCTAGTGTATTAAAATATTCATTTTGATCTCTCATCGGTATTTTTATTTTTTCCTTGGGAATTTCAAAACATACATCATTTCCATCCGATTTAAAAGGATGATACACCGGTACATTTTCTTGGTAAAAGACAAAAGGATATCGTGTCACATCGGAAGGATAAAGATATTCTGCTTTCACTTTGACCCAACAACTGATCGAGACAAAGAGCGCCCAAAAGATAAAGATGGGAATCATGTCCATGAATAATTTATAGACCACAAGTAAGAGGGAATGAAAAGGAGAGTCTTTCGCAATATCTGCCATAGATAGTTCGCCTAACGAAGAATCCGGTAAAGACGATTCAAATACAGCAGGTGGACGAATCGTAATTGTTCCACTGGTCACATTTTTTGTAAATTGATTCCCTATTTTGATCAAGGAACTTCCATCTGAAAATACATAGGTGCTTTTTTTAGGTGTAGTATAGGTAGTTGTATCCGCACTCACTTGTGTGTTTAATGGAAATATGAATTGATAAAGAATACGATCATTTGAAGGAAGCGCGTCAAACTCACGAGTTGTGTCGGTATACATGGTGTTGGTATTTGATTTAACAATCACGGTGACATCATCTGATCCAGTCAGTGTAATATCTTTCATCAACACGCCAGAAGTCGGTAATCCTCCCCCCATAAAACTAGGAACTGTGAACAGAACATGTGTCATACTATAACTTATTATTTTATAATTGGTCACCTTGCATAAAGTAAAGATGCATTTCCACTAATAAACCGTAATAAATTATATCTTTCTTCTGCTAGATAAAAATCATAACTATATACATAAAGAATATCTTTCTGTGTGGTTCCAATAATCGTTCCTTCGGTATCACACAATACTTGAAAACTCGCTTCAGGATCTACCTCTGGTAAGATAGTAGAAATATCCAGTTCAATCGTTTTAAACCGACTCGTATTAATCGCACCAGACGGTTGTAATTCAAACGGACTCGTATTTAGACTAAAACTGTATGAATAAAGCGTATTCTCAGAAAGTCCATTCGAGTTTTTATATTTTTCAATATAATTATAGACTCCAGGATTGAAATTAAACTCTCTATATTTACCATCAAACAAAATAGATAGAGACAACATAATCTCTCGTATGTTTCGATTTGTCTGTTTTGGATTTACATAATAAGAAGTAGACGTTTTTATTACACTTGTTCCATCGTAATAGGGGTTTGCACCAGGACCGTAGCGCTCTCCTTCTAACATAAACTCACTTTCTTCTGATGCCAGATCTACATTGCTCGGTAATTCACGATAATAATCCCAATTAGAATAATTAGACCATTCGTTTCTTTGATACGCATCATTTCGTCTAAAATGCCACATCCAAGACGAAACCATGGCATTGGTCTCTACGCGCATGCGTTTATTTCCTACCATATTTGTATGTAGTGTCTCTTGCACATCTTTAATCAAATATCTCTGTTCATTTGCTGCAAATATACGCGACTCTTCATCGGTTAAAAAACCATATGTAGTCATCAGATGTATATCTGAATCCCATAAGGTTGGTTTGTTTCCATAACTAGAGGGTTCAAGGGTAATATTCGGCGGAGGTTGTAAAAACCGATAAAGAGAATGAAGTTCGTTTGAAAAGTTCGGTTGGATTGGATTTAAGGAGAACCCCGCTTCTTTGCTAATAGAGACATCACAAATCGTAAACAATTCTCTCACCGGTCTCAATTCCAATGCAATATGTAATTCTTGATATTGTAGACTCACCAAAGGTATTGCCATTTTCGACGAGTTCATAAACCAGAAATGAAGAGGGACATAAATGGTTCGTCCGCGTAGGGAGGGTTCTACTGGATCGCTTCCCAGATAAAAACTATTCGGATAACGATTTACACGATTGTATGCGTATTCAGGACGAAACAAATCGTCCTCATGCCCAATCATTTTATAAAAGAATTTTTTCTTGTCTGAGTTGAAATCCCGTTCTACCATATTTTTCAAATACTCACCGGAAAACTCTTGAATGGTTTGTCCGCCGATCAATACTCTTGCCTTTTTAATAATGTTTGCTCCTAGATGAGAGATCCATCGAAATTGATAGGGTTTCCAGCAATCCGTGACAGACGAAGGTGGTAAGATTGGACTCCAAATATCGGGTAGGTTTAATACCAAATAAGCGTCCATAAAAAGTTCTGCTTGTCTCGGTATTTTAAACGTCAAGTGAGTAGATTCATTTAATTTCAAAGCGCGCTGACCTTCAAAATCTATACGAAACTTTTGCATACCAAAATTGGTATATTTGGCATAAACCGTTTTAAAAAAGGTCTTGCTTGGATTTCCATTTAACATGATATTCTGATTTCCATAAGAGATGATGTTTAATAATCCACCTCCCATTTTATAACATAAACATAAAAATTTTAAATATAAATATACATATAACTTATGAGTCAATCTTCGGAAGAATCTTCGAAGTTAAAAGAAATGGTTCAGGACATGATGCAACAAATGTCCCCCAACATGATGGCTATGTTGCTGATGGGAGTTCTACTCTTTTTTGTATTACTCTATATTTTTACCATGGTCAAAAAACAAGATTACAATTGCAAGGTAATTCAAAGTTATCCTTCTCAAACCATGAAACCCCTGAACGATATTCTTTCCAAACGTCTGAATCAAACCTGTGTAAAAACCGCATATAATTGTTGTTGCACCGGGGATTTCAAAAATGATTATGTAGATTCGTGTGCTCTATTGAATTGTGCAAAGCAAGGTGTTCGGGCGTTAGATTTTACGGTCTATTCCTTGCATGGTGAACCGGTTATTGCCGCAGCAACTATTGGGTCTAAAAAATACAAGGAAATGTATAACAGCATGCCTTTTTCAAAAACCATGAGTCAGGTGAAACAAATGTTCTTATACGATAGCACGAATTGCTCTAATATTACAGATCCCTTATTTTTAATCTTTCGTATTCAAAGTTCCAACGTAAACCTCTATAACAAAATGGGCGAAATCCTATCCTCTGTTTTTGGGGATGGGAATGCCACAAACAAAATCTATATACCCAAGACGGATCAACCACTGGATACCGAGTTCATCTCTGAATTAAATGGAAAGGTCATTATTCTTGTAGACATTACCGGAATCTCTGGACTTGAAAATAGCAAACTTTACCCATTGACTGCTTTACAACTAGGCACCATGACCAATCAAATCTACCGTGAAACAGAAGCATATGATTTATTAGAGTCAGGTGTGAATCAGACCGATCAAATAAAAGTATTGTATCCGGATTACCAGGCAAAAAGTCTAAATTATGATTTCAATACGGTTGGACTGAAACAACAGTTTCAGTTCATTGGACTCAACTTTCAGACCAATGATGTTTATCTGGACGCCTATAACAAATTGTTTACCCATTCCATTATACAACTTCCAGATACTACTAAACCCTCCTAAAAAATAAACCCATAAAGTATGGAGAAACTAGAAAAAGCGATTGTTCAAAATCAATTAGAACAAAAAAAACTAAAAAAGAAACGATATACGAAACCCGATCTATTTTTAAAGATTGAACAATTCATACGAGACAAAAAACTCATTGGTTATGGTGGCACCGCGATTCATCATGCATTGCCCAAAGAAGTCCAGTTTTATCAATCCACGGATATTCCCGATTACGATTTCTTTTCTACACGTGCAATTCAAGATATCCAAGAACTTGCAGACAAGTTGAGTGTCTCCTTTCCAAACATAGAAGTAAAACCTGCCATGTTTCAGGGAACCTATAAATTATTTGTGAATTACTTACCTCTTGTAGATATGACTCAAATTGAACCTGAATTATATCATAATTTATGGGTTTCTTCTTTCTCTCGTGATCAAATACATTATGTTCCCTACAACTATCTACGTATGAGTATTTATCAAGAACTGTCTCGACCTTTGGGAGACGTAAGTCGGTGGACTAAAATATTTCAACGATTAGAATTACTCAATACACATCAACCTTTTTTGGTTCGTAAATGCGTTGTAACACCGTTGAGACATGTCTCGAATCCTCTGATCAAGGAGATCGCTTCTCGTCTAAAGTCTTATGTGATGTTAGGGGATTATGCTATGTATTATTGGCAGGAATTGTTTCCAGAAAAGTATCGTTATCCTCAACAAGATGTCTTGTTTATTCTTTCTAAGACCATCGAGGAGGTGTGGTCCTTGTTGAAAGGATTACAACTGAGTTATACCTTTTATCAAAATAAAATCACAAAGGTCTATGAAGTATATGTAGAAGAGTTTCCTCTATTGTATGTCATTCTCTCAGATTCCTGTATGAATTACAATTCATATAAACAAAGAAACATTGCATCCTATGACACCACACTCAGTCAATATTTTGCTCTTTCTTTTATGAATATTAAACATTTGTCCAAGGCAAGACTTTTGTCTTATTGTTATTTGTTATTTCAGATCAAAGACGAGGATCATCCTTTGATGCGACGTTTTTCCTTGCCTTGTTATGGGAACCAAGAAACCATGGAAGAAATCCGAAAAAGACGAGAAAAGTATTTTAAAGAAAAGAGGCATTCTTCTTACTTTTTTCATTATCGTCCCAAACCACCTTCTAAAAAATTGACGCTAAAACAAAAGAAGAAGTTCCGTTAAAAAATGAATACCGAAGACCTCATTCGCGACCTGATTGTAGAAGACCAGTTCAATGCAAAATATACAAAACGTCAGAGGAGTATATTTTGCAAAAATATGTATACCAAGATTTCCAAGTTTCTGCGGTTTCGTGAAAAAGAGATCTTGGATCGTTTAAACCAGAAGTATATCGGTCAAGAAGAAGAATTGGAAGATACGAAACGACGATTACAACATTATCGGTTAGAATGTCACCGTTTGAAACGAAACAATCCAGGTTACATGGATTTCATCCGTAGTATCTTGAATGTTCTCATCATTGTTTACTTCTATCTTTCACTCTATCAATGGATTACAAAGACATTGCGGACAGATCAATCGCAGAAACCACAGCAAATAATGTGATTCCAAACAATAGAGTATAAGCAATCAGTCCTAGTTTGGAAGTTCCGCCACCGGATGTGCGTAATGTATCTCCAAAAATCACGACTAAAATATTCATAAAATAGATTTTTACTTTAGTATCACTAAACAATAGAAAGAAGACCATGGCCAATAGGACGATCTTGTGTTTCTCTTGTAAAGTATACCCTGATTTTTCAGGGAGTGGACTAAACCGGACTCGTTTTTTTGTCTCCATTTCATGTTCTTCATAAACCGCCGGATCCGGTCTTACGGGTTCACGAAGATTTTGCTCAGGGAGTTCCATAGAAGAGGGTGGATTGTTATCTATGGGTAGATCATTAATGTTGGTCGTATTTTCCATATAAACATACCGGCGATATTCAAACGGGTCTTTTTACTTATAATTGTATAGGATAAGAAGAAATCTTGTAATCTTCTAAAATATAGAAAAAGACAACCAATAATGCCAAGAAAATTAAGAAATAACAGGGAAACTCCATACCTTATATCTATATTTTTATATCGGTCCAAGGACTATACAATTGAGACAAACGATACTCTACTTCTTTGTTTTCTATTTCATATGCGATGACCTTGCGAGTAGGGTTTGCCATCTGTTCCGATAGTTTCTCTAATTCTTGGTAAGCGACCTTCTTGTCTTCTAGTTCCAAAAAAGGATATGATTCTGTCATACCCTTACGTTGTTCTTCTAATTGTTTCTTGGTCTTTTCTGCTTGTAATTCGCGCTGTTTTTTTGCAGCAAGAACCGCCTCTTGTTTTTTCTTCATTTGGTTAAGTGTATTTTCATAGGCGTCAAACTCTTTGAGTCCCACCTGTAAATCATAACACAAATCTAGTTTGAGTTCAATAAACTTATTTTCAGTGTCTCGTATAGACTTCTTCAGATCATGTAAATAATCTTCTTCCTTTTGATACAACTCACGTTTCATAGGTGTAAGCAGAAGTTTGATGTATTCCTTCTTTGTTTGTGCAAGTTCATCCATTCGTCCAAGTTTGACATGTTTCTTGATTTGTTTTTTGTATAGATTCAGTTGTTTCTGTCTTTCTTTCACCTCCATATAGGTTAGTGGGATAAAAAAGGTATGCCAGAATACTCTTGATTCTTGATACGTTGATACTCATTCAATTTGGAAAGGATATATTCCCTTTTCTTTCGTTCTCTCAAACGTTGTGCAGAAATATCTTGTTTTCCTTTGTAATGAACCCATAAAATCAGACCGATCAGAGAAAAGAGAAACAAAAACCCTCCTACATTCAGATAAAGACTGTCTCGTTCGAACTTTTTTTGGTGACTATTCTTTAACTCATGCTGCAGGATAGAATGAATAGTAGGTTCTACAAGAGAAGGAAACATATAATATAATGAGTAATATTCTAAAAAATATAATTGTATAATACAATGGACAGCACAAATCTAGTGAATGCGAGTATTGTAACGTATGTCTCGTTTACCTTCCTATTTTTCGTAATGAAATATCGTTTTTTCCCTAGAACGGGACATATGTGGATCCTAGGATTTTTAGCAATCAGTTGCCTACTTCAACTCGGTCAAAACATTCATCTCACTACTTTGCCTGAACTTTGTGGTGCACCTGATATAAAACTGGCACTCTATTCTACTCTTATCCCATGGGTCGTCATCTTTACCGTATTTACTCTCTTTTTAATGGTTGCTCCTGGGTGGTTACGTGTATTTTCAAATACTTTCGGGGTTGCGGCAGCAGAGGCCTATGGACTCAGAGAGAGTTTGAATGAACTCTTTGTCCGCCCGTTACAAACAGAGACAGATCCAAAAATGGCGCAACTGATAGACAATATCTATACGGATAAAATGGCGCTGGTCATAGAATTGGATATTGAAGATGTCACCGATGATCCTTATCCCTTTCGGTTTCCTGCGATGGAAAAATTGGCAGAGATGAGGGTATTTGATAAAAAAGTATTGGAAAATACAGATGCTCTTAAAAAAGTATATCAAGCGTTATTGCTGAAAGAGACGGTTGGATTTTTCTTTTGGTTTATCTTGATTGGTATTTTCTGTATTCTAGTCAGCACCTTGTCCCTTGTCTCCTCCAATTGCACGCCTAAAGTGGGGTCTGCGTATGATGCCATTTTTAGTTCATAAATCACGAACTATACTTCAGTTCATACAGAACTATACTTCAGTTCATAAATAACGAACTATACCACATATGAATGAAATACAATACCACAAAATAAGAAAAAACAGCAAGTAAAATACTTACCAACCATAATGGAAGAATGGTAGATTGTTTATAACCCACCCCAAAGGACCGAAGTCCTGTTTTGGATGGATCATAAATAATATCTGGTTTTAACCAGACAATGAACCCATAACATGAAAAATAAACCATAAGTATGATGATCAAACGGTTTGCATCAAACATTTTAATATAGAACTATACTTTTTTTATAATCTTTGGGTTTATAACCTCTAGAAATATTCGTCCCCATCAAATCCTTCTAGATTTTCTCCATCGTCTATTCCATAGGTGCCATAAATTTCATTGGGAACATCCATACCTTCCATGATGCTCTTTGCTTCCTGTAATACATCCCCATATCTGGACTTGTCGTATTGAAATAGACTTTTTTCTAAACCAATTCCCCACTCACCCAGTTTTAAATCCTTCATTGCATTCTGGGCACGTCGTGCATCTTTTGTTAATTTCTTCAACCGTTCTGTCTTCAATTCAGTTTCCGATTTCTTTGCCATATCAGACAAAAAGTCAATTTGTCGTTTATCAAAATTGAGCGCCAATTTGTCTTCGTCTAGAAACAAGTTCACAATCATTTTTACATATTCCATCTGATCTGCCTTCATGTAATCGTAAAAGAGAGAGACATAGATATAAGAATACAATGCAAGTTTCATCGGTATGTTCATGGACAAGGTCAACCATCTCTCGTAATCTTGTGTATCCATTTGTTGTTGTTTCTTATTCCAAGTATCGTCTTCGTAAAAGGCGGTTAAGTTCTGGTAGTATTGATTGGTAAAATCCAAGATGTTTTCTTTGTGTTGATCGTCCAAATCCCAATGTTTTGGCAATCGGTCAGGTAAATAGGTTTTATTTTTGATCTTCTCTGGAAAGACATGCAACAGATTGTCTATTTTGTTATACAGGATTTGCGTCATCGTGTGTTTATGTTCTAGACCATCCGGTAAAAAGTCATTCTGTTTTTGATCACGAAATAACGTATAAAATTGGATACATTGCTGAAACTTTTTCCGCAAGGTCCGGTCCTTGAGAGTAGAGAGAATGTATTTCATCTTCTCTTCTATCTCTAGCATGCAATAGTCATACAATTCTGCGCTCTTTCCTTCACGGATCATCTGATCGATCTTATGTTCACTTTTTTCAACCTCTTTCAAGATACGTCCTTTCCTTCGTTCAAATACTTTCGCGTGATCGCGCAACATGGATCGAAAGATCGGTTCTGTGATTGCCAAGGGTTGGAGAACCTCCATCTTCTTCTCAAAAGGATCATTCTTCTTGTAGTCTTCTGGTTTTTGAAAGTTGTATTTTTTAAACTTTTCGGGAATCGGTAAAGTTGTATCTAAACGAAGCATATAAATGATCCCACGATACATGGTCTTTTCGTCAAACGATTCTCCAATTGTAGAGACAGGCAATTTGGTGTTCATGGGACTATACATGTGATTGCTGTAAAGTTCATTCTTTTTGCGTTGTTGTTTTTTCAGGAACTCATGGAGTTCTTTCAATACAGGATAGATTTTAGCATGTTCAATCATATATTCAAATACATTGTTGTTCACTTGGCAACATGTATTGATCAAATACGGTTCTTGCGCCTGATTTATCAAGACTGCTGCTTGACTGGATACATGGTTATGGATTTTTTGTTGAATCAAGAAAGAAAGACCCATGATTCGGTCTGGATAAGAAGGAGACAATTCAGGAACCACTTGAATAGGATCTAGTCTAGGGTAAAATAAGTTCCAGATCGGATATTCCTTTTTGGTCTCTTGTATCACACGCTTTTGAAGGAGCATGTCTCGGACTTCTTGAAGAGTGAGCACGTATTTTTCCATAAAAAGTTCAGTGGTTTCCATCCACTTGTCCAGTTTCATTTGCGGCATACTATTCCACGGTTCATTGATTTTCGGAACTTTGAACATAATACAGCATGCAAACTCCAATCCTTTTTTGCTTTTCTGGTTTAGAGGATATCCTTCCAAGGATTTGGGACAATCAGGAAATGGTTTCGTGAGACGAATCTTTCCTTCTAACGTTTGAGCGTAGATTAAACTATGAGCGACGATTGCATAGAGATATATTTGGTTTTGTTCACGGGATTTCTTACTAGACCCATTTGCCAATAAAAAGGATTTGTCTATTCGTGCAAGAAGGGTTTGAACGGTTTCATCCTCAGGCAACAATCCCATGTGTCGTAAAAAGGATTTGAGAGCGTTTCGGATTGGATTTTGTAGGTCAATCTCTACCGAGATCTTCTCCTGTTCTAACACTGAATGAAAAATATCCTTGAATCCATTCCCGTTATAATCCTCTTCTTCATCAAATTGTATTTGTTTAATCGGGAATCCACTGTATTTATCTACATAAAAATCATGACTATCGCTTAACTCTCCTTGACGATCACAAATCAGTTGAAGAGTCTCTGGATAACGATCTGTCTTTAAAAAAGCATCCGCAAGTTCCATGAAAAACACGGGAAGGAGTTTCGTATTTGTCTCAATACAATAATACCAGTGAATGTCTTCACCTATTTTGGTATATTGATCTACAAACAATTGAATCGCCTTGTATTTGAGTTCAAGAGACATCTCCTGTAAAATACGGTTTCTTAGTTCAAGTCTAGGGGAAGGAGTCTGTTCAAATACTTCCTTCTGAAGTTCAAGTTCATAATACCCATACTTTTCGGTATGATATTTCAGGGCATGTTTCAATCGTTCTCGTTTGGATCGTTCCAAGTTCATTTTATGAGACTTGTCTTCTAATCTCCTAGTTTCCAACGCTTGAGATCTTAACTTTTCGGATTCAAACTCATGGATCATTTCTTGCACCTTTTTGGCAAAAGATTCCTCGTTGTATTGGAAGTCTTTGATTTTAAACAATTTCTTTGTCTGGAAATCTTCCGAAAGATCAACCCATTTCTCCCCATTCCATCGATATTTCTTTTTGGTTTCCTGGACAAAGGCAACTTGACCCTTCATGATCTTATGACGAACTAAGAACTCGTGGATATAGGATTCAATATTTTTGTCGAACTGTTCTGCAATTTCTGACTCACCTAATTCCTTGATGCGATTTAATTTAATCTTGACATCGTCCAGCGTAAGTGACGTGGACTTTTCTTGTAATAATTTACGATATAACTCTTCATCTGCTGTCACAAACTTGGTCCCGCGAGGGATGTCTTGCAAAATCCATTTGTATTGATCCTGTTCTCTCTGTTCTTCTTTCTCATACACTTTATGGATGGTCTCTTCTTGGGTCTCTTTACCAAAGGCACCTTTGATTTCTTCCACCAATTGTTGCATCTCCGCTTGAGACACTACCTCTTGTAACAGCGCATGTTTTCTTAAATATTGAACAATGTAGTAATGAAAGTGATCCATTTGTCCTTCTTTCCATAATTCACTGGTCGTATAGTAACTGGATGGTTTGGACTCAGAGTTCATGTATCGTTGACCCAAACTATAGTCTTTTTGTAAGATGGCATGAATTGCAGTGGGTTCTATAGTAAAAAGTTCTGGTTTCCTTTTTAGAGACTGCTTTTTTTCCTTGTCTCGTTCTACCACAAACTGAGACACATTCTTTTTCAATTGATCCGTCACTTCTTGAAACAGGGATGCATTCATTTCTGTAATATGTAGGTAATCCAATTCTTTTAGAATCTGATGCACGTTGACAAAGTCATTGTGTAAATAACATTCCATGAAATCTTTGAATGAGGGAACCACGCGTTCTATATATTGTGTAAAGGTGTCTGATTCATTCTTATACCATGTGAGTTTATCTGGTGTGATACAAATGGGACGATAGGATTCATGGATCGGAATGACTTGAATATCTTCTGCATTCTTACGGAAAAACATATCATAATAAGGGAATCGTGACCGGTTTACTTTGTTCAAAATGGAACTTCCTTTACGATCTCGCAAAGGATAAGGACGTAGTAACAGTGAATCCGTGACAAAGGGTTCGTTCACTTTATAGTTTACCATTTCTTTCAACAAATACACTTCACGATCCTTGGTAGGAAAAAACTCACGGGGGGTATGGTTTTTTTGGATATCATATTTTTGAACCACCTTCGCTTCCTTATAGATAAACTCTTGATAAGGCATTTGCTTGATGGTTTCATGTACATACATATCATAGGTCTCAGCAGGTTCTTTATATTGGAAATAATAACTTGGAAAATCACTCCGTCCATTGTAATCCAGATGCTTGACACGGATGTGTCCCGAGACAGGAGTAAAAAAAGGGTTCTCATTTTTCAAAAAGGAATCTAGATAAAGTTTATCAGGCAATCGTTTCAATACGATATTCTTTTCAAAATCAGTATACTTTTCAAACAGTTCTTGAAACCTTTGCACTTGTTGATACACACGCTTTAGATTGGTTTTAGTCTGTTTTGAAGTCTGATGTAATAAAGATTCAGTCAATTCATTCCGTTTTTGTTCCATCGTATAATACATTTGATCATAGGTGTCCTCTACTTCATACACTTGTTCTTCCACCTCTGGTTCAGGTAATTCTTCTACACGTTCTCGCTGTATTCGTGGAGGAACTGACAACTCTATTTTCAGTATATCTTTAGGAAGTCCATACTGAACAGGGATATAGTATTTGGTCTTCGTATCGGAACCTGGATCGTTCGATTCTATTTCTAAAGTATGTCCTGTCTTAAGTATTTGACCATACAAGATCTCCGGATCCTGGGTTGAATCGTTCTTAAAATAGACCTTAACCCAACTTCCGATTTGTATTTTGTGAATGGAAGCATAATCTGGTTTGGGTGGAACAAAGACAACGGTCACTTCTAAAATATCTGGATCGTCAGAAGAAAGGAACGTCTGGGTTCCGTCTCTGGAATGGAGTTGTAGACCTTCCTCCGAAACCCGTTCTACAAAAAAAAGTTCTGGTTCTTTCGACCCAAACTGAACTTCAATAATGTATCCATATTCAATACTCATTTACATAGGGAGAGTATTTTAATTCATAAAATAAGTGGAAATAGATTTATAGGCATCCGTAATTTTCTTAGATACTTGAGAAAGATGATTCGTAATTGTATCTATCTCTACTGGATTACGGTATTGGAAGGTCACGAAACAAGGTGTGTGATGGGGGTGGTCCTTTTTGAAAGAGATGTAGTAAATCTCTTTACCAAACAGAATACTTAGATGATTCTCAATGAGTTTTCCAATCGTGTAATCGTCTTCTTCGATTCGCAAATAGTATCCAGTTTCTGTTTGATAAAGTGCAAAGGGTTCTGGATCTCCATATTGAGTTGTCGTAAAGGTTGCTTTCTCCAAGAATCTCGAAAAGTCAGTCATCCTCTCTATCAGAAAGTGACACGCCTTTTGTAGGATCTCTTGATTGGTATAAACCCCCAGTGTAGTCAGATGAAACACAAATTGATTTTGCACGAAGATCCGTTGTGCATCCAACAATTCAAAATCTCGCTGTTCTTCCTTGGGTTTTTCTGCAATTGCTTTCTTTATCTTGGAATCGTCTGGTTTGTTGAAATAAGCGCACTTACTCACGACATTCCAGCAAGAGTCTTGTTTAGCGTTCCCTATCGAAAAGTTCAAGGTCATGGTAATCGTTTCTGGATCGTCGGGTTCTGATACTTTGGGCATCAACACGCTGAGTAAGATAAAGTCTTGCGTAATACGATCCGCGGGGAAGAGTTTACGTGTCTCTGGTTCACTGATTGCCTTGCCCGTATCTTTGTGCACAATCTTGAAATCTTTGGTCGTCAACTCTTTTCGTGTATTGGTGTCATTGCTTACATTGACTTTCACACAATAATTCTTGACCAAATTCTCAAACTTACTCACGTCTGACTCAAAGATTGGGACATTTTGTATGCGATGTTTTAGGAACTCGTTATTAAACTTTGTATTGTTCTTTTCTATCTGAATTTGATTTTCGGCATGGGGAAATCCACGAAACACCAATTGATCTATGTTAGTGAGAATGACACGACGCAACGAGTTTACTATACTTACATCTACATTCGCAAGTTCAAATCGCAAGGAGTCGTCCTGTTGGACCATGTTAGAGACAATAGGATCCATCTTTTATATATAGGAAGGAACATTTATATTCTATCAATTTTTATTACATTTATCCTTTTATGAGAATGAGAACTTTATTATGTGTTTATTTTGTAAGGAAATAAAATAAACACACATTAATGAGCGCCCCCAAGCACGAACTTTATTTTAGTCAATATTGCAAACATTCTTCTGCCATTCTACAGGAACTGAACAAAGCAGGTATGCAAACCAAGTTTAACTACATTTGTATAGACAAACGATTTGTGAAAGATAACATTACTTATATCATGCTTCCTAATGGTCAACATTTTCCCCTGCCACCTATGATCAATCGTGTACCTGTACTGTTATTAAAACCCAAGTTTGAAATCCTTTCGGGAAATCAGATTTTAGACTACATCAAACCCCAAGCGAAAACGATTCAGGAAGAAAAAACAATGCTCTATGCCGAACCCAATCCGTTCGACTTGTCTCGAGATACTTTACGATCCTCGGGGGTTGCCAGTGACAACTATAGTTTTCTAGACATGGGTCCTCAAGAATTAGCACCTCAAGGAAATGGTGGAATGAGACAAATGTATTCTTATGCAACGATTGAAGGAGAAACCCCTATGTCCGTTCCCTTGTTAGATGACAAAAAATCCAAAATGAATTATTCACTGGAAGATATAGAACAGATGAGGAACCAAGAGTTTCCAGAACAAGCGCGAAAAGTTTAAACATTTTATATCATATTATAAAAATGTCAACTAAAAGTGGAATCGTAGGAGTAGTCTTTGTGTGCCATGACGAAATATCCATTCAACATGCATTATCGTATGGACACCCTATCTTATTTGTTGGTAACAAAGTGATCCGTAAAGAATATCAAGAAAAGGTCATTACAGTGAGAGATTTACCTGAAAACATAGAAGATGAATCCAAACTTCTTTCTTTTACCGCATGGTATGCTATTTGCAAGAACCGATTGTTTACGGAATATGAATACCTTTGTATTTTGGAATGGGATGTCCTTTTGGAACCTGATTTCTTGACTCAATTATCCCAAGTATGTTCTCAGTCTGTAGATGCCGTTTCATTTATTCATGCAAATATACACTTCATGAGTGACATTAAAATACCCATAGCGACACAATATTTAGTCAAAAAAGAGGTGTCCTATTTATTTCAAAATCGTATTTGGGGTGCTTCTACCAATCAATGTCTTCGCCGTTCTTTGTTAGAAGAATTTGTAGAATGGTATTATCCATCTTGCTTACAAATAAAAGAACAAGACCCTGACAAGTTTTCATGGTATCACGAACGTCTTTATATGGTATTTTTAGATACGAAACATTCAACCCATAGTTACTGTGGTGGATTGAGACATTTTTTCGCAAATAGTCATAAAGAGATAAACATCTAAAGAAACCCTTTAATAGAATGGAATGTATTACTTTTTAGTATATGATGACCATACTCATGATCATTACTTACAACAGTTATTAAAATCAGTTCGTGAATATGGTAAGGAGTTTTCTATTCTTGTCTATGATAAAAAGGATATAGATTCTGAATTCATGGAAAAGAATCAATCGATTTTTAGTCTAAAGCGGGGCGGGGGGTACTGGTTATGGAAACCTTATATTATTCTTAAAACGTTGATAAAATTAAATGAAGGGGATCTTCTGATTTATCTTGATTCAAAATATTTCTTTACCGAACCCTTTTCGAATTGGATAGAAAACCTTTTAAAAAATCAAGATATAAATGTATTCAGAAATAAACCAAACGAACCCTCTTATTTTATGAAACAATGGTGTAAGATGGACGTCCTACAAAAATACGATAGAACAAGACAAGTATTTGAAGAAAATGAACTGGATACATGGGCAGGATGTATTTTCATTAGAAAAACACCTTTTACAGTATCCTTTATTCAAGAATGGTTAAACATGTGCACCTATGAAAATATAACAGATAGTCCTAGTATTCTTCCAAATCATCCAGAGTTTATAGAACATCGTCATGATCAATCTTTATTGAGTATCCTGATACATAAATACAATATAAACACGCCTTTTTTTGAAAGACGTTATCTACAAAATGTTCGTTGTCCTTATTCATATAAAGATTACTAATGAATTACAATATGGGTTTAGATTATACTGGGTTAGAAGCGTTTTTACATTCTTTGAAATTTATTAAAAAAAATAAAAACGCCATCACTCTCGGTAGACAGGAAATACATGTAAATTGTAACACGCTAGATTACTTTTTAGATAAATATTCGTTATCTAGTTTTAAAGGTAGAAACTATTATGGATTTTGCGAAAGTTTGTTGCATGATATTATTGGATTTGAAAAGATTGACTCGATTGATAATTCAGATTATGAAGGAGCGTCGATTCTACATAACATGAATCACCCAATACCAAGTGATATGATTAAATACGATTTTGTTTTAGATTTGGGGACAATTGAACACATCTTCAATGTTCCACAAGTTTGTGAAAATATCATTAATTTATTAAATGTAGGAGGTATTTTCTTATCGGTGAATGTAAATAATAATTTTTCTGGGCATGGAATTTATCAATTTAGTCCGGAATTTTATTTATCCGCATTTTCTAAAAAATATGGAATGGAAGTTCAAGAACTATATATCGCAAAGATAGGAAGCGGTATAGACCGTTGGATAAATGTGAATGATTATAAAAATTATCGGAATGAAACTAGATTTGAAGGAAATGAACCTGTATATATTATTGCGATTATAAAAAAAATATCAAACGAAAGAGAAAATCTAATGGTAAATCCTCCCAATCAATTTAGTTACGAAGAAATCTCTTGGAAATAGACGACTTTATATCAGGATCTGCATACTTTATTCATTTTTACGCCAAATACGATTATGACCTACTGCGTATAGATGAACAAACTCGGTATGGTTCTCCAATTCGTCTAGGATTGCTTTCCCTACATCTGGATGTCCTAAAAATTCGCCATATGCGTGTGGTAAATACAAACTTGCATCGTCTAGAACGAGATATCCACCAGGTTTAAGTAATTTAGAATAATTTTGGATATCAAGACATACGACATCATAATCATGACAACCATCTATGAAAATGATGTCATACATTCCGTTTTTTTTTGCTTGAACAATGACGTCCTCGTCCTGTGAAAACCCCTTGATAATTTCTGTATGTTCAAAAGAAACATTACTTTTCACAAAAGACATTTGAATCTCTTTTAAATAGTCCACCTGATCATAATTAGAATACTTATCATTTGCATTACTTAGAGGGGTAATTCCCCATAATTTCACCTCTTTATCTAATAGATTGCTTAACATTTGAATCAAAGACAATACTCTACCTTTGTATACGCCTATTTCCAAAAACTTAAACGATGGTGACATTTTTTTAACTAATAAATACCAATTCCAAGAGAATGCTAATTCGCCAAATCCTAAACAGTGGTTGAATTGTGTTTTTAATATACCTTCATTAAAGTGTTCTGCATTAGAATAAAAGTTCTTATAGATTTCCTCATGTGTTTGTTCCTTCATTTCTTTATAGAATGTAACTACCTCATCTAAATCATTCAACTGCATAGTATAAGATGAGTCACGATAAACAACCGTAGGTTTGAACGAATGATTTGAGTTATTTTTTATCAAATAAACTCACTGGTTATTTTATGAAGTGTCAACTTGTAATTGCAAGATACAATGAGAATATAGAATGGACGAATACACTTACCTATCTAGATGTATGTATATACAACAAAGGAGAACCCTTGCCTGGTGTTCAACAGGTATTTTTAAAGAATGTAGGTAGAGAAGGACATACGTATTATCATCATATCTGTAGTCATTATGACGAATTAGCAGATTATACGTATTTTGTTCAAGGGAATCCCTTTGATCATTCACCGAATATTTTACAACAATTACAAAAAGAACCCAAGTTTGATTTTGAGTTTTTAAGTGAACGATTGATATCTTGCAACTTAACAGGGTGTATTCATCATGAAGGTTTACCTTTACGAGACGTATATGAAAAATTATTTCAAGAAAGAAAAGAAGACATGAAATTTATATTTGGAGCAGGTGCCCAATTTATCGTTTCAAGAAATGCGATTCTTAAGCGTCCTAAATCGTTTTATGAAAAAATTGTATCTATGTTAGAGAATCATGTAAACCCCATAGAAGGGTTTGTGATTGAACGATTTCATAAACTTATTTTGGGGTCGGATCATTCTAACCCTTCTTTAGAAAAGAACATCTTTATACTTTGGTTGCAAGGTTGGGAGAATGCAAAATGGTTAAATCAAAAAGTTGCCGAATCTTGGAGAATCAATAATCCCGATTGGACCGTGCATTTGATTGATTTGAACAATTTAAAAAACTATGTCTCGGATATTGATTATATCTATGATCCTCGTAAAAAGATCACCCCTCAAGCGAAAAGCGATATCATCCGACTTAGTTTACTCAAGAATCATGGTGGGGTTTGGGCGGATGCTACGATGCTATGTATGCAACCTCTTGATCATTGGATAAATGACGCAATAGAACATTCTGGACTATGGATGTATCATGGTCATGGAGGAGGAATGGTAAAAGAAGTAGGACCTGCCAGTTGGTTTATTGTCTCCAAGAAGGGTTCTTACATGATCCGACGTTGGAAAGAGATATGCGATCATTATTGGAAATCACTAGATTATACAAATAACTATTTCTGGATGGATTCACTGTTTCGTTATTTATTTGAACATGATACTCTGTTTAAAGAACTATGGTTAAATGTTCCTTATCTCTATTGTGAATTAGATGGACAAAGTCATACCTTGGCGCATCATGGAATAGAACACCATACCCCTCATATCCAACATTTGTTTGAGACAAAACCACCCTATGCCTTAAAACTTTGGAAAACATGGAACGATTTATTTCCAGATATAACTACAGAACAATGTAAAAAATCAAATGGATATTGCGCAATTCAACTATCCACTAGACAATTTCGTTTCAAACATCCTATGTCCTAATATAATTGTGTATAAATGCCATATAAAAAATACTTACTCCTTCTATACAAATGGCAACTACAACAGTCCCTGAAAAGTTCAGTCAAGTATGGAAAGATTTAAAGGCAGACTTGTTGTTGACCTTCCCCGAATTGGAAACGAAGTTAGTGTTTGATGAAGAGACCTTGTTCACCCATTGCAAGGAAACTTACCCGAAATTGTTTTTTGAATTGCTTTACGAGAACATGAGTCTGTTTGATGAACCTCGTCTATTGTTGCCAGAGATCGACTTCTCTCTCTTGATGAAAGATCCACAGGTGTCTGAAAAAACTCAAAAGACTCTATGGAAATATCTGCAATTGCTTTTGTTTTCGGTCATGGAAAACATTGATTCCAAGGAACACATCGGCGATACATCCAAGTTGTTCGAAGCAATTCATCAAGAAGATTTACACAAGAAGATCTCGGAGACCATGGAAGAAATGAAGGGACTCTTTGATTTTCCAGATCTCTCTGGAAATGGTTCGGAATCGGGTGCTCCATTTGATGCAGAGAATCTAAAGAGTCACTTGGATGGACTGATGGATGGAAAGATTGGAGCATTGGCGAAAGAAATTGCAAGCGAAGCAGGTGCTGAATTAGAAGGAATTGAGGACAAGGAGGAGTTTATGAAGTCCCTCATGAAGAATCCTGCCAAGATCATGGATCTGGTCAAAAACATTGGCAACAAACTAGAAGACAAGATCAAGAAAGGCGATTTGAAGGAAAGTGAATTGCTGGAAGAGGCGAGCGACATTATGGATAAGATGAAAGATATTCCTGGGATGAAAGAAATGATGAGCAAGATGGGTATGGGAGGTAAAATAGACTTTAAGGCAATGTCCAATAAAATTCAAGAGAACCTAAAGAAAAGCAAGATGAAGGATCGCTTGAATAAAAAGAGGGAAGAACGGGCACAGGCAAAAGAATCTATGAAAGACCCAAAGGATCCTGTAAAGGACACTGTAAATGTGGTACAAAAGGCAGAAGATACTTTTGTGGTGAAAGTAGACGATTCTGTCCAACTAAAAAGCAAGAAAAGTAAAAAGAAAAGTAAAAAGTAGTATATATACATGGACTTTTGGATAGACCAACCGAAGATATTATTCAATGTAAACCATATTCATGAGATATGGATCTACCCTGGGATGACCTTAAACGAAAAACTAAACGCCATGACACGATTGATTATATTGCTTTCTTTTTTAGGATTTGTTGTCTTTAATCGGTCAGTCTTTTTAGTGATTGGTCTGATTCTTATCTCCTTGATTGTGATCGTACACAACAAGGATCCATTGATGGAAGGTATGACCAATACTCATACTCTGATTTTACCCAGCAATCCAGTCAATAATGTATTGATGTCCGATTATAGAGACAATCCAACTTTAAAACCAAGTCATCCTGAATATTCAGATGGAGTAGAACACTCTATCAACACTTCAGCACTTTCATCTATCATGCTGCAGAACAAAGGAAATGATGCGATTAAGAATGGATTTGGAACAACCAGAGATCAAATGGAGTTTGAGCAGTCCATGCGTCCCTTTTTCACGCAACCTGTGAATACCGTAGATCAAGCAGAATATGGCGATTTTGTAAAGTTTCTTGCAGGATCCATGCCTTCCGATAAACCTCTACAGATACATTAATTGTTTATGAATAATCCATACATTTAGGTTCATATACATTTAGTGTCATAATCGATTCATCATGAAATATCCATATTCATGATGAGTTTAGACCTTTTATTGATTTAATACAGGCACATTTCCTCTACCACTAAAGGTCCCGCGCATACCTGTAACCCTAGCAGCAATTTTTCTAAATCTACGTAGTGTTTTTTGAAACCGACTGGTAGGGCGATTGGATGCGGACGAAAAGGATGTTGCAGGGGGGATATTTTCACTATACGAACGATCATACTTTTCTGCGAGTTCCTTTATGATTCTATCTAAATGTTCAGACTCACCCTCTCTATATTGTCCTAATTGATTTAAGTTTAGGTTAGGATCATTTCCTTGTAGATTTTGCACTGCCAAGAGAACGACGATTGCTTTTTCAATGATAGAGATGGGGCGTGAACTAGGACGTGATCTAGCACGTGAACTAGGACGTGAATGATTTTTAACTGTGCTACGCGAGGGCATATATATTATAAAGGTATATTATAATTATGAAGAAACGTTGTTTCTCTAAATGTCGTGGGTTGAAACAGTCGGAATGTGTAAATCCATGTTCCTTTGTCAATGAAAAGTATTGTAGGTTATCCTCCACCTTAAAAATGATGCCGCCTGATTGTCGTATGACCAAACGCGCTTTACTGAAAGAATCCAAAATAAAGAATAAGACCTCTCGACAACAGAATATTCTTTGTTCAGAATCCATGTGTCTCTTTGGAAAGAAACCAGATGTATGGAAAAAACTCGCGTATATCGTGTCTACGAAAAAAACTGTTGAAGGGTGGATTATACAATCTAAAAAGGGGGATCATCGTTCTCATGCAATATTAAAATCCGGTCAGAATCTTGCATATGAATATCTTGTAGGTCAATTTCTCAACAAAATGTCCAAGAAATCTCCCCTTTTTCTTGAAACCTATGGTCTCTACCTATATCCAGAGAAAGAGCAGATGGGGGATATAGCAAAGACCTTGGTGCCGATTAGTCCAGATAAATTACCCATACTCTGTAGACATCCCGAAATGGTCTCTCTATTGGTGCAGCATATTCCGGATGCGTTTCCATTGACTCAACTAGTTCGAAATGCACACTTTTTTATTTACGATGCACTTTATGTATTCTATCAGATCTATTTTACACTATCTATGCTACGTAAAGTGTTCACTCACCATGATTTACAATGTAACCATGTATTGTTGTATGAACCTGTAAAGGATGGATATATAGAATATCATTATCATTTACCAAAAGAAGTGATTCGTTTCAAATCACCTTATATAGTGAAGGTGAAAGAGGTCGGTCATGGCGTGTTCAAAGGGTCTAAACCGTATTATGATCTTCTCTGTAAAGAACCATTATGTGAACCATGTGGAAAAGGACATGGGTTTGAGTTGGATCCGGATGGTTCGATCGATGACAGTCGTGACCTGGGACTTTTGAAAGATTATCAAGAATTGTCCAGAATGAAGAACCATCCAAATAAATATATTCAATCCTTTGTTCAAGTATTTGAAGATATTCAATCGAATCAAATTAAAGAGGTCAGCGAAGCAGAAAAACGATTACGGGTCCTGATCCAAGATCCAGTGAGACAACGTATTCAAGACTTGTCTTATGTGAAGTACAAAAAAATAGGCGATTTACATGTTTACACGAATGGAAAAGAACTTGAATTTATCTCATAAAAAAAATATATAGACAAGTATAATGGAAACGGTCGGATTTTATTATAACAACGAACGCATTGGAAATGATGACGTGACACAATCCCAGAAGAATATCATGAACCAACACCAAGCAAATTATAGTTTGTTTAATCCTTATAACAACGATTGCTTGGGTAGTTTAGCACAATCTACGCGCCAACCGAATGTCTTTGTCACGGGGACTTATGGGATCGGTCCTTTAGGATGCAATGTTCAGGAGTCTACCCAACTCCAGCACAGTAAGAATACAACCAATAATGTCAAGATTTCTTTGCATCAACGATCCTACTTGTCGGTGCCTTATCTAGGAAGGGGGAATGTAGATGTAGGAAGAGAGAACGAATTGAAGTTTGGCGACACTTTCAAGGAAAAAAAGAGCGTGGTGCAGATGGGAGAATCTGCGTTTCTTCCTTTAGAGAGTTTTCCTTTGCATGACAAAGAAGTGATGATGAAAAAGAGTTCCGTGGAATCTGGATGGTATAATGGAGTGAATACACGTGATCTTTACAAGGAAAAGGAATACTGCAAAAATAATAAAAAATAATAGTATAATGCCTTCTCATAGAACCACGCGTAGAATACGCCATAGACAAAAACGACAAGCAGGTGGTGGATGGGGTGACTGGTTTAAAACATTGAAATCATCGTTTAGTTGGATACCTAGGATGTTTACAAGGAAAAAAAAGACAAGTCAACCGATCTATGTATTATCGCCAAATAATGTCAAGGTGGATGCACCAGGACATCCTCAGCATGGAAAAACAGGCGCTCAAATAGAAAGAGAAGAAGAAGAAAAGAAATATTTGAAGGAAAAGAAACAGTCCAATAAGGAACTTAGATCTATATTCGGTATGAACAATAAAACAAATCGAAATATGAAGTCACCGCATAAGTCACCGCATAAGACACCACGTAAGTCACCGCATAAGTCGCCGCATAAGTCACGTAAGTCGTCTAAATCCCCCAATATCGTCCATGTCTAATAAAAAAATATACAGAACAGTATAATGACCTCCACTCGAAATCTTAATACACCCCAAGATTATCGTTTAGAAAAGAAAATGAATCAACAATTCTTGGATTATCACTTATACACAGGTGCAAAAGTCAATGCAAATACCGCACTCTTTCGTGATGGTCCGAATGCAGGGTTTTATGCAGGACAACTAGACAAAAATGCGGTCGATGTAGAATCTATGCTTCGTGGGATTCATTCCACCAACCTAGAAGGCGAATCATTTCGTGCAACACCCCAACCGATTAAACTACCTGAAGTTTTTTACTTTACCAAGACTCCTATCATCATCCCACCGTCGTTTCAACTTACTTCTGAGCGTCCTCGTCTTTTAGGATAAGATATAAAAGATAAACTTTTTTTAGAAGAGTATCATAATGGCATTCACGCGATTTCATGATGATCCAGCAAGAATAGAAAAATCCTTATTGGAGAGAACCTACGAAGGAAAATATCAATTAAACACACCAGGTAATGGCGAAAGTTACGTAGATGATGTTCATATACGTTTACAAAGATGGGGGTCTAATTTACGAACCAATCCTTTTGAAGTAAATGAATCATTACGCCGTAACCGAACCATCGTTAAATATGATCAACCATTTGTAGAAGTAAGGAGTGAGAAGAAAGAATACAAGGAACGAGCATTTGGTGTAGACGAGACTCGAGCGTCCCTCCCTGCATGGACCTTCAGAGACAAAAGTCAGTTACGGACTGATTATTTATTCAGGGATCCACAGAGCAATCTATGGTTTAAGTTTGACAACAACTGTCCAACCCGTATGCTAGAAAAGGACCACTATACTTCTCCATATTATTGATCCGTTGAATAAGGATTGGTTTTTCCATTAAAAAATATTCTTTAGTATTAATGGCGCAAGTTGCAATCGCAATTGTTGCGATGGGAGTATTCCTTTTAATTTCTAACGAGAAAGAAGGGTTTGAAGAAAAATCAAGCAAAGAGTTGCCTTATAAGGAGTTGGTTCCAGAAAAAGAGTCAGGTGTGGTTCGTAATAGTTATGACAAATCCAAATACACCATGAATAACGAAGGAAACTATTCTCAATATCAGGACAAATACTTCTCCAAGACAGCAACCCATAACGATCCACTCTTTAACAATGTAAAAGAAGCAACCTTTGTCTCACTCACAGGAGATACCGTTCCAAACCAGTCCGTCAGTCATAACAACATGAATGTATTTTATGGTTCTAAAAGTTATGGCGCTTTACCCAATGATGACTATGAACATTCCAAGTTAGATCACTATAGTGGTGCAGGCACCTTTTCTATAGAAAAGAAGGAGGTGTCGCCTATGTTTAAACCAGAGTCTAGTATGCAAAATGTATATGGAAGTCAAAATCAAAGTGATTTTTTACAGAGTCGTGTCAATGAATCCATGCGTCATGCCAATACCCTTCCATATGATCAGATCCGAGACAACAAAGGTGAAGCAGGATTTAATTGGTCTATGGTAGATCGTGACAAAAGTATGCCTAAGAATGTAGATGAATTGCGTGTGGCAACCAATCCAAAAGCAAATTACTCTCTAGATTATAAGGCACCTGCTTATGATCCCAAAGTGAATACCACTCATGTAGAACAACTCGGTAAGTTTGTCAAGAAAGGTCCGGAATCTTTTCATGTTAATGGTTCGATGGAGATGATGGGACGGGCAGGTGGTGGTGCCGGATCTGCAAAACCCATGGCATCGTCCAGTCAAATGCTTACGATGGAACAACGAGATACGACCAATGTAGAATATTACGGAGCACGAGGGGGGGATGAATGGGGATATACGAACAAAGGTGAAGCAGGGTTTGTGCATAAACAGAGTTTGACTCCAGATACAAACCTAAATTTTGCAAACTCTACGTTCAACCCAGTCAATGCACAAAATTATGGAAAACCTGGATACAAAGCATATACCAACAATCGTGAGAGTGATGGCGATTATTTCGGTGCTATTCAGGGCGCCTTTGTTGCCAACGTGGTGACTCCTTTGGTCAGAACTCTGAAACATACCAAGAAAAAAGATTCGGAAACTCCCCTGACCAATATGAAAGGAACGGTCAAGTCCATGGTCTTTAATCCTCGCGAACATTTACAGGTGACCAATCGTGAAATGAATGTTGAGAAGTTAGGTATGAATCATTTGTCGGTAGAGCGCCAAAATGCTACAGGATATCAAGTGGCAAATCCTTACCTACATGAGACACAACGTCCTTCCACGAACATGGAGATCTATGGACAGGCGAATGGAATGGATGCTCAACGTTCGTATGGTGCGGAATATAACCAGCGAAATATTCAGAAACCCTACGAGAACCGTATTCCCAATGGGAACCGAAAAGAATATCATACAGATGTAAACTATAAGGTAGTCAACAAGGAACAAGTTCATGACTACGCGTCTATTGCAGTCAAACCTGGAGTGCCTCACGTCCAGTTTATGGGCGAGCAAACCAAAAACGTATGCACTTATGAAAACATCAACGAGAATTATCACCATGAAGATCTATTGAAAGCATTCAAGTCGAATCCGTATACCCAACCCATTGGGAGTTTCGCTTAAAAATATTTATTGTGATTCTTTTGTGAATAAATAATGAAGGTATAAGTTTCTTTTTTTATCCTCAGACAGATTACACCACGTTCCCTTTGTAGGTGCCGTAACAAGGCATAAGGTTTCTATTTTTTGAATTTGTATACTTTGTTCTGAATATGCCTTTAGATAATATTGAAAGGCATCTTCACTCTGAATCCACTGTTTAAACGCTTTTTCTCTCTTGCGTTTCTCTAAATCCTCTTTTTCTCTTTGTAATTCTGCTTCTTTCTCTTCTAATCTCTTTTGACATTCTTCCAAGTCATCATTTTCTGCAGGTTCTAAAGGTAGAATCGGGAAAATCGCAGAAGGTTCTTGTTCAGAAACTTTATAAAACGATTGGTAATATTCTTGCAAATCTTCGATACGAATATTATGTTTTGGTTCATAATGAAATAGACTATTCATATTCTGAATACATACGTGAAATTGTTTCTTTTCTGTATTACATAAAACCCGATTCTTATAATCAATGTGTAAACCGCTATTTGATTCGTATTCCCATCCTTGTTCTTTATTCGTGATCAAATGACTTGGTTTAGTCGGTTCAGATGTCATGTCATGATGTCCATCATATAACGCAAACCCAATTATCATGCCAGGTGTTCCTTTATTCACTTTACTTGTGATAAAACATAGAACCAGATCTTGTCCTTTTTCTAGTGTTCTTACACTCTCTTCCAACTTATTTTTGCATTTACCGTTTGTCCTCCAAAATGGATGTTGACTATTTTTGAAGTTTCGTCCGGATGGACTTGCATCACGCATCCATAAGAACTTTGGATTCATTCTTTTTACCGAATGAAAAACTTATTGGATAAGATCAATTTTAATACAAAATTGATTTTATCTTTATTAGACGAATCCATATACTCAACTATTGGTAAGTTTCGCTTAATAGATGAAATAGACGCGAACTCCTGCTGGTTCACCGTAATCTTTTTCTTCAACATAAAAAGGTCGATTAGAATTGAAATCTCGTCCTCTTCCAACATTGGGTATAAACGGATAAGTAGAAGAAATAGGAACTACGCCACCTGTTGTATTTGTATATTCGTGACCTATATATGCTACATTTCTTGTACCGATACTATTATATACAATGGTAGCCCCCGAATAACTAGTCGTTCCATTGACAACACTACTTGTATCTTCATTCGGTTCGGTTCTAGTATTATAATTACCATCTACTATATATTTATTACTATTCGCATCGCCACCGTTAGCAACATTACCGTCAACACCTGAACCTCCCCCATAGGCAATCATATGAGAATTGCTGTGTCTAAATACAGCATTATATGCATAAAACCCTCCGTTTTCATTGTTTATATTACTATTATAACGAGTTTTAACAGTATACGTATTTCCTGTAGAGACGTCTATTTCGCCTATAATGATGGCGCCACTTTGTCCAGCAGTCCCAAAGTAAAAAAATGATCTTCTTCCGGATGAACCACCTCCTCCAATACATATGACCTTTAGTTTCTTGACGCCAGAAGGTATTGGATAGGATTGTTCAGACGTGTTGATATAATCAATATAGGGTGCGCTAAAGTATCTGGATAAATCAAGAGAATTATAAGTGTATCCAAATGGAGATGGACATTCCCATGTTTTCGTAGGTGCAGAACCACTCGGAAATTTTTCAAAATTGTCTAAGGTTTGGGTTGAATCTATACCATCTTTTATCATGGTCTTGATCAGTATGTTATTCTTTTTATACATATATAGAATAGATAAAATTGATTTAATCATTACTCTATAGATTATATCAACTACAACTATGCTAACCTACATTGACTTGTTCTGCGGCATTGGTGGATTTCACCAGGCGCTGGATCGTATGGGTGCAAAATGTGTATTGGCGTGCGACATTGACAAAGATTGTCGAGAGATCTACAAACTCAATTATGGATTAGAACCGGTGTCCAACGTGAAAGAGATTGATCCACATACGATGCCAGACTTTGACATCTTGTGTGGTGGATTTCCTTGTCAAGCGTTTAGTCAAGGAGGACACAAAAAATGTTTTGAAGACAAGCGCGGTCTCTTGTTTGATGAAATCATACGGATTGCCAAAGTCAAACAACCCAAGTTCATGTTTCTGGAAAATGTCAAACATATTCTCAAGGTCAGTAGTGGGAAAGTGATTGAATATATCAAAGAAAAGATCAAAGAAACGGGTTATACACTACAATTGTTTCAAATCTCTCCACACAATTACGGCATTCCTCAGCAGAGAGAACGTGTCTATTTTGTCTGTGTTCGCAATGATCTCTATCGGAGCGAATTGACCCTTCCAGTCTATGAAGGAAAGATTCAGTTTGATGCATTCCTGGACAAAAAGGTGGAAGATAAGTATTTGATCAAGGGAGACTTATTGGAAGTGCTAGAAGCGTGGGATGAGATGATTCATGTGTTTGAAAAGGGAGAGAAGATTTCTCCGACGATCATGATGCATGACGCCTATAAAGACTATAGTGATGAAGTGATGAAAAAGTTTCCTAAATGGAAACAGGAGTATGTGACCAAGAACAAACCATTGCTTGCCAAATACGAAACACAGTTTCGCGCCTTTTATGAGAAGCACAAGACCCTATTGCAAAAAAAAGAAACCTATGGGAAACTCGAATGGCAAACGGGTCCTATTCAGGCGAAAGACAGTATCTTCCATCATTTCATTCAGATGAGACAATCAGGAATCCGTGTGAAAAAGAGTAAATATTTTCCAACCTTAGTTGCGATTTCTCAGATTCCTATTTATGGTAAAGAAAAACGATACATTACTCCGAGAGAGTGCGCTAGGTTGCAATCTTTTCCGGATTCGTTTCAATTGTCTCCGAATGATAAAAAAAGTTACAAACAATTGGGGAATAGTGTCAACGTGGAGAATGTCTTTACGGTGATACATACGACCCTTTCACATTACTCCTTATCCTAGATTCTTTTAAATATAATCCATATACAATGAATCAACCTAAGATACTTTGCTCATTGGACGCTTCAAAGAATACATTCGCTACGATCGAGAGTCATTCAAATGATTCATTCGAGTTTGACTTCGCTATGTGTCATGGGTCGTGTTTTTATTGAGGTTCATGCATTCGATGAAAAAATCAAAAAATGTCCAATGATTATTCGAAGGGATGCTATATGGTTTGATCTTATTCTTCATGAATCTGGAATTGAGGAGAAGAGGTGAAGATGTTTCCTTTCCAGCGAATCTCTACCCGATACTGTTTTTCATTTACGGTAAGTCTATAGAAGAGTTTCGCAGCATTTCTACGTTGTCCTCCCTTGGTATAGTAATAGGGTTCATGCTCTTCAAACGTCACGACCGACATTTCTTTGGACAACAGGGTCAGTTTTCTGGAATCAAACTCGTATAAGGGATATTTCAAGGAAGATGCAAACAATTTGTCATAAAGGAATGTCCGAATATAAGGATTATAATTTTGTATGCCGATCCTTAAAGCACTCCAATAAGGATTGTCTTGATAAAAGAGACGATTGACTTCATTTCGCTGAGACTTTTGAAAGGAAAGATATCCGTGCTCTGCAAGATACTGTTTCTTGAGATGGGTGAGATGCAAATGATCTGTATGACTAAACATAGAATGCACACTATAATTGGACTTGGTTGCATTTTTATCTTGCTTGACCGAAACTCCAACCCAGGTTCCATCGTTCAGTAAAGCATAGACATCCCCTTTTGCCTCCAACTTATGTTCGCCTTTGTTGAGTTGAATGATCTCTGGCACACAACAGTGTTTTCCAGTGAGACAAACTTGTTGAATATTATTCTCGTCGAGTTGCGGATATTTCGCAAGTTCTTTTACCCATTGTTCGCTATAACGGGTGATCTGTCTCAAAGGACGCTTACTCAAATCCGTTTGGTAAGACAAAGCATCGCTGGTTTTATTATAGATGATAGGAACGTTCATATACTCCGTTGGTTTTACATTGCGTTGTTTCAGGACACATGCGACGATCCATTCAAAAGCATTGAACTCCACCGTTTTGCGCATTGTATAGAACATGTTGTCTTTTCTTTATTCAAATTATATGCCTTCAATTTTAACGACTATCCATGTATCGTTAAAATAAAAGAATACTATATGTGCTGGAATGCGGATATTTCCTTGAATACCTTTCTATTCGGATGTTTTGCCTTGTGTTTTATTTACCTGACCAATACGTATACCAAATATAAAACACCAACCTTTGACAACCCGATTGTATATCTCTTTATATTTGCGGTCATTAGCATGCAACTAATTGAATATTTTTTATGGAATAATTTGAAAAATACATCTCTCAATCGATACTATTCAAAAATAGCATGGTGGATTGTCGTGATTCAACCATTCTTGTTGATACTCATGATTCAAGGATGGATGAGATACGGTATGCTCATTTTATATGGATTGTTCGGTTTACTCTTTTTCTTTATGTTTCCTAACTTTGGAGGAAACAAGTTTCACACATCTGTTGCGAAAAATGGACATCTGAATTGGGAATGGATGGGTTCTAGCAATTTGAATAACTATAAACTTCTATCTATTCATTTAGTATTTATATTCTTCTATGTAGTTCCTCTTTTACTCGTTCATAACACATGGTTAAGCGTGTTTACGATTATGACTCTATTACTTTCCATTTTCTTTTATTATCGTCAAAATACTTGGGGATCCATGTGGTGTTGGTCTGTCAATGTATTTCTCCTTTACTTTGTGATTCATATCTTACTCGTTCAACCCTTTTTGGAATATAATGCACTATGCTAATGCACTATGCGAATGCATTTACTATTTGATGAATCTTGTGCGACGTTTCGGTTTTTTCTTTTTGTATTTGCGAGTTTTAAAGCGTTTCATTGATCCTCCATAGGGCATTGAATGTCTATTTCTACGTAATTGTATGATCGTTTTTCTGTAGTTTGGAATAGAAAAGGTTCTAGTGAGTTTACCACTTCCTGAAGGCAATGCACTATTAAATCGCGAGATCATTGCATCTAAATAAGGACGGAATGGATATCTAGTATGGTTTAATAGATTGTATAATTCAGCAGCGTCTATATCAATCACATACAACATTTTGTCTTTCTCCACAATATTTTTCACACAAAAATCACCATGCACTTTAAAAGCAGATCGAGTCACTCTGAACATCAAATGTTTTAAGTTAAAGGGTCCCGATGGACCTTTGTTGGAAGAAATCAAGGGATCTCCATTGTAGGTATAAGGAGTACACCGTTCAGTCATAAGAATATAGAGTCGTTCACCAGGAATATCGCAACATAATGCACCTAGATAGGAGATCCCTATTTTTTGCACTTCTGCATAATAGGTTAAAATGCAGGTGTCCCTCGCAAAATCAACATCTTTCAACATACCTTGATTCACCTCGTCTTTTTTCTGTTCTCTCACAATCTTAAACACGATTCCGTGTGAACTATAGGCAACTCCGCGTTTTAACTCCTCAAACGATTCGATTGGAAGATCTAAAGACAACAATCCTGGATGTTGCTCTTTACATCGCTGTATAGCAGTATGAATAAACGGTATAAACTCGCCATTTGAATCGTTTGTAAATGGATGTGTATCCCCTGTCATATCTATCGGTGTGTCTATCTGACTCAACTTACCTGAAGCAGTCATATGTGCAGTTGCTATACGTACAAGTGCATCGTATTCATCGAGTAGAGGTGCTTCTGCCATACTATATCCATAGAAAATGTTATTCTGTTCATTCCAGAACATATCAAGTCTTAAAATACTTATACAGATAAATGCGAAGTTCATGTTTTAACCAATCAGGCATTAACTGTTTAGGACCTGCATAAATTTCTACATGATCTTTGATGACAATGAATTGGTTGTTTTCTTCTTTCAGATGATATTTTTTGTAGACTTCCTGGTTGACCATGATGGTTTTACAAAGGAAGGGTTGCGGTTTCTGTCGAATAAAATGACAACCAATCGATGTGTCAGGATCCATGACTTCTTGCAGATAATAAAACCAGGGGTCTTCTTTCGTGAAATAACAACGCACTTTATCGTCTTCTCGTATAAAGTGTATGGGTGTATGAGTTTGTGCATGAATGTTCATACTGTCTATGCTATGAAGTTTTGCGTCATGCACGTGCATCGGTTCTAGAAAATAAAATGCAGGATCCACGATGTAAAAAGTGGTTGGTGTGATTGGGACAAGCAGCGCGACGTGACAAATATCGGGGGTGCCTTCTACACGGAAAATGGAGGGGACGGTGGAAGGCACAATATAGGCGTTTACTTTGTAATTTACTTTTAAAAACCGTTTGATGAAATGAGACAACGCAATACAGTTTCCTGAATTGTAACGAGTCAACGCTTGTTCAGACGAAGTCAGTTTATAATGAATATAGGGAAAAGTAGAAAACGCAATATTTTCGTAACAAGTATAGAGTGCCTCCTTCATGATTTCTTTATGGATGGGTTGTTTCTTCCATACAATTTGACGCAATTTCATTATATTCAAAGTATAAAAAAATAACTTAAACCATGCGCAAAAAGATCAGGAATGGATGACCTGGACCATCTTCTTGAAACACTACATGAAACGCGGACCATTCCCCATTTGTTGTTTTATGGAGAACCCCATGCTGGGAAACGAAAATTGGTAGATACTTTTTTACGAAAGATCTATACTCCAGAGGAATACAAACAATACTGTATGAAAATAGAATGTGCCACTTCCAACGGGATTAAAATGATACGCGATGTGATCAAAGAGTTTGCCAAGCAACAGATTGGCAATCACGTCTATTTTAAAAGTATTGTTCTATATGACGCAGAAAATTTGACCATAGACGCACAATATTCATTGCGTCGTTGTATAGAAGTCTATAGTAAAACAACCCGATTTTTCCTAGTTACTTCGAATCGTGACCGTCTATTGAACCCGATTTGTTCTCGGTTTGTGCATCGTTATGTTCCCAAAACACCGATTGTCAAAGAACCTGTGGTCTATCCAGCGAGTATGAAGAAATGGTTAAAGGATACAGACTTTATACAAACTGCTTTGAAATTATACAGTCAAGGTGTGTATGGAGACATGCTATTAGAATATTTTAAGGATTCGGACCGTTATTGTAAAGTAAACTTCAAATACGAATCTGTCTGTAAAGAATTAAAAAACGAAGTATGGATCCTTCATTATTTACTTCAATCTTTTTTAGGATAATACCCTTATAAAAGATGCCCTTTCATATGTTTGGAAGCATAACACGTGGTGGAATAATGTCCTTGTCTACCACAACGAAAACATATAACTGGGTTGAGACACTTATCATCTATTTCCTTTTCATTCTTATTCTCATCACTTTTGTCCAAATATTCAAGAATCTTATTTAACGCACACTTTCTTTTTCTATGAGACGAAAAGTAAGAGGTAGGACAATCGCACATTTCATTTCGATTTCGAGTTTGATTTGCCATTTCATTGGGTTCCTTCTCTTTCTCTTTAGATTCTGTGACAAATACTTTACAGTCTTTTGCAAAATGTCCCTTATTTCCGCATGTATAACATTTGTCTGCCGCGCCCTTCATCATTTGATTCAAGGTTTGTCGGTTCATATCACTCAGCGTTATTTCACAGAAACTTCCTCCGCGAACATTTTCCAATCCGTATTTTTCCATACATTGTATGGTTTGTTTATCTTCATCATAATCATCGCAATTGGGTATGATTTTAAGGACAGAAAGTGGTGTATACTTTCTAGTCCAAGCGGATCCAGAATTACCAAAATGTTGTTCTATTCTGAAATTAGGATGATTTGTTTTTCCAACGTAATATTTTCCTTGTTCCAGTTGAAGGATGTATAGAAACACCATAATGAGTATACTTTATGATTGATCTTTGAATCAATTTTCTAGTCAATTAAAGTAGAAACTATGCGTTTTACTCTTCTTTATTCTTTACACTAAAATACTATATGGAAGATTACACCTCTAATGTTTTAACCGATTCTAAAAATGAATGGTCCATCCTCTTGATGAATTATTTGACTCCACATGTCATTGATGGGTTTCGTTCTATTTTTAACGAGTCCGTCCAACTCTGCGAGAAAAGTGACGAACTGGAAAAGTATTTGATGACCTTTCAAAATCTATTGAGTCGGATTCCCAAATGGAACAACGAGATGATCCGAACCGAGAAAGAACGCATCATGAAACTATGTAACTGTTCTTATTTAGAGGATTTGATGACCTGTGTGCATATTATTCAGTTGAAAATTTTGAGTTGTGTCCGTGTAGGCAATGAGTCCAAGAAAATTACCATTGACATTCCTGACTTTGGTTCCTTTCTTCATAAAGTCTATATTAATGTGGCACGTAAACTTTATTCTACCATTTATCTTTTTGAAATAGATATTCCTAGTTTAGACATTCAAAAGCGAAACCGTGAGTTTGAAGTCATTGTCCAAACATGTATCATGAATACCATACGCGACAGCATCCCTGTAGAAACTCTATTGAGACAATACATCGATGAATCTACCGAATACGAGGTGCGACGTGAAAGTGAACCGAAACCAGAAGTGATCAAACCGATGGAGACAAAACCTGTAGAAAGACTCCCCGACCCACCGGTAGAGATGAAACCAGTAGAGATCAAACCGGAAATCAAACCAGAGGTTCCTATGAAACCTGTTGAGGTCAAGACTGTAGAGGCAACTCCTCAGGTGTCTCCGGTGAAACCGGTGGAACCCGAAAATAAAAGTAATATCTCGTTTAACGATCAATTAGAAACGTTTGAGATCCCAGTAGAGGAAGAAAATATACAGATTGGAGAAGATATTCCTTTAAACATGCTTTCCTTTGAAGATTTAGAGAAATCATCCGACGAGATTGATCTAGGTATTGTGGAACTATAAAGAGTATACGTTTGATATAAGTTTGATTTGAACCCTTTTTTTCCGGACTCAAATTAAACATGGAAGAACTGTATGTAGCAATCACCGTGGGTCTCTTATTCTTCGTGTGCAAGTTAATTTTAAATAAACTACAAAAACAATCCACCGAACGTCGCGAGTTTCGGGATAGTTTACTGGTAAGTATTTTAACAGGAATCGTGTTATGGATCAAGAAAACCCAATTTTCGGGATTGAATGCAAAGGCGCATGTGTTTGTTAACGAACCTGGATTTTAGTCTTGACCATGGTATCTATATCCATGTAATGTTCTAGATCAGACATTTTGTATTTTTCAAAACAGACATGATCCAGTTGATTTTCGGGTGTGTGGTTGTGCACGATGCGCGCAATCATCTTATACAATTTAAAATCAGGATAACGGTCTTCTCCATTCTTTTTATACAAGACATTGACTCCTGCATCGTCATAAATCCAAGAAATGATTAAGTCATAGACCGGAACTTTCTTGAATTTTTCTAAATCATCCAAGTCATCAATGATAAAATCAATGATAGAACAACCCAAACGACACAAGTCAAAACTTTTATTAGGTAAGATGCGTGGTTTTTGTGCATTATAGAACGGTTCAAAATTGTATTGGGTATATGCCATGCCATGCTGAGAGAAACTATCGCTGCATAGTATTTTATCATTCACGGTATAAATGGCACGTCCAAAATCGATAATCTTGTAAATCTTTCCGAAGGTTGGGATTTTATAATAGTGATCTTTGATCTTATAGAACAGATATTCTTCTTCGGTGTGAATATACATGATGTTGTTGGTATGTAGATCATTATGGGTGAAATCAAATAAGGATTGATACGTATAAAGCATGACAATGACCTGGAACATAGCACTCTCTAATTCCTCTACACGAAGTTCATTCATTTCTAACAGGTGGTCTAAGGTATTTTCACATTTCTCTAGCGCCACAACTTGGGTTGGAATCTCTTGAATGGTTAACATTAGATCCATTTGCTCTTCCATAGATTCCACTGATTCAGATGCATCCTCCCATTCTTCTTCTTCGTCGGTATGACTAATTTCTGAATCGTCGTCCACCTCTTCTGATTCAGTATCAGATGGAGATTCCGTTTTTGTCTCACTCTCTATCACCAGTTCAGTGACTTCTGAAATGACCGATTCGCTATCCGAACACGATAGTTCTTCTAGATCCAGTTTTATACATTCATCGGTGATGACAATAGGTGATTGCGCTTTCGTAGAAAAGACTGTCTCGTCTTTGAACTTGAACAAGGTATTTAATTTTTCATTGAAATAGTTGGAATCACAAATATATTCAAAATCATCTGCTACGTTAATCTCTACATTTTTCTGTATGCAAATGTAACTGTCATAGACACGAATCCCATGTGTAAACCCTAATTCATGCAGTTGATTGGTGACATAATAGAAAAAACTATCTACATAGGCGTAGTTATGACAAGACTGTATTGCTTCTTGAAAAGGACCCACGGGAGTTAGATCAGCAGATGGCAGAATGGTGAGATCGTCATTCTTGTATTTTCCAATCAAATACTTGACATAATCGACTAGTGTGATATATTTTTTGAAACAAGTCACTACCTGATTAGACTTGTCTCGGATTGCATATTCGTTATAGGTTTTCTTTTCTACATATTCTTGAATCGTAAATTGTGGAGTGATCCCTAGATAAGCATAAATGGGGTTATAGGTGGTTTTCTCTACAAAGTCGTTCATTTCATTTTCAATATACTTTTTTAAAGAGGAATTTAACTCATTCCATGTTCATTCGTCCAAATGGGACAGATGTTCTCTCCCTTTATGTTAATGACTTTAGAACTAAAGAAATTTGATATGAAGCGTATTGTGTTTAACAAAGACGAGAATAAAGGACCCGTCATTGTTCTGATTGGTCGTCGTGATACTGGAAAGAGTTATCTTGTTCGTGATCTGTTGTATCATCAGCGAGACATTCCGATAGGAACCGTCATTTCGGGCACAGAGAGTGCAAATCAATTCTATTCTAGTCATGTACCTCCAGTATTGATTCATGGTAAGTTTGAAACAGAGATTATCGCCAATATCTTAAAAAGACAGAAAAGCGTGATGACCCAGGTGAAACATCAGATGGATGTGTATAAGAAATGTTCCATTGATCCACGGACTTTTGTCATTCTAGATGATTGTTTGTATGACAGTTCATGGTCTAGAAATGAATTGATGCGGATGATTTTCATGAACGGGCGTCACTGGAAAATTATGTTGATCATTACCATGCAATATCCACTAGGTATTCCGCCTCAATTGCGCACCAACGTGGATTATGTGTTTATCTTGAGAGAACCCTATATTGCCAATCGTAAACGTATTTATGAGAATTATGCAGGTATGTTCCCGACCTTTGAATCTTTTTGTCAAGTCATGGACCAATGCACGGAAAACTTTGAATGTCTCGTCATCTGTAACAATAGTTCTAGCAATGAACTTAGTTCACAAGTCGCGTGGTATAAAGCAAACTCTACCCCACCGTTTAAGATGTGTGCGACTGAACTTTGGAAAATGAAATCCAATGAAGAAGAAGCAGAACCTGCATTTGATGCCAAAAAAAATATCAAACAAAAGATCAACGTCAAGAAGACAAAGTTTTAGACATTGATCTAATATCCATCTTAGGATTCATAGAATGAAATATTTAGGATGATTTTAGGATGGAAATTACCATTTCCTTTATAAGATAGAATATGTTATCTTATAAAAAAACAAAAACAGCACCTGTGAATATGATTTTTTTTACTTCTAAATACAAGGAAAAAGAAAGAGTATTAGATCAACCAACCTATCCATACTTACAACCCAAAACTACATTGGACTTTGCAAGAACGGTCACACGCACTATTCTTGGAAGAGACATCGTATTTTATTCGGCAAATCCTACCTTGGTGGAATACAAAGATCATTACCTTTTGAATCTACGTTGGATCAACTACCAATATTATGAAGATGGAAGTAAAAAAACGATTCCTAATACGTGGATTTCTTTGAATAGTCGTTTTAGACTCAATCAAGCATTTCATCCGATCTCGGATGAACAATGGTTGACCGAAGATTTTGAACAAGAAAAGGATCGAGGAATGATGGGAATAGAAGATCTTCGTATTTTTAAAACAAATGTATATACAGATGACTATGTATATTTAGCAACCTCTGTGGATCCGAACAGAAAGGTCGTTTCGGTTGCAAGCAATGTGTATTCATTGGAGGATCCTTATACCTTGGTCAGAACCATCATGACACCTTCTTTTTATGATCTAAAGAACCTACGCGTGGAAAAGAACTGGACGTTTGTCTTGTATCTAGATAAAGTGTCAGTCGTTTATGCGTGGTTCCCGTTACAAATAGGGGTATTCGTAAATACCTCTTTACATTTAATTTCCACGAAACCGATGCCTATTTTTTTTAAAGATGCACGCGGTTCTACTTCAGGATACAGAATAGAACAACAAATATGGTTCGTCTTACATAAATCAATGATCACAAGACGTAATAGAACCGCCTATTATTACTATCAACATTTTTTTGCAGTGTTTGATCTGTCGATGAATCTAATACGCTATTCGGAACTGTTCAAGTTGGGAGACAAACCGGTTGAATTCTGCACGAGTCTTATTCTAAAAGAAAACGAATGCATACTCTCTTACAGTGTATTGGATACAATACCTAATATTTCTGTCTACGATATGAAGGTAATTCAAGAACTTAAATGGGTAAATGCGTGAAATTTCATTTTATGGAATTGTCGTGAATGAAGTGTTTGATCTATATTCACACGATATTTAGGTATTGTATCTGGTTTATGTAATATTAATTTTACCGGTTTATTTTTTGAAGCACTAGATTTATGTTTTAATATTATGGATCTATTGATTGAGTCGATAGGGTTATTTTTATAAGACAAAGAAATCACAGGTTCTGTGATAGGTGTTTCATAGGTTTCACTACCTGCTATCAAGGAGGTTAATTCCGTATTCTGAAATACGAGTCCTGTATTTCTACAATTCTTCTCTGTAACAGGCAATAGATTAAATTCACACGGATATTTTGTTCCATTCCAAGAATACCATATAAATGGTTGTTGTATTATACCGTGTAATGATTTATATTGTATATCTTTAATCATCACATCTATTGCAGTCAACCCTGTATAACTTTTGTAATCCCAGTTAATAAAATGCGTGTAATCCCATTGTATAAGAGTATTTAATAATTTACGCGCACCTTCTAAAGTGATCATATATGCATGCGTGCAAAATATTGGTTCTGTAGTAATAATGGGTGTCACTATATCTATTCTCCTACAACTATCTAATTGATTCCCCATAAAAATTACATCATAATTGTTTGGGGTTAAATCAAAATAGTTGTTACATAACTTATTCCACTCTGGATGAAAACATATATCATCTTCAAATACAGTCGCAATTTGTATATGATTGTCTACGATATGTTTTAATACTTTTAGATGAGATAGAAGACATCCCAATTCTCCTTTCCGAATATCTTTATCTATAGATAGATTTTGAAACAAATCCAATGCGTTATTCACTGAAGTAATCTCATTCCCATCTACTGCTTCAAACACGGAAACATTTGTATATCCTGCTTTTTTTATATTTTCCTTAAAGTATGACTCCCTATGACTTCTTGCAAGATGTATGACAAATGCAGGATAATGTAATATATAATTCATATATACTAATATACAATATAAATGTAATTGCGTAAATAGTTTTTAATTGTAAAAAGAGTTGTGACGATATAGATAAAGACTCCTATTGAATTGGGGTTCTTCTAATCTAAGTTCGTATTGGGTTTTATGGAATGGTTCTATCAGAATATTCTTTTCTGAGAACTTCCATCTATCAAAAAGGTCTTGATTTATCTTATTTTTACAACACGTAATAATAATATAATCAAACTTATCTTTGATATTCTCAAAAATAGAAAGTATTTCATTATTTTTTAAATGAAATAATACATCGCGAATGAGTATAATAGAATATTTTTTCTGGGGGACATATTTTGTAATATCTTCACAAAAAAATGTTTTGTCTGTAAATCTTTTGGTATGACTCTGGATAAGTGGTTCTACCACATCAATCCCAGTATACTCTATCGTATTTTCTTTAAAAAATGGAGAGTGAGACATCCACGTTAAATCGCCACATCCTAGATCTAAAAAAGAAACACACGAATGTTCTTGTATAAATTGATGAATCCATTTAGAACACTCCTTTGCATTTTCTATGGAGGATCCTGGTCCGGATAGAGGTATACGATCATCTTGATTGTTCCATATTTTATGTTTATAGATATGTTCAAAGGTTTCTTTGTTAGACATACCTATTTTATCCATTATAGTAAATACAGTATTTTCTATTTTTGAATTAAACACAAAAGATCTATGAAAGGTATGGTGTCTTTCACGAACAAGATTCATACCCATCATTCTTATATGATCTATATGTCTTCTATTGTCTCGGTTGAGAATATATTCTATTTTTTGTTGAACATTGGATGGATTACATAAGACACAATTGACTTGATCATAAAATCCGAGTTTGGATAATTCGTCTTGAATCGAATCATCCACTAACAATAAACTACCTACGCTACATATCTCAAACACTTTTAATAAAACATATTTATAATTGGATGCATCTGTAAAACAACACAAATAACGGTTCAATGCATCATAGTAATTTTTATTAATCGTATTGTGTTTATAAGATGTATATTCTGGATGACTTAATCTATCTGTATATTGCGAAAGTTGTTTGTTATGATTCATATAATATCTGAATGGATATATGGCTTGATTGTCATTTCCACTTATGAATATTTTCAAGATTGGTTCTGAATTAAAACCACACGATTGATAGAAATCATTCACTGCGGAATATGGTAGATGGAATTGTGGTGTAGATATATTTCCATATATATTCTCAATTTCTTTTGTATTCCATAAATATTGATATGGTCCTATGAGTAAATCTGAACTATGTATGCAGGTATTCCGTATCGGTTTATATGGAATTAAGTCATCTATTTTATAAATCAAAAAGATATGATCTCGTTTGTATATAGATATGTCTATATCATCATACGTAATACATAATAATATACATTTTTCAGATGGAATCACTTTCTGGTCCGTTTCAATCAATTCCCATCCAAAATAAGATAAATTCTTTGCAAACGTATAGGGTTCCAGGGTAATAAAATCTTTGATCCACGGAGTGATAAGGACATATTTTTTGATAGAAGAACCATTATAAACAGACCTATAAATAGATTCATGCGATTTATTCATAAAGTAATTTAAAGGCAACATTCCATTCCTGATTTCATCTACTGATTTAGATTCTAATGCTTTATACACAGAATTCACCAAAACGATAATCGGTTGATAGGGACGGATCAAGTTTTGATAATTTTCATAAGGTTTTTCAAGATATTCGTTTACACAATTGCACCAATTGACTGGGTATACTGTATCTAAACCATTCAAAATTTCATATTCTTGATAGAGACACGGTTGTTGTTGATATATCGTTTGGAGCATATCGTTTCCAACCTCACACCAGGTGATATTTTCGTGCTTTTTATTCAATTGAAAAACAAGTCGGTTCTTCCATTCAATCATCAAAGGCGTTTCTCTCCTACTTCCAAACACACCATTCCATAAAATGGAATTGTTTTCTCTAATAAAAAAACCATTCCCATAATCAAGTTTGTCAAACAATGTATCTAATGTATCCATCACTAGCGTATCACTATCCAACCATATACCTCCATGTTGACAAATGACGTGTACTCTTATAAAATCTGCCTGATGTGCTGGACATAATTGATAAAAATACTCTGGTAAAGAATCTATATAGTCTCGTATATTTTCTTCTGTAATCAAGTGAACATTGTATCCCTTTCCGTGGTTTGAATGTAAATAGATAAACTCTCTTAATATTTTAATTAGATTGTATTCTTTTCCAGTCCAATATAAATATAGATTTCTTGAATCCATTAGAATTACACAATATTATATTATATGATTTGGGACGTAGATCATTGAGTTCTACATAGGGTTCATAATCTCTCTTATAACGATTACTAGAAAATAAAATCAAACCAAACGGTTCTTTATCTGTCTTGGTTTGATTTTATTTCCGACTTGCTCTCTAAAGGAGTTTTGACAATGACACAAGATTTCATAATAGGTTGATTGTATTGTCTTGTCCTCTATTTTATGAATAGGTTCAGAATATTCTTTCACTTTACAGGTAAACAAAAACAAAATCAGTTTTCATAGACTTCCACTTCATCGTCCATATAAGAAAACCCTATATCTTATTTACAGGTTGAATACGAACTTGGTATTGATACCCTGACGAAGGTGTGCATATCTGCGGATCACGCGCATCCATGGTATAAAAGGATTCATCCTGACCAGAATACATAATACGAGTAACTCCAATGTCCTTAAGTTTATCGTAACAATGTGCACAAGGTTTAGAGTCCATGTATCCATTCTGTGAACTCCTTCTCGCAACATACAAATGCATTCGTTTGAAAGTAGACCGATCCTTTTGTGGGTCTAATTTCAATTTACGTATGGCACTGCGCAACGCACTCATTTCAGCGTGACAAGACATGGGATGTCCAATCAATTTATCTTTAGAATAATTGCGCTCATGATTGAACCCCCACGCCACAATAGATCCATGTAAAACAATCACAGAACCATGCCGACTTCTCATTTCAGAAAAGGTAGCATAGTGACTTGCGAGTGCCATATATTTCTCGTCCTGTTTGGACATAGTGTCCTTTGTCCAAGGAATCAGAAATCTAAAATACTTCAATTTTAGAACCTTGAACGTTAATGTATAGGTTGACGTGGAATTATTCGGTCAAAGAATCAAATGCAGCACCTCCTGCGCTGCTCAAGAGACCCATAAAGAAATACTGGATAAAGGGGAGACATGCGAGGATACACAAGACAATACCTACAATTTGCATGGGTTGTAATTGTTCAAACGTTTTAGTTCCAGGTTTATTGTATGCTTTAATTAAATAAAATCCAAGTGCAAATAAACTGATACAGATCAGACCTATCAGTGCCATTGCTGCCATGCCGCCTAATACGCCCGCAAAAACCATACCGAAAAATCCCGGACCTGCACTAGAGTTCTTTGCACCGCCTTTTCCGATTTTAGAATGTCCCAATTTTTTAAGCGCCATTGATATAACAAAAGAAATAAAGATGAAATCATAGAATAAACTATTATGAAAATTGGGATTTTGATTCCATGCACGTCTAAAGGAAGGGACTGGAAAACGATGCGAGACACCTATTTATTCCATTTTACACTAAAAACATTTATCGCAACACTGAGTCCTGGTCACACCTATATTTTCTATATCGGATATGATACGATGGATCCGATCTTTTCGAAACAAGATGAACACGCTTATTTGTCCATTTTTAAATCGTTTGTCTCCTTTCGTTTCATGGAGATGACCGACCCACCTGGATATCTCACAAAAATGTGGAATCATTTATTCCGAGTTGCTTACCAGGAGGGTTGTGACTATTTCTTCCAATGTGGGGATGACATCCTTTTTAAAACACGAGGTTGGATAGAGGATTGTATTAAAGTATTACAACAACACGGAGATATAGGTTTAACAGGACCCGACAATCAAAATGGACGCATTCTGACCCAGAGTTTTGTCTCACGCAAGCACATGGAGATTTTCGGTGAATATTTCCCGGAAACCATCATCAACTGGGGGTGTGATGATTGGTATAATTGGGTCTATGAAGGTCATCTTTATCCCTTGAAACATCATATATGCACCAATGAAGGTGGTAAACCACGTTATGTGATCAATCATGATGAAGCATTTAAAAATGACCTAAATAGAAATCTGGATATCTTGCGTGAACAAGTAAAGATTTTGGCAATTCAAGACCGCGCTAAGATTAAAAAGTATATGGGTATTCAATGAGATTCATATCTTAACGATTCATCTCTTAACGATTTATCTCTTAACGATTCGGATACTGCAAGAAGATCATCCAATACCTTAAGAGTCGAATCTCTTCACGGGATAAATGATTCGCTCGAATACACATATTCAAATAGTGACGTAAACGATCCTGTTTACAAAGTTGGATCCATTCTCTTTTTTTATACACCAGATACCCATTTTCATGCAAAATCCATGAACTTAGGATGGGCCATTTGTTTACGATGTTTTTACGTTTCAGTTCATGATATAGATGGTAGAAAGTAGGACTTGAATCATCTGTATAGTCATCGTACGTTAATATCCTATATTCTTCCAATTCATAATCTGGAACCGGAAGAACCATACGACTATATCCCATTTCGCATAGTTTTCCTGCAATTTGTTGCATTCGGATCTTGGGAGACAATGAGTGATAATCTAACATCGAATAATGTTTGGAAAAGTAAAGAGGGATTCTCTCAGGTTCTTTATTGGGTATATACTCTAAAATGATTCTCACAAAATAATGTTTGAATTGACGGATATTTAGTATTTGATATAGCGTTTGAATCCATAACCGTCTTATCGCACGATATCCAAGGCACCGAAGAGTTGCTTGCTTCAACATAGAATGAAAACATTGGATGTCACGGATTTTTCGCGCTTCTTCGTAATAAACTTTGGTCCTTTCTGGATCTCGTGACTGTCGATATAGACCGACGTGGGGGGTGATAGGTCGACATGCGCGCACCATACCGTGAATCTCCAAGGGAATCATTATTCTACATGTATATAGGTCTAACGAATGAGTCAATTTTTATGAAGTCATAAAATAATTTTGAGGTTATCTATGATTTTTATCCCCATCCACAAGTGATAAAACACATGAGAGTCAACGTTCTATGCTTCCTCATTCTTTAATCAAGATGATTTGATTCATTGTAGAATAGTTCTTTTATTTAAGGTTAATTACGAATAAGATAAGGAATAATACCATTATTTATATCTTATTCCAATGCAATGAAAGCAGTTGCTGTATTTACAGGAGATATTACGGGAACTGTTCATTTTACGGAATGTGAAAAAGAAGACGGACCATGCGTGGAAATTAAAGTGAAACTGAGAGGGTTTGAACCGAATACTATCCATGGGTTTCATGTGCATGAAGCAGGCGATCTCACCGATCAATGTATGAGTATGTGCGCACATTTTAATCCTTATGGTACAACACACGGGGGTCCTTTGTCTCGTATGAGACATGTGGGTGACTTGGGTAATTTACGTGCCAATCTCCATGGTGAGGTCAAAATCACCTTTTATGACGACTGTATCCGGTTACGTGGAACCAAATGCAACATTATAGGCAGAGGACTGATCCTTCATGAAAAAGAAGATGATTTAGGCGTAGGAGACGAAGAAAGTCTTCGAACTGGCAACGCCGGAAAACGTATCGCTTGTGCTATTATTGGATATGCCAAAGAAAACTTCAAAAAATAAACATTCAATCACGCCTATGTTTTATCCTTCGTTTTAAAGTAGTCTTTCACTGCAGATAAGCATTTGATCTTTTCCTCTCTGTCTTGATCTAACTGAAAACAATCCATGCTACACCAATGACAAGTGAGTCCATATTTACGTATGATAAAATAATCAATTGAACAAAACTCACTGTCAAACGGTTTCTGACAACTTCTACATAGACTGTAGATCATGTTGAAATATTCTTGTTTGATGCATTGGGTTTGTTTACGGTGATCCTTGTTATATTCGCCGATGAGTATTTGAATCTCTTTCGGTAGACATTGTATTCTTTCCTTCATTTCCATCTTTACTATAAAAGAAAGAATACAATTTCTATCAATATTATTTGAAGGTAAATAGAGTTTTAAATAATGGCATCACATCTTCCGGAGAATACAAACGATCCGTTCTCCAATCTGTTTTTAACGATTGGAATGTTTTTAGGTTTTTAAATAGATGAACCAATTCTTCTTTAGAACGATAAAGAAGTAGTTTATCTCCGAATCGTTTCAGTTGTTTCATGTTACCACAAGGACAAGTCAGGATCGGTTTATTTCTAGAGGAAAAATCATCAAGCACATTACCAAACGTCTCTCCCATTTTTCTCGCATGAATCAGGGCATTACATGTATGAACAAACTTGATTAGATAACTTTCATCTATCGTTTGACCTTTATTCAGTTCCAAATAGAGGATTCTGGGGTGTTCATAGAAGCGTTCTGTATGGAGGAATAAAAAATAATCATCTTCATTTGTGTCTAGATGCTCTTTGATTGCTTCATGTGCAAAGGTTATATTAAATTCTGTATAACTACCATATCTTCCAAATACGGTGGCATTATGGGGTATGTGCAATTCATCTCTTAAATTCACTTTTGGATCTTCTGTGGTTTGTGTATCTATTAGAGGAATAACAAGACGATTCGTAAGTAGTTTTTGATTCAACCTGTCTGAAGTGCTAATACAAATATCACTATCTGGATAACGGGTATCATACATACAATGTTTGATGGTCTTACAGGTTCCCCATAACATTTTATTGTCAAATGGAAATCGAACATCTTGACACCCATAAAGGAGCGTATAAAAGAAAGATAGGTTCCATCTTTCAATCACCTGCGTAATCTCTTCTATTCTATTTATTTCTATGACCTGGAAACGCTGTTTAAGTTCCATTACCTTCATAGGTGTAGGCGTTTGTTTAAAGCAAAGTAGAATACTATGATTCTTTAGAAGGTCTTCGTTGTATTTCGCATAATGACACACTGCAATTGTTTCGCGTTCAGTATCCTGAGTCAAAAAGAATCCAATGTTCATCCTATAGTATAGAATCTTATCTCTATACTATAGGATCATTAAACTTTATAAGGTGTAAAGAACTTGCCATATTTGCCACATTTAGATTCGTTTCGTCTACAAACTTCTGTATATTCTAAATTAGCAATGCCAGTTACATCGTTTATTTTCCGAAATAATTTGCACCGATGAAAAGAAGGTTCATAATACTTACAATTATTGCAGGATAGTATATTCGGATCAGGCGTTGGATCCTTTGCTATATAGTATCTGCCTTCACTACCACACTTGGTTTCGTCGTATCTACATATTTCACTCATTTTTCCATCAAACTTAAGACATACGGATCGTTGCATACGAGTATCGTAAGGTTCATCCCTAAAATGAATGCAATTTTTACAGAAATGGGCGAGAAAGAATAAAAATAATTTCATCTAATCAGAAGATCATGACTTTTTTATATTTATTTGAAGATTCATTTAAGATCCTTTTTCATCTCAAGTAGGATTTGAACCATTTCATTTAGATGGTCCTTGATCGATTGTTTATACCTATCTTTCATATAGATACACAGTGGATTGGTCTTAGATTCCTCCGTATAATACGCAAGTTGAATCATGTCTCGCTGAATACACCGTTTGGTTTCTTCTAATCCCATCCATTTCATCGTTTCTACGTTTTGATGGAACAATGCATGATCTACAAGAGTAATAAAGGATTCATACTCTTCTAAAGTGCTCATGTTCATTTTATTCATCTTCAAGGATACATAGTCTATTCTTATTCGTCAATTTTACGGAACCAATACAGTCCATATAGTCCACATTTGGATTCATCTTTCCTTGATTGTTCTGCTGTATCATATAAGATTCGTCCTGTAGGGTCCTTTTTACTGAACTTGAGACATTGACGTATAGGGAATAAATCTCGCGGATTGTAATAGGAATACATGCATTGTATGCATGAACGTGCAGGACGAAATGTCATTACATAGACATTCGTTCACTCTTTAAATACTTTAGAATCTCAAAAAATATAGACACTTTAGTGTAGTGTATCTATGGCATGTTGTATGACTGTGCGCAATTGTGCCCCATTTCTACCAAAAGTATTTGAAAACATAGACGCCTTACGAACTTTATTTCCTTCTTTTGTCTTGATTGTCGCCTATGACCACTGTGAAGATGGTTCCGAAACTCTATTAAAATATTATCAGCGTATGTCCTCGTTTCCAGTCTATTTACTTCCAGACCAGAACTCCTCTCCATATCGCACCGTGCGTATTGCGAATGCTCGAAATCGCTGTTTAGATCAATTAGAAAAATTAAAGTTGGATCATCCCATTGATATTCACTTCATGATAGATGCAGATGACGTGAACATAGAACCATGGAACTTAACCCTCATTCGTTATTATCTCTCTAATCGTAGTCCCGATTGGGACGTCATGACTTTTAATCGTTCCGACTACTATGATATTTGGGCGCTCATGTATCCACCTTTCCAACATCACTGTTGGGGATTCGCACGCCATTCAAGAGAAGTCGTTTCTTTCATGAAAAAAGATATACAACAAAAATTGAAACAATATGAGTTATTCCCTTGTCAATCTGCGTTCAATGGGTTTGCTATCTACAAGTCGAATGTCTTTCATGGAAAACGATATTGCGGAGAATATAAAGAACTCAAAAAACTCATTCCAGAAAAAGCGCGTCAACAAACCTTAAATGCATTGTCTATTCCAAAATTACAAATAGACCCATTCTTTCGAGAGAGTTGCGAACATCTTTATTACCATCTCTCTGTTCCGAATGCAAAGATCTTTATTTCTAGTTATTGTATTCAATAGTATTTATTTCTTACCCTTTTTTCCCTTTTTTTTAGGAACGTCTATCAAAGGTTCCAACAACGGTTCGACTTCTACACTTTCTTCTGTTGAAACAGTCTGAACTTGAACTGACATGGTAGGTGCCATTCCTTCTACAGGAACTTCTACAGGAAACACTTGCAATGGAGATAATGTAATCTTTACAGGAACTGTAGAAACCTCTTCTGGCGACGGAGATATTGAAACCTCTGCAAGAACCTCTATAAGAACTTCTGCAGGAACTTCTGGCACTGCAGGAACATCTACTGGAACCTGTGGCACTGAAGGAACATCTTGCAATGATAATAGAACCTCTACTGGAACCTGTGGCACTACAGGAACTTCTACAGGAATCTGTGGCACTGAGGACACTTCTACAGGAACCTGTATCACTGCAGGAACATCTTGCAATGGTAATAGAACCTCTACTGGAACCTGTGGCACTGCAGGAACTTCTACAGGAACCTCTGGCACTGCAGGAACATCTTGCAATGGTAATAGAACCTCTACTGGAACCTGTGGCACTGCAGGAACTTCTACAGGAACCTCTGGCACTGCAGGTACTTCTGGCAATGGAGGTAATAGAACTTCTACAGGAACCTGTGGCACTGAAGGAACCTCTGCAAGAACTTCTACAGGAATCTGTGGCACTGCAGGTACTTCTGGCAATGGAGGTAATGGATTCCCTAAAGGAACCGTTGTATTTACGGGTTGGATGACATGATTTATAACGTCTGAAAGATTGGGTTCCTCATATCTAGAGTTACGTGTGGGAACATCTTGAATCAATCGTTCATCTACCCAAGACTCTGTATTTCCCATTAGGACACGATTTTTCGTTTGACGAAACATTAACATGATTTTGTCGCGCAAGTGGGAAAGAAAAGACATATGATATATATGATAAGAGTGTAAATATTTTTCATATAATTCTACTTTATTTCTTAAAAGTGTATTGTTATAATGATGATTGTATTTATAATTTTCTATATTCAAAGAAGGGTTGGAACACTGAACGCGGATGTCTTCTTCATTTTTATGAATACACGCATTTGATTTTTTTATCATTTCTAGAATATCTACATTCAGTGAAAGTGATTCTTCAATATCATATGGTTTAAATGTTTCTAGATCTTTATAAATAGGGTATGTTCTTTTCCTAGGTTCTAATTTAAAATGCTCCTTGTAAAAGACTTTGATCATACCATATAATTTGTAATAATCACAATAGATACGATTATTAATAAACAAATATTGTTCATTCAACTGTTTTGTTTCCAGATCATATAACCTACTTTGATAATAAAAAGAATCCAATCCGAATACTTTGGACACTCTATTTTTTTCAATGTATTCTTTGTATTGTATATGATATTGTTCCTGAGTTTCATGCAATTGTTCCAAGTATCGTATGACCTCAGAATGCACTTGAATAAAGATAGGTTCCATATAATATGCCCTTATTTTTTTATTTGGGTATAATATATGGATCCCAAATGGTGTCCAGAACATGAAAACTTATTATCAGAGTGGGCAGATAAAGCGCTCTGTTATAAATGGTTACATACCAAAAGTTATGCAAAATATCAACGGTTACATAATATCTATACCATTCCAGTCATCGTCATGAGCACCCTTACAGGAACTGCGAACTTTGCACAGGAAAAGTTAGCAGATTCTTATAAATTTTATGCTCCCATTGTCATTGGTTGTATCAATATTCTAGCAGGCGTAATCACTACCGTTCAACAGTTTTTACATATCAATGAACTCAATGAAGCACACAGGGTAAGTATGATCTCTTGGGATAAGTTCTATCGCCGCATTAAAAATGAATTGGCGAGACATCCGAGAGAGCGTTCTCATGTAAATGAGTTTATCATGTCCGCCACCGAAGAATATGATCGCATTACAGAAACTAGTCCTACGATTGACAAAGATATGATTGATCTTTTTAAGACAACCTTTGATGGAACCTTTACTTCAAGTGAAACAAGACAAATGTTTCAGGATATTACGAAACCAGATATATTGGATAAACTGGTCAGTGTCAAAAAAAGTATTTATAAAGAGAACGAACCCGTGATCTCTAAAGAATATCAAGTCATGGAAGGGTTTTCTAAAAAGTTTGTCCTGGAACTCGGAAGACAACCTACCCGCGAAGAACTGTTGGATAATTTGGCGAATGAAAACATACGCCAAGATCAAGTGGACGCATTTATCAGTAAATCACAGATAGAAGATGTATAAAATATCTATCTTATTTATAATGATATTGTATGGTTTTATTTTTCTATTCATTATTCTTTTCCTTGGAAATTTCTATTCAAGTAAGGAATCATTTACAGATTCAGTCATTCCATTGAAGATCTTCCAGACATGGAATACGAAAGATTTACCCATTCATATGAGAATGAATTGTATTACCTTACAAAAACAAAATCCACAGTTTGAATACTTTCTGTTTGATGATGATGACTGTCTTGCGTTTATTGAGTCCCACTTCAAGGAAGAAGTCGTAGAAGCATACCAACGATTGATTCCAGGTGCATATAAAGCAGATTTATGGAGGTATTGTGTTCTCTATATCTATGGCGGTATTTATTTGGATATGAAAATGCGTTGCGTAGGTGATTTTCGTCTTATTGAATTGACCAAACAAGAACATTATGTAAGAGACAGAGATCAACTCGCCTTTATGAAAAATGATATAGGGATCTACAATGCTGTTATGATTCAGAAACCCAAAAATCCCCTCATGATGGACTGTATTCTTGAAATTGTAGAGAATGTAAACAACGAAGAATATGGATACAGTGCATTGTATCCTACAGGTCCAGGTATGCTCGGTGTTCTATATCAAGAAAAAAAGAAACAATACAATCTACCCGAGTTTGATTTATTTCATGATGCACACAGAGAAACGATTCGTTATAAAAATCGAACGATTTTAGAACATTATACAGAATATCGTAAAGAACAACTGAATCATCAGAACGAGTTACACTACTCTGTCTTATGGGAAAAGAATAGCATTTATATTCTGTAAGAATAAACGTTATATTCTAGGATCCATTCGTTGTAGAAGAAAATCAATGGTCTTTTGTTGATTGGTTACAATCTCGTCCAAACGTTGTAACGCTGAAACTGCCAATGTATAAATCATGTCTTTTTGAATAGAATGTAGATCTTCTATTTCCGTGCCATATAGATAAATGTCACCTGTGATGGGTGTTTCCATCTGATAAACTCCATTATCGGATTGTATAATAGTGGTGACATTCATTCTCTCGCCTTCTTTATATTGTATTCGGTCAGACACCTTTAGAGGCACTTCCACCGTGAAAACTCCACAATCACAACTTACCGTGCGTGCTATATTCGGTATAAATCCCCGACCTGTATTCACCGCAGGCGATAAAATATCTAAACCTTTAATCTCTTGCGCAATAAACCCAAGTTGGTTAGGATATGAATCTTTAAAATCATAGACCTTGGGTTTGAGTTCCCTCAAAGTTTTTAACGAAGTGTCACGGTCTAGATCTACAATGTTTGACTTGAGGCGTCTATCCGAAATCGCATTGAATGTTTGTGCCTCTACAGTAGAAGAACATTTCGTAGTTCCATTTAATTGAATCGTGCCTGTATTATTTCCTAGGGTAATATTGCCGGTATTCCCTACGACATATCCTTGAGTGGTCACATAATCAGCGGTTATATAACCTTTATTGGTGACATAATCAGCGGTTACATATCCTTTATTGGTGACATAATCAGCGGTTACATATCCTTTATTGGTCACATAATCAGCGGTTACATAACCTTTATTGGTGACATAATCAGCGGTTACATAACCTTTATTGGTCACATAATCAGCGGTTACATATCCTTTATTGGTCACATAATCAGCGGTTACATAAGAAGATAGTGATGAATTGACGGAAGACGTGAATGCAGAGAAGGATGAATTGATAGAAGACGTGAATGCAGAGAAGGATGAATTGATAGAAGACGTGAATGCAGAGAAGGATGAATTGACGGAAGACGTGAGTGCAGAGAAGGATGAATTGACCGAAGACGTGAATGCAGAGAAGGATGAATTGACGGAAGACGTGAGTGCAGAGAAGGATGCATTGACGGAAGACGTGAATGCAGAGAAGGATGAATTGACAGAAGACGTGAGTGAAGAGAAGGATGAATTGACGGAAGACGTGAATGCAGAGAACGATGAATTGACCGAAGTATTGAGTGCAGAGAAGGATGCATTGACCGAAGAAGTGAGTGAAGAGAATGATGCATTGACGGAAGAAGTGATTGTGTTTTCATGACTTTTTACCCATTCGCATGTTGCGATACGGGATGTATTATCCTCATAAAGTGGTAAAGTGGTTACTGTATTCCCTAATAAAACATTTCCCGTCATAGATGTAATCGTTTGAGTAGTGATGGTTGAACTACTCACATTTGTGCATAGAAGAGACGTTCCTGTGATTACACCTGTATCGGATACTCGAAAATTTTTTCCGTCTATGACCGTGCTTCCATTCATATCACCAAGTGTCGTATGAGTTGAAGTAGCATCCAGAATATTGTAACCATTCGCTGTAGCACTTATACGATTCGTGAGCATAGATATTCTAGACGCATTTACAGTGGTATATTGGTATGAACTTCCAAGAGTTGTATTTCCACTTGTATCTAACATGAGCACATTAGAACTGTTTATATAAAGTCCAAAGGACTTGCTCACATTCATGAGAAGATTTGCAGACTGTATAGAACTAGTCGTGATCCCTTTTTGAAAAACACTCATATATATTAGGTACTATTTATTCTAGGTATAATCTATGTGGAAAGCACCTGTTTATCGCGCCAGTTATCAAAGAAAATATGGATCGCGTTGTTTTTTAAGACCACGTGATAAATCCTATCCTATTTGCAGTCACGGTAAGATAGATTGTAAGGGTTTACGTGCAGCACAATACTATTTGCGGTTGAACAAACGCACTATGAATAAAAGATCCGCAAATAAAATGAGTAAAAGAGCGCGCGCACTTACACGTAAATATTGTAAATAATTTAAAGACCTTCTTATATTGTCAGATATATGAGGACACTTTACCTTTACATATCTGACAATAATCTGCGGAACATTTATGAGTCTGCGATACAAGAGCACAATACATCTGTAGAAACTACTCAGTTTGCAAACTCGGGGTTTGATCTTTTTTTGCCACGGGATTATTCCCTCGAAGAAGGGACCTCTAAAATCAATTATGAAATCAAGAGCGCCATGTATGAGGACGGCAGTGGAAATCCTTGCGCCTTCTGTCTTTACCCACGGTCTAGTCTATACAAAAATCATCTTCGTATGACAAATAGTGTAGGCATTATTGATAGAGGATATCGTGGTGATCTTGCTTCCGTATTTGATGTTCTGGAACACGTTAATTTGAAAAATGGTCAGCGTCTTGTCCAAGTTTGTTCGCCTGATCTTGCACCCTTTCTCGTAAAACTCGTTCCTGAGGTAGAATGCCTCGGACTCACCGAACGAGGAGATGGTGGGTTTGGGTCTACAGGCGTTTAATAAAATATAAGAATACACTATATGTTCTGTCAGTACAAAGACCGATTAGGTGTTCCGGGTGAAGGATTTCATACACATTATTTTGGCGTCGCCGTCTTTGATTTGATTGCAACCCTTCTTTTGAGTGAATTCATTGTCTTTCTTTTTAATACTCCTCGTTTTATCACACTGGTTTCAGTTCTTCTTACAGGCATTGTCTTGCATCGCCTTTTTTGTGTTCGGACAACCCTAGACAAATACTTATTTCCATAATTTAATCTTCCCAATTTCCCAGAATCTTAAATCAAATACTTATCCATGCTTCTAAATAAAATTGATGACTTATGATTGGTTCCTTTTACAGCATCCCATCATGAATCTCGACATGAATCCGATTACATCCGCGACTGAGACTATCGCTGCTACAGGTCTTAGGATCCTATGCATTGAAGGCAATATCGGTTCAGGTAAGTCAACCTTTATGCAAAAACTGAAGAGTCGGTTTGCACATAAGAAAGAGATTTGTTTCTTGGATGAACCCGTAGATACATGGTCTCATTTTAAAGATGAAAACGGAACTATTCTGGAACATTACTACAAGGATCAAAACACATGGGGGTTTACCTTTCAAATGTTGGCATATATCTCGCGTCTCACGCTTTTACGAAAAGCATTGGAAAATCCGGATTATCGTTATATTGTCACGGAACGGAGTTTGTTTACGGACAAGCATATCTTTTGCAAGATGCTATACGAGAGTGGAGTGATTCATCCAATTCAGTATCAGATCTATCAAGCGTGGTTTGATGAGTTTATGACAAAGCATGAATATAAGTTCATCTATTTGAGAACCAGTCCAGAGACCGCCCATGAGAGAGTCCATAAAAGAAATAGAAAAGGTGAAACCATTCCCTTGAGTTATCTGGAAGAGTGTCATCGCTATCACGAAGAGTGGTTGCAACACGAATTAGTGTTTGATGCAAATGTAGAGGAAGTGGATACAGAACAATGGGTGTCGCGTGTTCAAGACGTCTTTCACCTATAAGTTTCAGGTTGTTTATCCTGAATAATGATTTTGTTTGGATAATTTTTATGTAGATAGTATAACCCATGATCAAAACCTTTGATAAATTAGAGGACGTGGTCCAAGAAATAAAACCTTATTTTTCTAGAGTCAAACCCAGTGCCACACCTTATATCAAGGAGGTTCATGGCATTCCTGTGAAATTACCAGAACCCAACAAATTATGGAGAATCAGCGAACAAGCCTGTCTAGATACTCTGAAATATATTTTTACCATCTCTCATCAATGTTATTTACTGATTGTAGCAGATTCTACTCCTACGATGTTGAAGTTGATGCCGCCCTTGCAACCGATTTACAAGCAAGCGCTCAAACAGTCGGTACAGAAGTTAAAAGATAATCCACATCTGAGAGACAAACAACGTAAACGAATTACTGATATGCATCCTGCTCGTATTATGCAGTGTGTTGTGAAGGAACGTGACCGTGAAGTGAAAGTGATTGAATCGAATGAATATCAACAGGTCTTTTCCAAGATTCAATTGTCAGATGGATTTTTTATTCTCAACTTAACGGATGCAGTCATTGTCCGGAAAGATCAAACCTATCCGTTTCACATGGTGGTAGGACAACAACCCTTGAGACATCCGCCTGCCATGATTCCGATTCTGTCCATGTCCGGGCAAAAAGGTTACTTGGATATTCCTATGCCCAATTACGATGAAATCAGTTGGGTCTATGAGAAAGAAGGTCAAGATATTTATGCCAATTTTGTCACGGAATGGGACAAGAAATCTATCGCAAAAGCAGTGTTTCGTGGCGGTCCTACTGGGTGTGGTTACACTCCTGAAACCAATATGCGCATTCAATTGTTGAAATTGTCTCAATTACCCGAATATGCAGATCTATTGGATGTCGGGATTTCTGGAAAAGGCAAGACGATTGATACAGCATCGGTTAAGTTTGATCCAGTTCATGGCATCGGCATGTTAAACACGGGACTGATTCCTACCGATAAGTTTTTGAACATGGCAGAACAAAGTAACTATCAATTTATCGTGCATGTAGATGGAAACGTAAATGCATATCGTTTACTTTATACGATGACTACGGGATCCGTGATACTACGTGTCATGAGTGAATATACGTCTTGGGCGGAACAGTATTTGGTACCAAACGAACATTACATTGCCATAGAACCTGATCTATCTAACTTGAAATTGAAAATGGAATGGTGCATGAAAAATCCACGAAAGTGCATGGAAATTTCGGCGCGTGCGCAACAACTGGCGCGAACCTTGTTGAGTCGTGAATATCTAGATCAATATTTCACCATGTTGTTTTCTACCTTTTCAGGTGAAACGGTGGAACAGTCTTGGCAGGAATACAAGCGAAAACGAAAGAAGGTTCAATTTGAACGGTTACCTCCTGCGGATCCCTCGCCACGACCGGCGCGAGTGGCGATGATTATCCCCCACCGAAATCGGATAGATCATTTAAAAGAATTGGTTCGAAGACTAGAATCATTCTCTTTAGGTCCTCATCAATTGGATCTGTATGTAATCGACCAAAACAATGCGGAGAAGTTTAACCGTGGTTTGTTGTTGAACATTGGGTTTTATTTGGCCAAAAAATCGGGATATGATCGGTATCTGTTCCACGACGTGGATTCCTATCCAGACGAAACCTTGTTCCCCCAATATTTTCAATATTTAGAAGATACGATTCATTTTGCATCTCCTTCTCTCGGATACAAATATACCTATCCAGACTTCTTAGGTGGAGTAGAAGGATTTACGGGAGAAGATTATGAGACAGTGAATGGATTCCCCAATACCTTTTTAGGTTGGGGCGGCGAAGACGATGCCCTTTACAATCGATTGGCTGCGGAAAATATCACGGTCTATCGTCCTACCCAAGGAAAATACATTCTAGCAGACCACGAACCGGCGAAAGGAAGCGAAAAAAACATGTTGCGTTACGAGAACGTGCTTGAAGATTTAAAGGGGTATAAAGAGAACGGGATTCGGCAAATCCCTCGCTACTCTATTCAAGTGACTCCTTTCTCCATGGATTCTTTTCTAGATTCGTATCAACTGGAAAAACCCAATCCAGTGCCCGTCAAAAGCGAATTGTCTCAATTTACGATGGACCCTCAGAAAGAAAAGATGAATGTCTATACCTTTAAAGTGCAATACGATCTGCAAAAGTCCAAAGAACCTATGCCTTTGCCGAATGTTTCTCTGCAACAGGGATTAGAAAATGTTCCTGCAAACATCATTCCTACGGTTCAAGAGACGGTCAACGAAGAGGGACTCTACATCGTGAGTATTCTCAAAGAATCCTTGTCGGTTCCCTTTCAACTAGCAGGAAGAAACATGGAACAATATTTCAAGTCTTATGCAGAAGAACATATAGAAGGGCGTTGTTGGAAAGAAGGATGGGTTCGTCCAAAATCAGCGAAAGTGGTGTCTTATACAGCAGGATTGTTGAATGGAACTTCGATTGATTATTCCATCTTGTATCACGTAGAAGTATGTTACCCATATGAGCAAATGGAAGTCGAATGTATTGTGAGACAAGTCAACAAGGTGGGGATTCGTGCCACCCTACGTGAAAAACATAACCCAATGGTGTTGTATATTACACGGGAACACAATACGTCTCTCCAGATGGAATCTTTTAAGAGTGGTCAGAAGATCAAGGTCAAAGTGCTAGGACATCGGTTTGAACCAGGGGATCCTTGTATTCATGTCATGGCGGAAATGAACATGCCAGAAAATATGAAAGAGAATATGAAAGAATAATTCTATTTTCGACACAAAGGACACCTCCTTAAATGTCCTTCACTCATGTATTTGTCAATCTCTTTCATATTCCATATTTCGTATTCTTCCTGATAGAGTTGAATCAATAGGTAGTTACTCCATTTTTTATGATAAGGATTTTCCTTATACTCTTCCTCTAATTCCGGATAGGGAAATACGGGTTCTCCTATTCGGGATTCATCTCCATAGTAACATCGTCTGAAACAAGGTATACAAATAGAATGTTCGCACTTGGATAGTTGCACGCATAGTCTATCGTCTAAGCATATTGGGCATTCATTTTTTGTGATCTCCAGTTTTTTTCCAAACCTGAAATCACAATCTGTGCAAAGGGTGCATCCATTGTAGTCCACCCATTCTTTGGGAAAAGACCTCTTACAGACGAGGGTATTTTTACAAGGGATAGATTCTGTCATAGGGACTGATTCAGTGTTTGTTATATACTGAGTTTTCATTCGATGGTAATCAATTTCATGAAACCAAATATAAATTGTTACACGATATAACTACATTCTTCTTTGCCAGAACGGTCAAAGAAGAATTGAATGTGTTTTAGAAATCTATAATCAGCCTCTTCGTAATACTGCTCTAGTAAAACTTTATCTTCATTTAAATCATATTCATATTCTTCTAATTGTCTTTGGTATTCTTTATCATCTAAAGATCCTACTCTCATTTCACCTATGTACGGTTCATTTTCGCGTTTATATACATATAACCTTTCTGGACGTTTTTCAACACATTTCGGTTTCGGTTTATATTGTGGTTCTTTCATTGAATATAATGTGCTCTTTGCCGTTTTACTATCATACATGAATATGAATGGATCGTGTTTTTCCTTTATTCTTTTTCCCTCTTCGGAACGCTCCAAATAGTATTCATCCAATTTATCAATTATAGGTAGGGCAACCCGATTAAAATCACTTTTGGTTATAGTATATCCTATATTATCTTTAAAATAAATAGAAACACTACCCCATTTAGTTTTATATTCTTTGAAAGAACTAGAACATTTTTTGCAATATTCTTCTTCATCATTGCCTACATAATGTAGACAACTACCCCAAAATCTTAATCTTTTACGAGTTCCTCCATATTTTGTAAGAAACTTGGTATCTTGGTCAGCATACCAGAAAAGTCCATTAATGTCTCCTCTAAACTCGACTAATTTTGACATCTTAATTTTATTTCATATATTAGTCTTCTATCAATTTTATACCATTTATTCACGGAAATGTTTGAGTCGTGAAGAACGCGCTTCCGCGTAATCGATCATCGGTTTCGGATGTGCTGATTCATATTGGTTAAAATACTTATCCCATTGGTGCAGATGTTTCGCAGGAATGTCTTTGAGTTCCGGGATCCATTTCTTGATATAGACCGCATCAGGATCAAACTTGGCACTTTGTATCCATGGATTAAAGATCCGTTGACTGTAAGGTGCCCGATCTACACCGGTTCCCGCTACCCACTGCCAATTGCCGTTGTTGATACAAGGATCATAGTCTATTAAATGTGTTGCAAAATAAGATTCGCCCCAACGCCAGTCTATTCCGAGGAGACGTGTAAGGAAATTTGCAGTGATCAGTCTGCCACGATTGTGCATGTATCCTGTTTGGTTCAATTGTCTCATCGCTGCATCCACAATAGGGAATCCTGTAGTGCCCTGACACCACTGTTCAAACGCAGGTTTAGAGTTCGTCCATAACATGGTTGTCTTGAAATTGGATCGTGTTTCCAATACCTTTGGGAAATAACACGCAATGTAATAAAAGAACTCCCGCCAAATCAGTTGCTGACGATACACTGCGTTTGAGTTCGCCCAATACGCTTCGCGTATACTGAGACAACCAAACTTAAGGTATGCGGATAATTCTGTCGTAGGAGTAAATTGATCATGTTGATACTGAAAGTCAAGGCGTTTGAGTGCTTCTTTCCTTCCACCTTGAATCTGGTTTTGTTTCTGATAGGTTGGGAGATAGGGTTCATAAGAATCCAACGTTCCATATTGGATCTTTGGTGTATGGGGTTTAGGAACATTGTATTGGATCGCTACATTCTTAAACGGAGTATAGACCACATAAGGTGACTTGTCTTTGTCTCCCTTTAAAAAGGTTCCCATGGGTGCCAAAAGATAATCCTCTGCCGTGATACAAGGTATGTTTTTCTCTAGACAATAATCTAGTATGGAATCAGCGCGTCTTCGTGCAAAAGGGGTATAATCTAGATTGAATCCTAACCGTTGAATCGGCAATTGTTTGAGGATGGTCAAAGTATCTCCATAAAAGGTATAAAGATCTGAACCGTGACTACGTAACTCCTGACGGAGTTCTTCTAGGGTTTCACACATAAACTGAAAGGATCTAGAGGAGTAAAAGGCATTTTGTTTCGGTTGGATCTGTATCGGGGTAAACACAAAGATGCATACCACTGGACCGTGTTGAGACAACGATTGAAGTGCTAAGTTGTCCTGAAGACGTAAATCACGATGAAATAAAAAGACATTCATTCTTGATGAAGATAGAAGATTTTTTTATTTCATGAAAAGAATGTATATTTGTCTTATCCATTTTTGTATATTCATTTAGAAATGTTCGTTTAGAAAAGAATGTATACCTTCTGTATCTCTATGTCGGTGATTCAACAACTGAAACTACCTATCGAATTACAGGAGTTGGTCAGAGAGTTCTTCTACTATTCCAAGATACAACATGATCAAATGATCAAGAAAAAAAATATGGTGAATCAACTGAATGTATGCGAACGTCTCTATTGGAAAAACGTAGGACAATATTATGATTATTTTTACTTTCAAATTGAAAACTGGGGATTCTTTACCGTTGAACCTTCTGTCTATTATATTACTCAAGAGATTCGTATTATGAGCACCTTATTCTGTAAACATTGCCACAACTATGTTGCATCTGATACACCTATTCCTTTATGTATCGAATGCGATTGTGAACCGGATTGGTTAACCGTAGATTAAACATTAGATCCATTGAGTAAAGTTTTGATTCTCTTTAACATACACGGACAAAATAAGATGACCTGGATGATAATCGTAAAAAAGTCGTGCAAGTTTACAACGTTTCAGGAGAGAATGGATGGATTGAAGCAGTCGTAATTCTTTGTCTTGTTCTACATAAAAGGGTATATAAAACTCAACTATATCATATTCCTCCTTCAAATCGTGGGGTTCTATTTCTAACAAAGCATTGCAACTACGATAGACATGTCTCATCTCTACTGTTTGATGTTTTTTATTTAGAAGATGCACTCGAGACCATTGTTTAAAGGATAAAGCACTGGTAAACATGAGTTGTTTGATTTCGTTTACATTGGTGAGGTTGTCTAATTCTTCGGCAGTTGGACGAAACCATTCTAGGTAAAATTGAATCCAGTTTCCATCATATACATGTGAAAAATCCCAGTCTGTAGAAATAGAATAGATTCCAGCGTAATCTTTGATTTCTTTCCATAATTCCACTGGTAAATCGACCGGATGATTCATTTCATTATATATAATTCAGACGATTATATGTTTTACAAAGTTTATATGTAGATGTAATGGTTTACAATCATTCCATATGCAACTCTTCTTGATACTTCTTGAAGATTTTACCAATCATATTGTTTGGATCTAGTGTCTCTACGATTAGGTTATTTACTTTCATTCGTCCATGCTGTTCTAGTAATACATTGTATAACGGTTCTCCCGTATAAGGGATCGTATAAATAGTCATGTTCTCTTTCGCTTGATCCATATTCAAAAACTTATACGCTTCTACCCATCCACATTCGTAGAAGATCTTGTGTTCTCGGGTGATGACGGTTCTTTGGGAGGGATACCTTGAAAAGAGGGCATCCTTTTCTAGAACGACTAATTCAGAATCGGAAGAATAAGTTTCTGTGATCGCAACGATCGGTTTTCCGCCAATGGTATGTCCGCGTTTGGTTTTGCCATGGATCGTTCCAGGAACCAATGTTTGTATTGCAACGAGACCTTGATCCGTCTGAATCTGTGTATCCGCAGGAAAACAAATATTACTTTGGATACGAAAAAGTGGAACTGACGGCGAACCGAATCTTAAAGGACCGTCTGGTAGAACAGGTAATTGCGAATACATCACATTATATTGATTGTTTGAGACATAGAATATACCCATGTAGGTTACATTTACATAGGAAACCTGGGTCTTCTGGATGGATGGGGATAGATTGGGACCCCATACCCATAAGTTTCCACCTATATCTAATGCGGCAGAACGGTCACCCCCTGCAGATATAGAAACAATTTGACTTAATCCAGGAATCAGCGTAGGCGTGATCGCTTGAGTCACTTGTAAGTTGAGTCCGAGTTGTCCTGATGCGTTGTTTCCACATGCATATACTTTTTCTTCAGACAAAAATAAGGTATGATTCGCACCACATGCGATTTGTGTGACGTCTGCACGGATATATATAGGAGAAGTCGAATCTATTTGATTATTTGTCCCAAGTTGTCCATATTGATTACGTCCAAATGTATATGCCTTATGATCCGTCGTTAAAAATGCCGAATGAGATAGTCCAGTGGCAACTTGTGTACATTTAAATGGACTATCTACAAAATTTCCATCCTTGAGTTGACGTGGAATAGATGAATCCACGGTGTCTCCTTTCCCCAATTGTCCGTAATTATTTAATCCCATCGCATATGCATTGTTTAAGTTGTCTATCAAAAGGGTATGATCTAATCCTGCTGAAAATTGGGTAATGTTCGGTATATCTATATTTGGAATAGATAGAGTCGAATTGGTTGAAAGTGGAATGTTGTTTCCCAACTCGCCATATTGATTCTTTCCTGAAAAGTAGAGTTGGTCATTCTGTAAATAAATCATTCCATAACGAGTCGTTCCTACAGAAGATACGTTAGACACATTGAAAGTGAGTGCATTCTGATAAAGGATATTATCCATTCCAGATTGTCCATAATTATTTATACCAACCGTATATAAGTTTCCACTTGAATCCAAGATAGGGACTATATATTCATGTATAGAGTGGAGTTGTCTGTCATATGCTGCAGCAACCGCTACAGCTTCAAGAGATGCAGTTTCTGCTTCGTCTTGAAACGTGATCATGTCTGTTTCGGCATTCATCGCATTTAGATAATAATCATCTAACTGATCTGGAATAGGTCTAAGTTCTTGGACCAAGGTATAGAACTCGCTTGAAGCATTTCCGATATCAGTTCTTATTTCATTTATACGATTGATTAAATTGGGTAATTCTTGAGTGGATGCAGTATCTAATAAATTGGAATCAGTTTCTGCATTATTTGATTTGATAATGATGTCTGTTTCTATTTGAACTGCTCGATTCTCAATAAAGGTCACACGAGAGAACGCAGTAGACATATTCGATAAATTGGTGGTTAGAGTGGTTTGCGCTTGTATCGTTTGTAACCATTTTTGATTTGCTGTGGTTACAATAGAGGATAAATAACTATCGTTTGGCCATCGTTTTAGTGCATTGGATGCATTGATTGCAGCAGTTTCCGCAAGTTGAACATATTGAAACGTAGTTACTTGACCTGACATAAAATTATAATCGGATAACTTCAATCTAGCTGTGCCTGATAAGAGATATACCTCCTGCATATCATGATTGATATCATTGCAGATTTGAACGGATTCTGCCGCCTTTTGACGCGCTTGGATGATAGATGTATCTAGGTCATACGTAAAAGTTTTAATATTTGTAGTATATCCATTTATATCGGTTATTCCTACGGATGCATTTCCAGAACCAACAGGGGTTACACAGTTGACGTAACCACTTGCATTGATTGTAAAAGAATTTATGGTTGTGTTACCAAAGGTAATAAAAGATGTATTTTGAAGTTCATACCCTTCCAATGTAATTGGAGTACCCGAGAGTGCATGATTCGGGTTTAATTTCAAAATAATTGGAAAATCAACTGTGCTGATAAAACCATCAAAGGGTGACATTATTTCCGTGATTGGTGCGATATTTGATGCCGGTGATGTTATTTGACCACGAGAATTGTTTCCCATACCATAGAGTATTCCATTATTTACAAAATAGGTATGCGGACCAGTAATAAGTTGGGTTACATTAGTATAGTTGCCGATTTGGGTGATCCCATTTACAGTTGGACCTAATTGTCCGTTGTAATTGTCTCCCATACCATATAGTTTTCCATCACTAACAAACATTGTATGAAATCCACCACACGATAATTTCGTAATATTAGTATAGTTGCCGATTTGGGTGATCCCGTTTACACTAGGACCTAACTGTCCATTAGGTCCTAACTGTCCATAGGTATTGTCTCCCATACCATATAGTTTTCCATCACTAACAAATATTGTAAAAGTAAAACCACATGATAATTTCGTAATATTAGTATAGTTGCCGATTTGGGTGATCCCGTTTACACTAGGACCTAACTGTCCATTTGTATTTTTGCCCATACCATATAGTTTACCATCACTGACAAAGACTGTAAATCCATCACCTGAATCTAATTTTGTAACATTTTTATAATTTCCTATTTGTTTTATTCCAATCGGATATACATTAAAGGAGGGTCCCAATTCACCATATCCATTATATCCGAGACCATAGAGTAATCCATCACTAATAAACAGGGTAGAACCTGAAGTCATATCTGTAGTAGTTATACGGGTTACATTTGGATAATTGCCTAATAGTTTAGTAATAGGACCTGAATTATTATTCTCATACCCCTTAATAGGATTTCCAACGCCTACTTGATATAATTGATCATTTGTCGCAAAGAATGTGCATTTATAAGCGACCCCAAATGTGAGAACCTTTTTATCATTTTCTATTGTTACAAAATCACTAAAAATAGGATTCAATGGCAAACTTAACTGTCCATGTTCGTTATTTCCCATTCCATATAACTTTCCATTACTTATAAACAACAATGCTGCATGATAATAGTAAGATTTAGTTATTTTTGTAATAGGATAAGGACAGTCGATTTGAATGATGTCTGTTGCTAGTGTAGGCAAAGAACTATTCGGATTAGTTCTGTATACTGTTTTATAAGTTACATTATTACTTACAAAAATAGCATACCTACCCATACAAATACAATCTGTTACATTTTCATAATTTCTATATTGATTGATACCGAAAATATCATTATAGTTTACATTTTGCACTCCAAGTTGTCCATACCTATTCGATCCCATACCATATAGTTTTCCATCGTTGATAAAGGCAGTATATAAAGTATATGGTTCAATACTAATACTACAATCTACATGAGTCACATTTGAATAAGATCCTATTTGTGTAATAGGCACTATATTACCTTGTGAAATACCCATTTGTCCGTTATCAAATCCCATTCCATACAACTTTCCATTACTTATAAAAATAGTGCAATATGGCATACATATCACTTTGGTTACATTGGGATATACTCCTAATTCTGTAACGGGTAGAAATGTATTATTTAATCCTATCCCAAAGGTTTGTCCGAGTTGTCCTGCTCGGTTATCACCTGCTACATAGATTTTATCATCATCTATAAAAACGATAGATGGAAGGTTATCAGTAACCGCACTATTATAATAGACATAACTATTATTACATTCTATATTTGTAACCTTCGAATAATTACCTATTTGTGTAATAGATGTGGATGAGGCAGTTAAACCGCCTACATAGGTATTATTACCTATTACATACAACTTTCCATCACTTATAAAATAACTATTATAAAGCGTCGCTATAATTTTAGTGATATTCGGAAAATATCCTAGGTCATTAATAGGAGTTGTAAGTACATGAGTAAAAATCTTATTCGGATAATTAAAATCACCCATCACATATAAATGGTTATTGTTCACAAATAATGCATAATACTGATGACATTCTATCAAAGTAACCTGATCATAATTCCCTATTTGGGCAATAGGATGTATACCTCCAACACCATCGTATGCATGAGATCCCATGCCATATAATTTACCTTCACTTATGAATAAGGTATAATTATAATCAGAACTACTCGTTTTTACGCTAGTAACACCGGTATGATTACCTATTTGTATAAGCGTTTCAATCTCAACATTTTCGCTTATACCTAGTTTACTGTTCGTATTCTCGCCACGTCCAATAAGTTTACCATCTTTAGTTAATATTATCGCCGCAACCCCCGTATTATCCAATAAGTATTTGTAATATTCGATAGTCTTTGTAAAATACACCTGTTCAATATCTTGACCAGTGCTTTCCATCGTCCAGTCACCGCCATATTTCAAATTACCGGTTCGATCGTTGGATGCACCCACGATGACCCCCGTTTGTTCGGTGAGTCGTGCATAATAAGCGGTCCACGACGGATCTTGTAGAGTATTGCATGCTAAAAAATCTATATGACGAACACTATGATCACGTATAATGCGAACCATCGTTTCCTCTTGTTCAGGTCCAGTTCCAAACCATTGGGGAGACCCTAAGATAAAAACAAATCCGATACGATCGATAGGACCTTCAGGTATTTCTGGAGTTTGAGTATAGACAATAGGAACCGTTTGGTCATTGACTGAATCTATAAACACTTGTGCATCTGGAACTCTTGAATCTATGAACAGAACTTGCATATACAGTCCATGGATATTTTTACTGACTTTATTTTCGCCAATAGAGATGGAACTCAATACTCTTTCAACAAAACAATATAAAGATACATGATAGGATATAGTATAATGTATCAAGTGAAGTGGTTCAACAAGAAGAAGGGTTATGGTTTTGCAACCTCCGAGAAAGATGAGGAACTCTTCTGTCATCATACCGATCTAAAGGTGGACGGATACAAGTATCTGAAGCGAGGAGAATTTGTTCGCGCTGAAGTCACTAAGATGGAAGATGGAAAGTCTAAGTTGGCAAACATTCGTCCCGTGATGGAAAACGGAAAACTCATGTGCGAGATTGAGCGTCAGGAGTTTGTGAAGGAGAACTAAACGCTAATCTGGTATAATATAATTTTGTAAGCATCTATTTTTAATGATATTCTCTATATCATTAAAAAACTTATCCAAGGTTACATGTCCGTTTGAATCATTCTATTAAAGATATTTTTTAGAATGCCCCGTGTCAAATGACGACATACGCAATCGCAGTTAAACGTGTAATTTTGAAATACGGCGGGTTCAGAGGTAATAGACTCCCGTATATTCATGCTGTGGCGTGTGCAACAGTGACAACGTTTAAAGTTCTGTAGATAATGTTCCAGTTCTTCTATGGAATATTGATCTAAATAATCCTGCAATGGACGTGAAGAACTATTCTTTCCCATCCATAATCGAAAACGATATTCAAACAGTTTTGGATACGCTTTTATATCCCATTTTAGAGAGGACGTGAAATCACGGTGGCATGGGTCTCCAAACGAGTAAATGTGACGCACTAGATCTGTATTGTTCCATACTTGCTTTGAAAAAGATTGATCCTGATTCATTTTTATTCGTATAGATACAGTTATTGTTCTCTTCAATTTTAGTATGTTGTATGACATGGAAAAGGACATCAAGATCCCTATTCCAGGATCAACCTTTCGTAAATTATATTCGATTCAAGCGAAAGAACATTATAGACAAAGAGAAAAGTGTTTGATTGAACACTTGCAATCGCAACCGATCTATCATCCAAATATTGTCTCCTTTTATAAAGTGACGGACCAATATGTGGATATGGAATTACTTGAACCTTTGGAGTTTAATGATCCTTTGGAGGGTATTTTACCGGTAATGTCTCAGGTGAAAGACTTTCTACAGGGTATTGGAGTCTTGTATATGGACTGGAAATTAGACAATATTGTCAAAGGTAAACATGGGTATACGTTGATCGATTTTGACAATTCAGGTATTCTAGAGCATGGTGTTTGGAAAGTAGAACCCACTGGATGGAGTTATCACCACGCAAAATCATTATATCTTCATCCAAAAGACATGGACGACTGGTCTTTTGACTACAATCTAGTAAAAATCATTCATTCCTCGGTGTCATATACATGTCCCGAATGTCCACCATCACCCAACGTGTCAAATACTTATGAACAGGAAACGCACAATGTTGGTAAAATTGGCGATTGACTTTCCGCATGAGTTTCTTGTGTAGTTTTTCCTCGTCACCGCATTGTATCCAATAACCCGACATTTCTATCCAATGACTGGTTATTCTATGGTCCTTTGTTTCAATCTTTTCAGGGACCTTTTCATGTGATTCTGTATGTGAAACTACAGATATTGCGGGTATTTCTATTGGTATCTCCTTAACAGTGACCTCTATTGGATTCTCTTTGACATATGCAATAGATTCTTTAACAGGTTCTATATGTTTCTTTTTATCACGACAACCGATACAGGTCTTCAATATTTTTTGATTTTTGATAAAATCTTCCTCAAATTTCACTCTTTTACATGCGGTACATTTGATCCGTTTGTCCATTGTTCTTAAATTACCATTGTGTCTATTCACTCATGATTCCATCAATTTTAATACCTAATAAAATTGATCACTCTTTAACGAGTCAAATGCTTGTAACATGTCCAGAATGATGACTCGTTCTATGACCCGCGCCATGAACACGCTCAATAAGATGAATGATGCAACGAAGGATGCAACGAAGGATGCAACGAAGGATGAATTAGACAAGGTGAATCCAACCGTCAGTCCGGACCTGAATGAGTCCAAGGAAGAAAGGGACAAGGTGAATCCAACCGTCAGTCCGAACCTGAACAAGTCCAAGGAAGAAATGGACGAGATCACGAAACAAATGATCCACCAGTCTATGAGTTATCTATCCAATAAACGTTTCCATGAAGAGTTGTATCCTCTATCTAAACGGCAACGGATTGATCCAGACAACGATGCAGGACTTTGTTTAATCTTTATGATGTTTCTGGCAACGATTATCAATGGGAGTGTTTTACTGATCTATTGTTATCTCTTCCATTTGGAACTACATGGTCGAGCATAAAATTGAAGGTTCTATATCTTTTTTATAGTCTAATCATAATGAACCAATATTTGGAACGTTTGAATCAACGACGTATGAACCCAGTTCAATGCACCTTATATGATCAAACGCAACTCAATTACACTTATATGGAATATTTGTTAGATCATTACGAAGAAATGGGACTAGATTTATCCAAGTTTAAGGATGAGATTCTATCCTTTCAAAAGAAATGTGCGGTATGGGTTACGGTTTATGATGAGGCGATTTATCCGCAATTTGCTCGTTTGTTGACGTCTTTGTTAGAACGCATCGATCAAAAAGAACCCACTGGTTCTCCGACGATAGAATGGATTTAAATACAATTTACTAAGTTTATAAAATGCAGGAAAATGATGTTCCTATGCAAGAACTCCAAAAAAAAGGGTATACCATTGTCTCAGGTGTTTTATCCAAAGAAAAAGTTCAGAAAGCGAGACAATTGTTTTTTGATTGGTTGGAGAGCTCACCCGATGTTGTAAATCATCACCTTCATTCTTCCTTCCAAGGGTTGATGAAGTACGGTGAAGTCGGTCATCAAAAACACGCCTGGATGATCAAAACAGACCCGGAGGTGCAACGTGTATTTAAGGATTTGTGGAAAACAGAAGACTTGGTCACTGGGTTTGACGGCACTTGTTGGATCCCTGAAGACTGGATGAGTGAGAATATATGTTGGACCCATACAGACCAATCTGCTGCTGCAAAAGGACTCACCTGTATTCAAGGATTTGTCTCGTTGACGGATAACGTGGAACGTTCGTTTGTGGTCTATGAAGGTTCTCATCTGTTGCATGAATCTTATATGAGAGAACATGGATTTACAGGTGCACGTAATTGGAGACTCATTGATCAGGATTATCTAGAAACAATCCAGCATACACGTAAAGTGCTGACTGTTCGTGCAGGAGATCTAGTCTTATGGGACTCTCGGGCATTTCATCAGAACCAATTTGGCACACGTTACGAAGAAAGGTTAGTGCAATATGTATGTTATTTACCGAAGTATCATCCATCGAATACACTGGGTATGCAACGAACACGAAAAAAATATTTTGAAAAACGTAGGTCTACCTCCCATTGGCCTTATCCACTGAACGTGAACGCCGCGCAACCCCCAGATAGAATATTGACAGTGCCTGTAGTTGACTTGAGCGAATATGAAACAGAAATCAAAAAACTATTATAATCTTATTGTAACCATTGCACAAATTGTATAAACAATTCTGAACGGTCCACGTTGAAATAGACAAAATCATTCGGTTGCATGAGTCGTATTGCTTCTAGATCCATTTCTTCCTCCACAAAACGGGGATAGAGATGTTCTAATTTTAACCAATAGAGAACCTTATATAAAGGTGGAAAGTTATTAATCTGACTTAGAAAATCATGATCGGTTGGAAAGATGTGTGTCACATTGTACAATGCGTATAGTGCATCCACATATCTCGTTTGTGCATCCACTACATTTGTGGGATACATGTTCATATTCATCGTAAGTATATCATTTGTTTGAATCGGACTGATGGGAATGTTCATGGATTCCATGTTTACGGGAATCATATTCAATGGATTGACGTTCATCTGAGGGGTATTCATCCGATAGAGGTTCAACTCGTGGGCGTTCATCTGAATGGTGTTTATTCTGATTTTTATTTTTGTATTTCTTTATCTATCAATTTTATATAGATGAAGAAAATTATGATCTTTTTTCTAGAACTTCTCAATACGATTCAATTGTTTCATTGGAATACAACGTCTTACGCTGCACACAAGGCGTCCGACCAACTATATCATGTCCTACAACCTTTAGCAGATAAATTCATTGAGATTAGTTTAGACAAACGATTTGGAGCATTTGAAGAGAAGACCGTCATGTGTCATAAAACATTACCTAAACTGAAATCATACTTAAAACAATGTATTACTCAACTGTCCAAATTAGAGGTAGACACTGAATTGGCGAGTATACGTGATGATATGATCGGTGAAATACGCCAGTTTTTGTATTTAGTAGAAATGGAATAACCTAGCGTCTAGTCTTACTTTTTTTGATGATTTTTTTACTCAATTTTCTTCGGGTTTTTCTTCGATGTGGATGCAAAAATCCTCCTCGTGTAGGAAAGGCAACCGATCTATAACGATATGCTTCCTCTTCTAACTCTGCAAATAATCCGGATGGGTTGAGATGTTCGTAATTCTTATCGCCAAAAGGCGAACAGACCTTCAATAGGTCTAAAGTTTTTCCTGCATCAAAAAAACGATAATAGGATTGATGTTTCATGTATTCTATAAACTGTAACATGTTTGGATTCATCGTTGCTCCTGCATATTGTAACATCAATGATCCTGTCAATTGGGTTCTTCCTAGAAAAGAAGTAACCAACATGACGTTTTTCCCCGTTAAAATTGGAATCAGTTCAGTTCCTGCCATTTTTGCTTGCAACACGCCCAATAAAGTTAAGGATGAGTCTGTACGTCTCGCTTGTTCTCGAACATTTGCGGGTTTGTTGTGGATAGCATTACCATGACGACTTAGGGTCATCATACCTTTGAACCCTTCATTTATTTCAAATGCATTTTGAATACCCTTCCTGATAGGTTCAGTATTCAAATACTTATCATCGTCTACATAAACATAGAGAGAACCGCCCACTATAGGTCCAGAAGGAGACATGTCTGTTGGATAAAGACCTTCACTAGCAAAATGACCTTTATCCGGGAAACCTTTCACGAATACTTTACAGTTCACTACGGCGAGTTGTCCTGGTTGTTTTTCTATTTGAATGAGTAACGTAAATAGGTTTGCAAGTTTCATGTGTTTAAACCCTTCTGCTAGAGGGATTAATCCTTGTTGTTTGTCAACAGACACCATCCGATTATGGTGAGTCACCATCGTCATTGCGTCTATGCCGTGTGATTTTTGTTTCTCTTTGAAATACGTTGCAAACATTTCCCATTTAGATTCGCAATCCTTTTTACGACAGGTTGTTGGGAACCCAAGAGATCTACAATCGGGTATTTCTAGTGCCCCGTATTTTGTAAGTAAAACCTTTTTGTGATCGGGAATCGCCATCCCACCCCAATAACGATAATATTCATCACTTGCGTTTGTATACACACTTCCTTTGTCTACCACATAGGATAGTCTATGCTGAACTGGGTCCCAATGTGCAGGTTGTTGCTCATTTTCAAGACCAGTCATGGTTCCAATCCCTAAAAGCGAACGTAACTCTTGTAGACAAGGAAAATTGACAATACGGTCATAGACCTTGATTTGATTCGCTTGAGGAGGCACTTTAAAAGTGAACGATTTTTCTTTAAATGCATCATATGCATTTTTTTTTGCAATATTTAATTGTTTATGCAACAACTCTAATGCACTTCGGATAGATTCGTAGTTTGGATCGGTTGGTGCTGTGTTATTCAATCTTCTTTCGTAGGGAAGTATTTGTCCTTCTAGTTCCATGACCGATCTTGCATATAAATGTACGCCTCTCATTTCAGGATACATTCCATAAGGACCTTGATTTGTGGTTATCGGATTAGTTTTCTGGACAGTTGTCTTGTTTAAAAGGTCGTTATATTCTCTTCTCGTCTTATCATCTCTTGCTATATTTTCATACGTTCTTTGATTTTGGTTTATATCTTCAAAATGCTGAGACGGATTGTTTGTTGCATATTGTGCCACAGATGGTGTAGGTTTTTCAGTTTTTCCAAAAAGACCTTTCAGGAATCCCATACCTCCTTTGGATTTCCTTGTTCTGTTTCTGGATTTCATATAAAATATCACTATAAAATAATGTGGAAATGGATGTTAGACTGGTTGGGATATATTTATTTAGCAATGATGATTTTGTTTCTTGTAGGGTTTTATACTACAACGCCTCCTGCATTCCAGACGTTTTCGTTCATGGTACAAGTCGCAACTGCACTTTTCCTGCTTGTCCGTTTCAATCCATACCGTAAAGAAAAACAATTGACTTCTGTAGACCGAACGATCATCTTGTATGCTGCTTATTTTATTTTATTGTCTTCGTTTACCGATTATATTAATTTATTTATGCTCAAGTTTCAAAAAATAGTCACGGAGACAACGGGACAAATCATGAATAGGGTGTATTTAAAATGAATATTTTGCATTTAAAATAAAAATATTTTGCATTTAAAATGAATATTTTTTCTTTTAAAATGCAAAATCATGACTTATGACTTATGACTTATGTGTGATTTGCTTGACAATCTCATGGACTCCATCATTCACTTCATAGGATATGAATTGAATCAATAAATGTTTTGCCACATATTCTGCAAGGAGGGTCTTATTTTCTACACAATCATAGACGGTTCCTTGAATGATTTCTTTCACTGGACCCTCTAAGGGTATAAACGAAGATACTACTTTCCCCGTCGTATGAGAGTAGAGTTCTTTCAAAAAGGTGTTTGTATTTCCCTGTATTCGTAGATATCTGACCATCACCGGAATCCAACCCATGGTTGGTACTATTCCTGTAACTAGAAATAACCACCACTTCATATTCTATAGGACGACATAAAAGATAAGAAAAGAATCAAATTTATCGTATAGGTTCATAATGTCCACCCGTCCAATACAGTTCGATCACACGTTCCGGTTCGCCTGTTGGTATAAATTCGATCTTTCGTCCATCTTTGTCTCGTTGATTATAAACATGGATTCCTATATTCCAGATCCTACATGCACATTGTATTTCAATCGCGCCACCCCATGTGGATGGATTTCTCATATGTTGGATATAAGATGGATGTTCTAACGAGAGGATATATCGTGTATCTATCCCATCTATAATCGGTTTATTCTCTTGTAGATAGTCACAAATGATTTGTCTCACTGTGAAAGGATCCTGTGGAATGAAAGCGCTCAAACTATTGAAAAGACAACTCATTAGAATAGAGACAGAATAAACTTAATGGAGACAAATAGAATACCTCCCCAAAGAGTATCCAAAACAACCATCGTTGCTGGCCAATCCTGAAAAATAGCATAGTTGGTTCCCTCATATACCGCATAGATACTTGCACCCAGTCCAAAGGTTTTAGCATAAGAAAGTCTTAGCGAGTGATATAATATCGCAGTAAGTGCGGTATAGCAAAGTAATGCACCTGCCCAACGAACCTGTGGTGGTTTATGTTGAACACTGCGAATCGTCTTATCTAAAAAGGAACGATTGACCCAAAAGAATAGCATGTCCAAAAGAACAAAGAGAACGAATATGGCAATGACGGTAAGAATCATATAGATATTCGGATACAATATTATTGTCAAATACTTATAATTTCTGTTTTTATATTTTTCATGTTCCTATTTTTTTATTTTTCTTCAAGGGTTTTCTTCGAGATTTTTCTTCAAGAAATTTTTTGAAATTATTTTTATGGATCTCTCTCCCGCACATTTATTTTTTTTGTGAAGTAGACTTACTTTTTTATGCTGTAAAAACAATGAGGTAAAATACAAGAACATTACGTTTGAAAGTAACCAATTATTGTGCATTGTTTTTCGTATTGGAAAACATATTGTTTTTTTCATAAAGATTTTTTCATTTATCTTATATGTTGCACGTAAACAGGTGACAAAAATAACCATCTATAAAAATTATGGTGCGTAAGTCTAAAGTAAGTATACGGTAAGTCCAAAGTAAGTCCTTTTTCTCATAATATCTTTTTTACTTTTATAACTTTTGAATGAATTTTATTTTGAAATTTTATTTTTTTGAAATTATTTTTTTGAAATTATTTTTTTATGATCTCTCTCCCGCACATTTATTTTTTTTGCGAAGTAGACTTACTTTTTTATGCTGTAAAAACAATGAGGTAAATTACAAGATCCTTACGAATGAACGTAACAAAAGTAGTCCATTGTTTTTTGTATTGGAAAACATATTGTTTTTTTAGAAAAAATATTTTAAATGTCTTCATAATTTGCACGTAAACAAGTCACAAAAAGAAACGCCTATAAAAATTATGGTGCGTAAGTCCAAAGTAAGTATACGGTAAGTCTAAAGTAAGTCCTTTTTAGTAATCATATAAAAATAATACTTAGATAGTTATATGACAACTTATACATGTAAATGCTGTAATTTTTCAACACCTTTAAAAGGTAATTATACAAATCATCTATATACAAAGAAACACAAAATGAATAGTAAGTCTGAAACAACCGGGACGGAAGAAAATGAATATTGTTGTAAGTATTGTGATAAAAAATACAAACACAAACAATCGGTGACCAAACATATCAAATATTCTTGCACAAAAAACAACGACGAAGATCTAAAAGAACTGGTCCGTTTGATGAATTTAAAAATAGAGACAGAACGAAAAGATTTTCAGAAACAGTTAGAAACTCAAGCGAAGCAAATCGAAAAACTCATGGGTAAGTTAGAAATTAATGGTTCTTTTAATAACAACACGATTAACAATATTACTTTATTGGCATATCGTAACACCGACGTGTCTCACTTAACAAGCGAAGACTACATCGCCATTTACAAAAAAGTAAACCATTGTGTCAAGCAACTGATCGAAAAGATCCATTTTAATCCAGAGAAACCAGAGAATATGAACATCTATATTTCTAACATGAAAGATAAATACATTACGGTATATGACGGAAGTAACTGGAATCTGGCGAACAAGAATGAAGAACTTACTCGTTTGTATGAAGAGAAAGAAATGATGCTGGAGGAATGGTTAGAAAGCAATCCAAACCCCATTTTAAGAGAGAAGTTTATGAGATATTTAAAGAATAAAGAATCCGATGATTGCCTACCCTATATCATGGAAGAGATCAAACTGATGATGTATAACAAAGGGAATCAATTGATCAAGAAAGTAGAATCCTAAACGATTTCATCTACAATCTATGTCTTATATCACCTTATCTATTAAAAAACTTAATTAAAAAAGGTTTCCCTCATCAGAAAGAGGAGCCCCTGCCGATAAATATGGTTTTTTGATCAAGCGCTTGATCCTGAAAGATATGTTCCCACTGTGATTGATAATCCCTGACCAACTGAGGATTGGAGAAGACGACGGAGT